GCCTCCTTCCGGTTAGACAGTCACCAGATGAGATGATGCCAAGGTGGCTCACTTTTTCATTAGCACGAGTGGCTCAAAATTTCGTTAGCATATGGCTCACTTTTTCATTGACATTCACAACCGCCCTCAAGTGCCTCGACTCGTTTCACAAGTGCATTAAATGCTTCAAGCGTTACAAGATTGCTGATATCGGCATCTTTACCATTCTTACCAGCCGGACCTTGTGGACCCGTCTCTCCTGTTTCACCTTTTTCGCCAGTATCTCCTTTCAGACCTTGCGGGCCAGCCTTTCCGTCTGCACCTTTAAGGGAAGCAAGCCATTCTTGCAGCGTGCCAATGCTGGAATCGGCTTCTTTGGCAAGCTCATATGCTGATTTACCATTAGCACCGTCTTTGCCAGGAGTGCCATCCGCACCGTTTGTTCCGGCTACGCCCTGAATGCCTTGAGGACCCTGCTCGCCTTTTTCACCCTTGAGTGATGCGAGCCATGCAGATTCTTTACCTGAGAATCCATTGGCAACAGCGATTTCGTAAGCAGATTTACCGTTCGTGCCAGTGGCGCCAGTGTCGCCCTTCGGACCCTGCGGGCCAACAGCACCAGTATCACCCTTATCGCCTTTGTCACCCTTAATAGTCTGAACAGCTGCAATCTTGTTTTCTACTTCTTCTTTTGTGTAGATGGCATCGATATTAGCTTTCTTCGCGAGCTCTTCATCAACATACGATTTTTCAGCCTTATTGCTAACTTCTGTCTTTGTAGCATAACCTTCAAGCTTAACCTCGATATTCTTATCTGTCGTATCGATCTCAGCAAACTTTTTATCAAGATCGCTACGGCTGACATAACGCTCACTACTATTGCCATCAAGGAGGAGATCATGAAGCTCTTTAAATGACTCTGCAGTTGGGACATTTTTCTCAGTCAATGCCTTATCGACAGCTGCCGTAACAGCAGCTTCTTCGACACCTTGACTGAGTACAACATATTCACTACCGTTCCAAATCTTAAGAGCTTTCGTGTCAAGGACAGTATAAAGACGATCGACTACGCCTTTTGCTGGCAACTCTGTCTCCGTTGCGACACTGATGACATCCGACACCTTCTGGAGCTTTTTGCCACTGCCGCCGCCCATAAAGAGCTCATTTGTATCTTCTGTGAAGATAAACGTACTCTCTGACTCACTGTCAGGAAGGCTATCTGCACGGCCTGTCTTCAAAGAACCGCTACTCAAGTATACCTTCTGAATAATTTCATGAGCCTGGTTTTTGGTTTTTTCGTCAAGTGTAAAATGCAGCACTCTTGCCATAGATTGGCCTCCTAAGAATAACTACCTATACAAACAGATTCAATTCTGTTTGTACGTTTTCAATATATCAGCAATATCCAACAGATTATATTTGTCGTTGGAGTTCTGAAATCGACGTAACAAAACTCTGCTGTAAAAAAATAAAAAATATAGACCTTCTAATGAAGGATCTCAACTACAGATTACCTTGTCAGAAGGTCTATAAGAATATGTTAGCTGTTTTTTTTGATCTCGAAAAACAGTGACTTAAGGTCGTGTTCCTTGAGATTTATTCCGTCTGCGCGAAATGTAAATTCCAGTTCAATAAAATTCTTCGGATTGTCTTTTGCAATACCGTTGTTCTTGATACCGCTGATTTCAACTGCTTTTGGAAATTCCAAGGTAACATATGCTCCGTTGTCGATAAAGCTCAGAATCTCATTGCCCATGCGTACAGAGCAGTATTCAAAGAGGTTCTTATCTTCTCTGTCCTTGAAGTACATGTTCACGAAGAAATCTTTTAAAGGCAGGACATCTGCTGTACCCCAGCGGTTGTTCCAGAGCTGCAGCGTCACGACGATCGGGTGTCCGTCCGTATACGTGCCGGCATAGATGTCGTTATCCAGGGCAAACTTTTCATCGGAGCCGACTTTTGAATACCATTCAATTTTTGCGTCTTCCATATCTTACACTCCCATCTTGATGCCCGTGATATAAACACTTGCTTCAGATACTGCATAATTCGGCTTGAGGTCAATACGTATATTGTTGCCTACCTGCACCGGCGTATATTCCGAGCCTTTTATGAGGGCGCGGTTCATATTGGCGCTGACGTAGTTCACGATGAAGAAATCCGTGATCTTCGTATTCGGGATCGTGATTGTCCCTTTTGCCGGTGCGGTCATATTGATCTGCTCGCCCATCAAACGGTTCTTAAGTTCCTGTGGCAGCTTATCGTAGGCGATCGTATCTGTCTTCTTGACGTAAGTACTCGGATCGCCGATCTTACGCTCGAGATTCGCCACACTTGTCTTCGTTGTCTGGATTTGCTCAGTCGTATTATGATTTAGCGTATCAAGGTCGGTCTGAAGCTGTGCTGTCTTTAACAGCGCCTGGTCTGCTTTGCCTTCGATGTCTTTCATCATTTGGTTAACCTGGTCGAAGCTCCAGACATGCTTGCTGATCTTATGTGTGACAAGCTGTCCATTCGCAACCGCTATTAAGACACGGAAGTGTGTCGACATGCTTCCTTTGTCGCCGGCAGCTGCATCTACTTTATCGTCTTTCATCTCGACATAGTCTACGCCTTTCGTGAGGCGGCGGCCATCGAGGAAGACTTCCAGCTGATTGTCATTAATAACATATGCAGAGATAGTCTCGAAGATCTTCTTCGTATTTGTCGGCACATAATGGTCGTAACCTTCTACGATAAAAATTGCCGCCCGCTGGAATGTCTCACGCACCGGTGCTTCCTTAACAGTGTGGCGAACCAATACCTCAACTGGCGTTGCACGGTCAAGCGGATCTTTTAAATCAAAGCCTTTTCCTAAAGCCATATATCGCTTATCTGTTGCAGCAGGTACATATTCATCAAACTGATCACGCATGACCGGCACATTGTCGATAACGATCTCCAGAGCATGCTGGCCCGGAACAAAATGGAAATTCATTTCATCTTCGCGGAAACGGAAGTGCTGATTGTCTGCCGGATATTCTTTTGTGCCTGGATAGAAGATCTTTACTTGGCGCTCTTCGATTGACGCATCTTGATTCATGAGCACCCAACCATAGATACCGTCTTTTTCACGCCAAATCATCAGACAGTTGTTCTTGCCATCGTACCAGATATCATTTGGCTGCGGATCTTCGGGCTCTTCCATATAGATGATCTGTGCCTCTTTGTAGAGCTTACCATTTAACCAGAGGCGATTCTGTTCATCGACATATACTTTACGATAGGTGCGATGATCTGTAAAGAATTGCGCTTCTGTCTCTGTATCGATATGCCAATAGACAACACCGATCATATAGCAGGAATCATAGTCACCAAGCTCGACATGTGACGGCGAAGTAGAATTAATGCTGACTTCGTATTTGTATGCGCCATCTTTATAGAGCATGATGGAGTCTACACGGTCTGCTGCCGTATAGTATGAGATGACAAGCTCCTTGCCCTGTGCTTCTTCTACGTTGACATATACTTTATCTCCATCGATCTGTACAACATGATGACGATGGCCGTCTACAGTGCTGGTGATCAGAAACTCTTCTTTCTTCGGATACAACGTATCGACGTTCTGCGTGAACTGGAAGAAGCCGCGTTGCGACACGGAATACGGGCGATGCTTCAGCTTGATGTAACCGCCTTCCTGTAGCTCCGTTACAGTATCCTCTACTTTGATGATGTCGATTGCTGGCACTTCAAATTCTTTGCCTGGAACCGTCACTTCTTCGCCATCCTGATTGACCATGATGCCATTGCCAACCGTTACACGCATCATCTGCTTCGAATCATCAGGGATTTCTGCATGGAGGTCAAATCCTTCGACAAGACCCCAGCCGCCTGTACGCAGACGTTCACGGCGAAGCCAGTCATGGATCAGATTGAAATTGTCGTTGATATCTTTTGCCTTGATACCTGGCGCGAAGTTCAGGTCTTTCAGCATCTGGATTTCCATTTAGTTCTCTCCCATCATTTGAATAACAGCACGGGGTATGTACCGGCTGTGACATGCTGCTTGAGTGTGAACATGATCTTGTCTTCGTGTGGCTTCAGGGCTTTCGGAAGCCTTACGACCATGCTGCCGCCGACTCGGTAAGGGCGTCCATCTACATGCCCGATATCCACCATATCATAATTATCTGGTTGGTCAGTCGGAAGACCGCCGCCGCCCACACGGATGTCACACGTCTTAACAGCCGGTTTTACGATAGGCTGTATCGTTGCGATACGTGTACCATACTGAGACGAATCGATCTCGTACTCCTCGAGAGCTATTAGAGAGATGACATTCTGTATATCAGGAGAACTCTCTTTTGTGCAGAGACAGTAGCTCTTCGTATTGTCCGGCAGACGGAAATTCCAGTCCGATGCAATATGGATCTTGTAGTCTGAGCTATGGAATGGATGAAGCGTGACATGGATCTCATTATTGAGCACGGTCGTATCGATCTTGACCTTACTCGTTCCTGTCCATACATTTTCCTCTATATAATTCACGACGGTCATGCTAGTCGTAAGATATGCGATCTCATTCTCTTCTTTTGGGATATCCGTATGGTTCGCGATCTTATAGAAGAGCATATCGCGCGTCTCCGTAAGGCCACCGAACATGACATAGGGGTTCGTTGTATTGACAGCAGCAATCGTATAGTCCATACCAGAATTGGAGCCTGCAAGCATCGCATCGAGGTTGATGCGCTTATGACGAATGCGGGCTTTATTCTGCTGGCCGGCAATATAATCTACCGGTTCATCCGTGATCCAGGATGTGACTTCTGGTGATTCATAGTAGGACTGCAGGTAAACCTTCATCAAGACTTCGTAGATGAGTGATGCATTGTTGCGAATATTATCGAAGCTATTAAAGAAGGCAGCGGGGGTCACAATAATGTAGCCGGCGTTCGGCTTTTCCAGGAGAAGGATCGATGCATGCAGCTGACTGTAGCGATATTTACTCTTCGGGAAAGACGGATGCTCTTTTGTTGTATCGAAAGAATAGTACGTCTTGCCGTCAAGCTCATAAGCTTTCTTCGTATAGAGCTGTGGATCCATCAGCTCATGCACATACGTATTGACGCCGCTTTCGAATGGCTCTGACTTTAATAGCTCTCCAAAGGAGTCTACACTGAGCCAGATATTGATATGCTGGTCCAGCAGAGCATCAATTTGCAGATCAGCCTGACTGCCATCTTTTACGATGTGCGTACCATCGATTGAATGAGCAATAAAGAAGTCATTATTCTTCATACTGTTCGCGATCAAGGACTGCGGTAGAAGGTTGCCGTTGTTTACCGTGATATTAGCCGGGCATTTGCCACGCTTGTTCGCATCGCCGAAAATCGAGATCAGCTTGTTGCTGAAAGCGAGATCGTTTCCTTCTTCTGCTACGCCGATACGGAGATTATACGGCGTGCGGTTATTGTACTTCATCGTGCGCTTGATAAGCACCGTACAGCCAAAGGTTGAATTTGCTTCGTTAAGAGCGTATTCATGCATCGAGTGCGGCTCATAGATGAAGCGACCATTCTTGCGCTTCAGCTGGATATCATTAAGGATCTCTCCATCCTTCGTGAAGAAGTACGGATTATCATCCAAGAAGATATCGTAAGGCCAGACACGCTTGCTTGTCTCACAGGCAAAAGCTGGATTCAACTGGACCGAGACATCGTACTCGTTGTCTTCAGTATCCAGGAATGCCAATGGGATATCTTTCAGGCCGATACTTTCGGTCTCTCGTATCCTATGTTTCTGTGCATAGATCTTCAAGCGAATTCACCAGCCTTTCTTTGCAGGATGATATATTTGCTGTGGTCTGGGACGATCGTTGTACGGATGCGGTCATCCATCGAGCCGTCCTCATTCATCTCATAGCCAAGTTCTGCAATCGATGACTCCATCGAGATATCGATTTCATACTGCACGAGATCCGGGCGGTAGTTGATCGCATAGCTGTTGGATTTGAGATAATCTACAATAATATATGGATAACGTTTGCGAAGATCGTCTGAAAGTTTGACTTCGCTTGTCGTGATCTCCATAGATGTTTCTGGGATGATATCATAGAGCCCGCAGCAGATGTCGATGCTGTTTGCCATCATCTCGGACGGCACGCGATAAAGATAATCAAGATCCGGTTTCTCTAGGCAGCCATAGACAAGGACGCCACCGCTGACATCAGCAATCGGCTTATCCAGAACGATGCGCTCTCCTGCTTCAAAATACTCTCGTTCATAGTTCGTGAAGTAATAGGAATAATCTTCTGCACTGAGATATCGAATAGCAACGCCCTGATATTTCTCTTTAACAGCCGGGTCGACTGTTACGACGCGCCCTTTGATCGTATAAGAGCGGGCGGCAATCTCTACATAATTCGTAGCGTACTCTTTGATTTCCGTCTCTTTCCTCTTGATGGTCGCACCGAACGGGATACCGTAGACACGAATATCTTCATCGACAGGACGGGATTTCAAAGCGATTTCATAATCTTTCTTGAAGAATTCAATCACAGGCTGCTGCTCTACAACTTCACGGTAGGAAGGAGAAAGATCTAACGGTTCGCCTTCTGCTGTACGCACAAGGATCGGACCGGATATTTCATTCGTAACGTAAGCCTTGAATGTTTTCTGATGGATTACGTCGATTTCCTTACCCTGACGGTCTGTGATGATCAAACGTGTGATGCGGGCATTCATGTTGCGAAAGATCGTGATCTTGTTCTGGTCTTCCTGTATGAATGGTATAGTATACGAACCAACTTGTTCTTTGCTATTAAAGACAGCAATCTTCTTTGTGGAGGCGTCAAATACATAGCGGCAGGAATCGCCGATGTGGACACCGAGATCTTCAAGAATCAGTTTTTTTTGCATCGTCTCGATGATCGCATACGGACATGGTTTTGTAAAATCTTCCCATGCTGGTACAGAAGTGATGACACCATCCCAGTCAATCTTCGATACGTTGCTGAGATCGATGCGGATATAGCTTCCGTCAATCGTAACCGGCTCGTCGAAGGTCTCAACAAAAGAGCTTTCCGGGTCATCGATGATGCAGACATTCTTGACAATGCCATCTGTGCCGTTGAACTTCATGTCTACAGAAGTCTTCTCTTTGAGCGTAAATCTGCCATCATGGAGGATATTCTTCGCTTCGTCCTCAAGGTTCTTGTCGACGTACTTCTGGATATCAGATGGAAAAACATAACAGTCGATGTCGAATCGTCCATTGACTTCTTCCGTATCGAATTTCACATAATATGTGCCAGCATCCAGGATGATGTTGTCCTGTTCCAGTTCTGCATCATGCTCGCACTTCTCGAAGCGGAAGCCATCTTTGATGAAGGAAATACGGCCACCATTTGTGTTATGGATGCTCGTCACCCAGTTCTCCGGTACGCCCTGGATATACTTTGCAGAGCGGATGATATTGCCGTAGTTCGAATAGAAACCGATGTAGTATTCGCCAAGGTCTTTTTGGAACTTGTATGTGCCAAGTTCTTCATTATCGGCCCGTTCTGTGCTGCCTTCTTTTGTTCGAAGCAGCAGCTTTACATTGCGGCCTTCGATATGGAAGACCAGATTGATATTCTCATGCTGGATATCGGGAGCCAACACACAGGAATTCTCTTTGCGGACTGCTTGTGCTAATAGCGTTTTCTCTATAACCTGGAATACATATCGTCCCAGTTTAAAAAGGTGGGCCTTCTCCGAGTTGCGAGGCCCACCTTTATACTTCTCAGCAATCACAATGCCGAAGCCAGGATGCAGATAGTCAAGATGAAGATTGACTTCCGCATCCCCTTCAAAAACATAGTCCGAAAAGATGATGTCCTGCTCATAGAACCGTATGCCACTATCGATTTTCTCAATTCTGCTGTTCGGTTCAAAAAGCAATCAGACCACCTCTAATACAAAATTCTTGATTGAGCATTCTGCTTTGCTGTCTTTCAATATGAACTTGAATTGGAAGAGCTGATAGTTCTCGAAGAGGTGCGGCATATCTGCCGTGAGATCTTCGTTCAGCTTCTCCTGATACCACTTGGTCCAGACTTCATGGGATGTGTCACGGCGGCAGCCACGCACATAGAGCTCGACATCTTCCAGGCTGGAGATGGAGCCATCGATCTGGGCAAGCTTATAGTTGGCAGCATAAGCGGTGTCGTATACCTTCGTGATGATCGTACCGCGGTTGTTCGGGATGACGCGCGGCGTGGTATCCTCGGTCTCGGCATACCTTGCGTAAATCTCTATTGTGTTTATTACGCTGCCCACTGGAATATCTACTTCAATTTGTAGATAGGGAGTTAATCTTGCGCCTGATATCATCATGAGATTTGTCTTGTACTCTTCCTGTACCTGCTGATAAGCACTCACGCTATTAGAGGCGGTATAGGCGCGGATCGTGTAGTCCGTCATCTTATCGATCAGAACATCATTCACCTTGATGTAGAGGTCACGCAGAGCAGTCTGATTCTCGATGAATATCGGGAGTGTGCGTACCGTACCAGTTTTCTCTTCTGAATAGAACGCACCATGCTGCAGTTTTACGTTCTTCGTCCAGCAGCGCTCCATATCATCCGAGACATCATAAATCTTGGTGAGTCCCCAATCAACGTTGGAGCCTGTAATGATGTTGCCGGCTTTCGTGATATCCAGTCCATCAAGGACGTTGCCGAGCGTATCAAAGCCCATGTAGACTTTCGTCTTCGGTTCCATCGGCTCATCAATCGAGAAACCAATCGCTTCGATATTCTTCTTGTGAAGATCTGAGACGCGGGTATCCTCGTCATATGGTCTTGCTACGATATCATCAATAAGGCCAGCCCCCTGCGCCATCAAGTAGTATCGTACATCATCAACTTTGTCAGGAAAACGATAAGAGCGATAGCCATCACTGCCCTTGATTTCTTCTACTGGATCTGCAAACGTTGATTTTTGCAGAGAGTCGCCATCCGCAAGATGCTCTTTCATAATGAAAGTCTTGAGAGAACTTGTAGCAGCAAACGAGAGCTGCGCGCCAGGATATACGATAGAAGAAATATCCATGATCGCATAGGCCGGCTCATTTGTCGGTTCGAAATGAATGCCGAGATTATGAACGCTATCCTTGAGCTCGACTTTCATATTGAATGCCTGCCACATGTTATAAGAATCGCATGCTGTGATAGATTGCAGCTGACTGACGCCGTCGATACGTAGATTGTTTTTACACTCTATGTCACAAAGGATCTCTTCTCTCTTACCGCTGAAAGCGCTGTCTTTCAGATAGTTCGTCGAACGACGTGTGAATACTAAAGTATCACCATAGCGTTTGACGTGGAAGAGCTCGACACCGCTCATGCGGTCGATATTCTCCGTGTGGAGATTATTGAAGAAATAATATTCCGTGCCATCATCATAGTAGTAACCCGTATTGACAATTGCTACATTATCCTTTGAGACACGTTTCACCTTGATGGAATAGCTGGAATCATTACTCTCGATAACAGCCTGAAAGTTCGGATTGCTGCAGCGCACCAGGATTTTATCGACTTTGCCCTTGTGGTCGCCGAACTCGATGCGCTTCTTGTCACCGTCGTGGAGATCCAGAAGATGAAGCGGCACACTGTTAATCTTGCGGTATGCATCAACGCTATAGCCGACAAGATCATAGAGTGACGACAAGGATTTGTAGGTTATGGCGATGGGCCGCTTATAGGTATAGATGATATCAACGCTCTGCCCTTTGAGCGTAGGATCAAGCCATAAAATGATACCTTCTTTGCTGATGCCACTCGTATCATCCATGAGAAGCTTATATTTGCCTTTTAATAGCGAGACACCATTCTGCCGCACGTCTTCAATTCGCTTTACATTGGAATAGTAAAGCTTGTTGAACCCGTCTGCTTCAATGATGACTCCGTTCTCGCCAGCGATTTCATCCTCGTAGATGATATCCATATCGTCGGGCGGCGTTACGATGTAACGGGCGAGATCCATCTCTTCTCCATTGATGAGTACCGCATGCGGGAGGTCGATATGATTCGAGATCGTGAAGGCTTCATTCAAACGGCTCATGTCTGTGCCGTAACTTGCGCTATTGTCATACCCCATATCCGTCTGAATCTGTAATCCTTCCGACTTGATGCCGAGAGACCAGTTTGTCGGCTCTCCTACTGGTTTCATGAATTTGACGGACGTGCTTTTGTCATTCCCCTTCACGACATCTGCGATTTCGTAGTACATGAGCTTTGTGATATCAAGAAGCGGTGCAAATGTGTTGATTAGCTCGACATGCTGGAGTGTATTCTGAAACATCGTCACATCGTTGTAAGCCGTATATTCTTCATCGCTATTAACGACAGCATATAAACACTCAAAGTTACGATCGAAGCGTGAACCAGTTGCAAGCTTGCCGGCAGCTTCGTCAATCACAAATACGCCAGTAAGATCTGACGAAAGACCTTCCCACACGATCGTCTCAGATGCGCTAGAGAATTTATTTCTCGGAATCGTGACAAGCTTCTCTTCCTTTGTAGAAGTATTACGGACAACAAAACCTTTCGCACTGCGACACGCATATACTTCATCTGTGCTCTTGAGGTTCAGAAGGACGGAAAGTTTTGCCGCGCTTATGAGCTTGTATGCCGTGCCTGTGATGACGATAGACTCTGCTTCTTCGCCGGGGCGCAAACGGATGCATTTGATGCTCCGGCCATTCTTCGTCGTATTTTCGATCTTGCGGCTAGAACCTTTGATGCTGACAAAATTGCTCGTGTCGATGCCGATGTAGACATCTTCAGACGTGTTGTTCCGGTACAGAGCTCTTGTCGTATAGTCATCGTTTACGATGCGTTCATCTGTCTTATCGTATAATTCGACGCGGCAATTCGTACGGATATCAAGAGAGGTATTTGCACCTGCTTGGATAGGATCGACTGTATACGAGACATAATCCATCGGAGAACCGACATGGATATAATTGATGACCGGCGTCTTCGTGCCGAGATTCGTCAAACGTACATGCAGGAGATTCTTCGTATCCTTATTGAGACTCGGAAGAATCGTGCCGTAAGTCGAATAGATAAGCTCTGTCTGGTTCTCGTTATTCTGGAGATCTGTCTCGATCTTATAACGCTTGGCTTTTACATTGGCGATCTCAATAGGATGAATACCGGCTTTTGCGATGCGGACGCTGATCTTTGAGAAGCGATCATATTCTGCCGCGAAAGAACGGGCACTCGTCCAAAGGCCCGAGTTCACGAGATCCGGCTTACCATTTACAAGAATCTGCACAGCACAGCTTCCCATATTGGTAGGGTTGCGATAATCAAAAGAAAGATAACAGCCTTCAACATCAATCTGGATTGTGCTGGCTGTACTGTTTGTCTGATCTAACAGCGTGCCACTTGCTGTACTTACAAAGCCATTCGACTTGACGCAGCTTCGATTCAACGTGATGTCTTCTGTATCGCAGGAGTGACCGATCGTGACATAGTTGCCGCCCATACCTGTCACGTCAACATACATGTCGCCGACTGGCTGAGCTGTATCAAGCTGCAGACCATTACGGTTGTTGATGATATTTGTAGAGGAATGCAGTTCCTTGATTTCATCGACATGGCAGAGAACATCTACGCTCTTAAGCGTACCGTCTACTTTCTTGAATCCTTCAGTCTCTTTGATGAGATCCTGTTCCTTACCGCCCGAAGTCAAGCTGATGCGGTCGATCGTCATATCCGAATATGGTGTGCGGGCGTGGAACGTCAATTTATAAGAATGCCCATCTACCAGTTTGCCGCGGTCTATAATTGTCGCTTTCTCTGGGGATGTCACGATATCTTCAAGATATTGCTCTGACTCGCCGTTTGTCATCGACATGCTCTTAAGATAGACACTCTGTGGCTTCTCAATTTTCTTGACCGGCGTCGCCGTGATCTTGTACTGTACCTTCTTCGGCTTGAGCTCATTCTTATATTTTTCGAGTTTCAGAGGAATCTCTTTCTTGATGTTCTGGCCGAGGATATAACTGTTGATAGCAACTGTATCGGCTTCATATCCTGTGACTTCAACGTCTGTCTTTTCCGTATCAGCAAGGTCGTTTGACATCGTGACCTTGAGATCATCCATCTGGCCGACGCCATCCTGATAAATCTCAATCGGCGCGTCCCATACATGTGGGAAAAAATCCAGTTGCTTGAAGCCATGCTCCCAGGTATCCATATCCCATTTCTTTGTACGGAAGATATCCTGGTTGAGCTGCGCCAGCTTCTCATAGATCTCTTCACCAGTCGAATCCTGCTCATAGACATTCTGAAGAGACGGCTTCTCAATGGAAATATCATCTGTCGAAAGCGGGTAGATATTCGTGACCGTATTAATGATCGCATTCTTGAGCCCCTGCTCTGTGCTATTTGTCGGATTCTTGAATGCCGCAAAGCAGCGATGCATGAGCTCTTTGTTCGATTCTTCATCAAAACGTTCGAGGCTCAGGAACATCGCAAATTCATCAAAGATATTCCAGACCGGCATGCGCGTCAGCTTGCCACCATACCGATAGTCGTTGATCGTCAGCAGTACATTCTTGAGCTTGCCTTTTGCTTTTGTTGACAGCATGATGTAACCGTCCTGATAGAAAACATAGGCATCCGGCTTATCCATGAATGTGCGCGGTTCTTCTGTGACAGGAAGTGCAGGCTCGACCATCTCGATTGTAGATGCATCGACTTCACCGACCTGGTAGACATAGACTTCACTCAGGATCGTATCTTCACGTCCAACATAGCTGAGTAAAAAGAAGTCGCTCTTGAATTTATCCAGAGCGACCTTGAAATTATCCTGCTCGTCCATGATGGCTTGGAGCAGCTTGCTTCCCGTCGCCTTCTGCGGACGCTTCCGAATATCCATCCAGCGCGGGAAGTTCTTTATCGCTTTCAGAAAAGCAATTCTTGCTGTATCCATTTATTAATCCTCTTCTGTAGTCCAGATAATCTCATCGAATAGGAACTTCGAATCAAGCCCCTGCACCAGACGGATGCTGTCATCCACTTCACCATCAATCATCATTGAGAGTACATTGAAGTATTTGACGTTCGGCTGCGTGATGCCGATACGGTTGATCTCGCCGACTTCTAGATACTGCTTCGGTGGAATCCTATTGATGTATTCCATAACAGCAGAACGGATATTAGATTCGATGAGATCAAGATCTGCATCATCTGAGACCGAGATATAGATCTGCAGCTGTACCGCGCGTACCGTCGGGATGACGTATTCGACGTACCCCATCGGGTCAGCGACACGGTTGATGATTTCTTTTGCTTCATTAACAGCTTTCTCAATCGTATCAAGGCTGTAATCGTTCGGGATGATGTAGCAAGTAGCTGTGCCACTGCCCTTTGTAAATTCCTGGAAGTCGATATTCGAAGCATACGTTGGATTCAGCAAGGCATCATTGATTGCTGTACGATTGCTTGCTTCATTCGCCAGGACCCAGTTCATGATGCGATATCTGTAAGAATTGTCGTCTTCATTTGTCTTGCGTGGGATATTCAGCATGACACCCATGTCGTCAAGCTTATCTCCATAAAGGCTGGACCATAGGTGCGGATTCTTGTTCGCTTCAATCTCTTTGTAGACATCGCCAAGCGTCTCACTCGTAGATGTCATGAAGAAATCCAGGACTGTACCAGATGCGATAGTATCCTGGATGCGTTTCTCGAACCGCTCCTTTAGGTCCGCAAAGATTTCTGCAGCAGATCTCAATTATTTCACCCCGTTATATTGAAGTCATAGACAATACTGTTCCCGTCTAAGACATAGATATTGATATTCTGGCAGAAGAATGTGCCATCATAGTACTCTGGTTTCACGATAACGTTCGGCTCTTCAAGAATACCGTTGATCGCTATTAAGACAGCATCTTCAATCTGCTTCTGCACGGCAGCAGAATTGATGTCCAGATGTTTTGCCCGAAACACTTCGCTGCCGAAATCCTTTTTCGTGATGATATCGCCATACTCTGTACGCAAAGCAAGCATGATACGCTGACGTATTTCTTCTACCTCATTGATGATCGATACACTCTTGCCATCCGAGAATGCTTTTTCCCGCGTATGGAATCGAATCAGCAGCTGCGTGCCGACAGGTTTTTGGTCTCGCGCCTCGCCCTCTTGCAGAAACGTGACACGGGCAACAGGATATTCAGAAGCGGCAAAGCTGACTTTCATCCTCGGGAATACTTCGCTGTTATGGAGAACAAGATCGCCGCTATTGCTGATCTTGAAATCAATCATGTTTTGACCTCCAATAGACGAAAAAGTCCAGAACTGGACTTTTTGTAATATTTAGAATTTGAACTTAATCTTGTTGAGATTCTTCGTAAGAGAGCCAAGAGCGTTTTTAATCAGCTTCTGCTCTTCTTTAGCAATCTTCTTCTTGGCTTCCTCTTTCCACTCTTCGACGCGGGCCAAAGCTTTTTGCTTCATGATCTTCAGGTTATCCTGATAGTACTTCAGACGCTTTGAGATATTCTCTGTGATCTTATACTGTTTCGTGAGCTTGGGCTTTAAACGTCTAGCCAAATCGTCGCTAATCGCTTGCGATACATTCTTGAGCATGCCATTGTATTGCTCGCCAAGGCCAAGGCTCATGCCAAACTTCCCCATCTTGTTGTCGAGATTCGCAAGCTTGTTGCCAACCTTATTGATGCCTTTCACCCTTGTCTTAAGTGTTTTTTCGACATCACCGACAAGTGCCTTGGAAATATCTTCTTCTGTCAGGAGCATACGCTGCGTATCGAATCGTTTGATGTATTGCATGCCATCCGATAAAAGTTTGTCACCCTGATCGAACGTTTCTGCTGTTTTAACAGCTACACGCTTATCGAAGAACCTGGTTATCTCTTTCTCTGTAGCCAAGACTGCGTTCTTGATAATCTTATCATTTGCAAAGACGACATTCTGATCACCGCGAATAATGGCGCGGATTTTCTCTTTTGTCTCTTCATCCCAACGAGTCTTGATCCCATAATGAGCAGCAATGCCAGCAACGTCGGTTGCCAACAGAGCCTCTGTCTGTCCTTCGACAAAATCTTTTGCTGCATCATGGATGACTTTCTTATTCTGAGCTTTGATATCTCCAGGCGTCACTTTTTTATATTTAGGACATTTGGAAAGATAGTCAAGTGCCTGATCTCTTGTGTAACCATGATCTGTAAGATACTTGATATCGTTATCAGTATAAGGAATACCATTTGGGGCGTATACAATCGTGCGCGTATATTTTTGCTGCTTCGAGAGTTCTGTGAATGCAGCTTCCAGCGTATAGCCATGCTCTGTTAGATATTTGATGTCATTCGATTCATATGGAAGACCATTTGGAGCAATAGGATACCCCTTCTCCTTTGCCGTCTTCATATCCTTATCGCGCTGCATCTTTTCCTTCTTCGCTGCAGCAGACTGTTTAATCCCAGAATTCTCAAACATCTGCTTGCCAAGAGTTTTAAGCACATTTCTAGATTTGTCCACCGTAGGAATTGAGAATTTCATGGTGGACGTGTCAGCCTTGTTTTTAATAGAATTTGGCGTATATCGAGCCTTCAAAGTAGAAGAACTGAAATTGTTCTTTATTTTTCCGGTCACTCGATTTTTCTCTTTTTGATACGCCCCTTTTAAATCAAACATGTCTCACCTCGAAATTATTGGATTAATCCAGTTCTGGATTTTTATTCTTTATTTTTTATTGTCGCTCTTACTATTGTCCTGATTTTTATTAGATGTTTGTGTACATCTGAGAATGTTACTCCAATTATAATCGTAGTAAGCTTCTACACAAATCTGATCTGCTTGTGGCTTGCTTGCAGAATGAGCACCAACTACCTGGCCGCCGCCGATATACCACTCGACATGATCAGGATTCGACAAGATGTCACCGCGTTGAAGTTCAGCCATGCGTCCATCGCTCCAAGGAATTAATTCAAAACCATAGCCTTGCAGGTCACTATCAAATGAGCTTCCTCCGAGACAGCCGCATCCAAGTCCTGCTTTGTCGAGAGACAATGAAATAAAGGATGTACAGTCGTAATCAGGGTTGCCTGTACGATTTGCTTGCGAATACCCATGCGAATCATCGTTAGCAATCTGCAGAGCGATCTGAATACCCTTTTCTACAATCTCAGAACTTGCTGTACCAGAGCCTTGCTTTCCAGAAGCACTAGTGCTTCCACTTGAGAAAGATGCGCTACCGATAACGATCTTATGCTTTCGATCGATTCCAGGACGGTCGACGCCTTCTTTACCAATAAGACTCTTCGCATCTGAGATAAGCGCATTGACCTGATAACCCTTATCCGACTTCGCCAAAATATCTTCCTCGAATTCCAGCGGATCTGTGATACCGAGTTCCGGCATGATCTTCGGAAGATTCAAAAGTGGCGAGAACATCGGCATACGGGCCGGGCGGCGAATCATGACATAACGTTTCAAGTCATTCTCCCACGCTTTTACCAGTACGCTCCCGTATACGCAAAAGTTGCCGACAAGAGCTTCTTGATTCGTTGTTAACTCTACCTTCTTGAAATCCGTAAACTCATAGAGACGCGGATTCAATTTATGTTCATTAATGACAATCTCATCAGCTAAGATACGTCTGCGATTTGTCATCGTGATACTCTCCATTGAATGCTCAACAGATTTGCCAGACGGATTCAATTTGTATTGCGCATACATGCCGGCAGACAGATTAATCTGTCCGTTTTCACGGACAGATACAGAAGCGCCCGATTTTTCGTTGATCAGAGCTTTGTCTGTCATGCGGCTGATATGCTCACTTTTCTTCTGGAGTTCCTTGAGAGTCGGATTATTGCTTTCTGGCTCATCAGGCTCCAGCTTCATGTTAATGGTATCATTTGATACAGACGAGCTCTCGTCTTTCTTCTTCTCGTTTTCTGCGGAAGCATCAGTAGATGATCCTGCTGATGTGTCGGATGAAGTTTCCGATGATACCGTTTGTTCTTCTTGCTTTTCTTCTTTGGCCATATTTCCCTCCGGCTATTAGAAGATATATCCTCCCGATGTGCCACCCCCGCTGTCTGAATAGATATCTTGCTTTAACAGCATTTTGGAACGGACATCCATGTTATAGTTACCGACATGGCGCGCAATGACGGACATGTCATCATTTGATTCTTCTATGATGACTAAATCGCCAACGGAAGGAAACCAGTCCCCGCCGTTGCCGTATAGTCTCACAGGTACATTATCTTTATTACGACTCTTCCCGTTTTTGTCTACATATTGTACACTGACCATGTTGTTTATCTCATCGGATTTCGTGACTTTTCCGATGGTAACAATACGGTCTGTCAGACGGGCCACAGAGTTGATCAACGTATTGCGCATCTGCGCTTTGAAATCATACATTATTATTCACCCGATGTGTCGTCACCTGTATTCTCAACCGTCGCCTTCGGCATGTATACCGTAAAAAGAACTTCATTATTCTCGATTCCTTGATCTGCACCATACGTATAGGAGAAGATGGTCTCGTTCGTGAAGCCATCACTGCTGTCGTGGTCTTCCTTTGTTTCCTGCGTCAGCTCTTCGGCAGCCTTGATGATTGGCTCATAAGCATCGCCAGTACCCTGCAGAATAAAGCTGAAGCCAGTCGGCGCATAAGAAGTCTTATCTCCGATGCGCAGAGCTGATTTCAGGATGATATAACTTCCCTTTGTTTTCTCATACGCTTCGACTTGGTCGCTTGCTTTTGCTGCTGGCATGCGGTTCTTAGCGCGACGAACAATCTCGTAGAGGACATTCATCGCATCAGGATTCAGCATAGCGACATCATAGACAGGGCCGTTTGCTGTATTTTCGACGATCGTCTTGACGTAGTCTTCGTCGCCGGAAGTAGTCGTGATGACTTGCGTCTCGACACGCTTTTCTTGCTTATTGAGAGTCGGCTGCTCATGAATGATATAGAAGAACTGTTCATCCATATATGGCTTTAGGCGATCATCGTCACTGACGTTGACATTGTTCTTGAGCTTTGGATTTGTAAACCAGCGTTCAGTATCCAGCATAGCGTATTTGTCGTATGATGCTTTAATATCGCTTGCCAATGTGTCGCGCTCTGCAGTCTTTTCTTCATCCAAAGAGCTTGCATCCGTATTCGCATAATCCCAGGCTTTGCCGAGATCGACACGCGGCGTGATCATCATGGAGCGATAGTCGCTTTCATCCATCGTGTTGCCGACGGTTGTCATATACTTTTGTCCGAAGCGAGTCATGGTTGTTGTTGGATTTCCAGAGCTATCGATGATGCCAACGTCTCGTTTCATCTTTTCGACTGCCGCCTTTGCTTCATCACTGAGCATAAGATCTGAAAGCACGGACATAACGGGGCCACCTGTGAGCAATTTCGCAAGAGCAGCTTTGATTCCAGTACCGTCTGGCCTGGAGTGCTCACTGATAACCAGACCTTTGCTGCCGGCAATACCAGCTGTGTAAGGAATGCAGAAACGCTCAACAGGATATACTTTGACGGCATTCATGTTCTTGAGTTTCTCTTCAACAATAGAACTGACAGCCGATGTTACTACGTAGCTGATAGCCATTTCTGTGGCAACAAGTACAAGACCCCAGCCGGTAGAACTGAGAGCAAAGCGGGCGGCTGTAATGCCATTCTTAATAGCCTTGCCCTTTGAAAGTGCTTTGCCAGCCAACTTTGCAGCGGAACTACCTTTGATCTTGTCTGGCGTGTATTTCCCGATAAGGTCTTTTGCATTCCCCTTCAAGTCGCCGACTTTACCTGCCGCCTTTTTGGCGAGGTCCGTATCCATCAAGTTTTTAAAAAAAGGCCGCTGATGCTCGGCACATTCTTCATCATCATCGCACCGGCATTGTAAACACCAACTGCTGCGATAGCTGTGGCTGCCGTAGCCATGGAGTTAAACGCACCGTTGACGACAGATTCAAATCGACCGTCTGCTTTAACAATACAGTCTGGCGAGATTGCTGTCGTAAAGCCGTCGTTGACATTGAAGCTATGCACGACTTCCTTGACAGTAGCCTGCCCTTTGAATCCTTCATAAGTATCATTGATATAGATACGGTCATGCGGTTTGACCGACGCATCGCCTAAGACAATGATGTCGCCGCAATACATGTCGCGCATGCTGTCTATTAAGGCGCTGAGTGCCATTGAACGAGCTATCTTCTCGTTATTGACAATATGCCCTTTTTCATCGCCTATCTTCGTAGTTCGGTCAAATAAATCTGCAGCATAAGCCTCGACACCAGAAATGATAGGAACACCTTTTGCAAACAGTCTTGTATCGACTATCATAGTTTTTTGATATTCTGGGTAGATGTCGATATCGGCCATGATTGGATCTGTTTTTTGTTGACTGCTTCCAGTACCAAGATCGACTGAATATAGTCCAATGGCATTTGTTTTCATTTTACGAGAAGAAGCGCGCATGCCGTTACCAATGATATCAGAATACGATGTGTAGATATGATACTGTTGATATGGTTTGCGTTTTTCCACTATGCTACCGCCTGAAGCCTGGTCATAGTCGTAAGCATAATAGTAACGAGGATCACCAATAAAAAGAGTCGAACGAAAACTAAAAGGAGCAACACCGCAGATATAGTCCGGTTTTACACTTTTGCAAATATTAGCAACATCCCATACAGTCTTCTGGAACATCTGAATGTTGATACGTGGCGTATCGTTATCTGCTTGCTGCAGATCGCCCCAGATTGGAGTATCCCATGAATCAAAGATATTTTGACAAATTTCGCCAGACTTATGAATCTGTTTTAAATCTGGACTACCGAAGTGATATAAGCCATATGGATTACAGTTTATAATACCCTCCAGCTTTGTTCCAGAAGCAAGATCGCTCATCCATCCGCCTTTGCGAGTAAGGATCCACGTCATAATTTCTTTTGTCGTTGCGGCATTACGAAAGATGTCAAAATCTTTAAAGCTCCAACCTGGATTGGCCTCATGGGCTTCTTCAAGGTCTGTGATTGGATTTAAGAGTTCGATACCATCGCCTTGGGCAATTAATTTTACTGTATCTTCTGCGCTGACTTCTGTAACAATGCCATTGAATACAATCGGCAGCATATTTGCACTTGCACCATACCCAAGACGAATATGCATGCGAGCACCTTCACGAAGCCTTATACGCGTCTGCTTCGGTGTTGCTCGACGCTGTGCTTCAACTTTCTGTGCGTATTCGTTCGGGCTGAAAATGGAGCTGACAATATTATCATCGAAGACTGTCTCAAAGAATCCATCGCCGCCTTGTGATGATTTCTCAGCGCCCATCTGTTTTTGGTAATCATCAGTCTCAGTTGTATAAGACTGATAAAAGTTCGACATCGTGATAGTCGCAGTATCGGCAGCAATCTTACGCGACTTGACGATCTGCATATCTAATAGCGCTGATGTTGTATAGAAGTTGTCGTGCAAGCGCCATTGTCCGATCTCCCGTCCTTCGTCAACAAAGACCATATAGAACGTAGGGAAGGCACGAAGCATTCGTCCTCGTGCGTCTGCAACAACCATATCGTGACAAGAATGCGGGATGAACTGTTTCGGATCTTCTGCTGCCGCGATATATTTACGCTCCATCATCTGCTGATAATATTTTGTTGCCGGCGTGACAGGACTGCTTCCGATTGCACTCATATCCGTAATGCGTCCTGTACCGACAAGAGCAAGAACCAGCTTACGGGTCGGCATGATATTTGTCTCTGATGGCTTAACGAGTGTCTTTGGACTTGAACAGCTCTGAATATAGGCGTTCAGAGCGCGGTAGTTATTTTTCTTGATATAGCCAAGAAGCATCCCGTTGCCATCCGTAAGGGCCATAATGGTTGACGAAAAAATCTTGCCAGAATCGATAGCATAAGTACGCTTATTGAAGAATGTGATATTGTCATTCAGTGTCTGTGTCGTCTTGCTATAATCCGCTGCGCCGGCTTCAGCTTGTTTGTATTGAATATTGATTTCGTTTTTAACAGCGCCTCTCAAGACATCGTTCGTGACAGTTGGAATAGCCTTCTCATCGATGAGTCGGCTCATCCAATAAAGCATGATGCGGAGGAATGCCCAAGCACAATATTCATTGCTGTTGATACAATTTCGTTTGTATTCTTCAATACGCTCTGGATCAATACGATAATATGGATCAAGAAGATACAGCTTTTCATTGATCGTTTCGCCATTTTTATCTTCAACATCTTCATTAGTTAAACGAAGAAGTTCTGAGCGCGTGTACATACGAATGTTATATATGCCAAAACGGATTCCTTTTTCAACGCCTTCATCAATAGAAGTCGCAAGATCATTGCCAGTAATGTCTTGTCCTTCGTTGTGGTTGATTGTAGCGATATACGTTTTATCTGGTCGCCAGTCTTTTTGCGACTTTTTGCCAGCATACTCTTTTTCTCCAGTGGATGCGCATGCTGCAGCGTAAACTATATCTTTGAAGACATCTTTGAATTGTTCATTCGAATAATCGATATCGAGTTTTGAAAATATTTCTTGGATATCTCCATCATCAAGGAACTTATTGATTACAGACTTAAGTTCTACTTCTGTAGAATCCATATCTTTGTCTTTATCTTGATTGAGGCCGCCACTTGTCATTCCCGTACTTTGGTTCTTTGGCGTACTTTGTCCGTCAGAGTTAGTAAAAGATTTTGCATCTTCTTTTTGCTGTTGTTTTTCTTTTGTTGATTTAGTGGCATCTTTATTGATAGGCTTTTGAGCAAGGTACTGCATAATCAAACTAGAAGCATCGCGAGCATCTTGCATCTTGGTTGCAACCCACTGGCCTTCTTGTACCAATTCCTTGGCATTTTTCTGAGCTTGTACATCTGACGTTGGATCAGCAGCTTTCTTTTCTTCTCCAGATTTGTTTTCTGCATCAGAAGAAGATTGATCGTCTTTTTTCTCTTCTTGTGAATCCGTGCTAGACTGCTGCGAAGTAGATGAAGAATCTTGTGCGCTATTAGAGGAGGTATTATCATCCTGCTTATTTTCTGCAGCATCGGTAGATGTGTTATTAGCTTTCTTTTCTGCGGGATCTTTTTTATCGGCAGTTTCAGCTGGTGCACCTTCGCCTTCTGTCTCTTTTGCTGCTTCTTCTTTAGCCTGTTCTTCTTCTGCCTTAGCAATGCCATCTTCCATGCTGAGCCCTTGATTGGAGCAGTGTGCCTCAAAGGCTTCATATTCTTTACGGTAGTTCTGCTCTAAAAACATCGGCGTGATGTCGTCGCATACCGCCCACTGTTCACGTTCACCATGCAGAACAAGAAGATCGCCTTCGCGAAGGTTCTCTTTTGAGACCTTGCGCTGCTGACTCTCTGAAGCAGAACTTGTCTTCTTGATGATCTCTTTCTGGTTCGTGTAGAGATCATTACCGTTGCTTATTGTAAAGCCCTTCTTCTCTGCCGGTGTGATATTAATCTGTGCACCAGTCTTATCCGTAAGTTTGCGATCGCCAAGTCCAGTGTTGACACCATTGACGACAAGCTCACGAATGACCTGAGACATTAGGACTTGTGGATAAACGAAATAGAAATCAGGGTCTACATACTGGCGGCCATCCTGGAATTTGTAGCGAACGAATTCATAGCCGACTTTTTTCATTTCCTTAAGAGTCGGAAGTTCAAGGTCTGGGTAAAGCTCTGCCTTGTTTAAGATGTCTTGAATCTCGAAGAATGTCTTGATGTGATTCTTGACACGAGCTTCGCCACGGTTGTAGCCATCATTATGGAGTTCCGCCCGCTGCATAGATTCACGATCACGAAGCGTACGGTCCACAGAACGCATTGCGAGTTGCACTGTATAGACGCCCGTCGCATCATTGCTCGTATCAACTTGAGCAGATTCAATGACAATCTCATTGACACCAAGGAAGTTAGTGAACTCGCTATCAACACGAAGGGGATAGTATGGCAGGATAGCGTGATAATCGCGCGCATACTTCGCAGCAATCTTCGGCAGAGCACTGAGTTTTGCTGCAGCTTCTCGACTTGTTGTACGGATGACGAATGTGAAAGACGTATCCTCGCCACCAAGATACTGGGAAGAAGTGCCGCTGATATTATTGACAAAGACTGCAGAGACATGATTTGAGAGGACAGCATTGAAATCTTGAATATAAGATGTACCAATCTTATACTCATCATAGACAATATTGTCAAGAGCGTTCAAATCCGTGCCGCTTTTGCGCTTCTTTACATCCTTCGCTTCTTTCTCAAGTTCCTCTGCCTGTTCGCAGAACTCGAGGAACTTCATATCAGGACTGTCTTTATCGAGTTCAAAGCCGGTCGTGTTATGATAGATAGCATTTGAGTCTCTAGTGAAATGTGCTTTTAAGGGGATATTGATATGGTAGTCCTTGAAGAACTCGTCTTTGTCGACGCCAATATAATTGCTGGCATCCTGTTTGAGATCCTGGAAGTTGTCATCTTTTGAAAGATAATCCGTACTAACCTCAATAGAGATACCGACATATACATCTTTGCCGTCTCCTGCATCTTTTGTATCAAAGGAGAGTTTTGTATCGCCGACAAGATACCCCTGGTCGCCAAGCGTCTCATTGACAGTATCGACGTAGTTCTGGATCACGGAGACCGGAGCGTTGATGTAGTAATCAAAATTCTTGTCTTTGTCGATCTTATTGCCGATACCGTACGTGACACCTGTACCGTAGAAGCTATTAGCAGAAGGAGCAGAGTCGCCTTTCTCGATGCGGCCAGCAAAGTAACGATACGTATTATTTGGATCACCGATCATCAAGAGATTGATGTCGCCCTGACTGTTCTCATTAGCATTCTTCAATGCAGATAAGAAGTCTTCAGAACCGGCTGCTTCTTTAATAGCTTTTGAGAGTACACCAAGCTTCTTCATGGCAGAAAGCTCATCTTTGCCAAAATCAATGGCAGACTTGCCACTACCGTTCAGCATTTCCATACGGGCAGCTACCATCTGGTCAAGATATTCGCGGTTCGCAAGATAGAATTTAATCTCATTGCTGTTGAAGGCCATTGGGATGAGTGTCGTGCGATTCCCAGTGAGCAGACTGTTATACTCGTCTGTGTTGAACTTATAGCCGCTTGCTGCTACCATATCGCCCTTGCGGATGCAACGCTGATAGTAATAACGCATGACAGCCCAATTGATGCTGCTAGAAAAAATATTTCCTTTGTAACCGCTCTCCAGGGAGAATGTGACAAGTTCCGGCATGTATGCAGCATAATCAAACTCTGCAAGTGTGAGCTGTACCTGATAGAGCTTCGGATAATTAGCGACATGTCCGATCTGCATGGATTCAAAGAGAACCGCTTCGATGCCGAGTGTGTCGTTAATATAGTCGTTCTCGATTGGTAGGAATGGCGTGAACTTGAACTGCGCCACCATCTGACGTAGACCGTTCAGCTTGTATGTGAGCGTTGCGTCGTTCGGCAGCTTGATGTCTTTCTTAAAACCGTTGATGCCACGGTCCTCATTGAAGTAGAGCTCCAACTGGAGTCGGCGTGTGACACGATGGCCCCCCTTTGTCGCGCTGCCTTTTGTACGGATCATCGGCTGCGATTCATTCTGTACAGCAGAGATGCAGGTGATATTTGTCGGTGGCACGAAGCAGGTCACATCACCAATCGTTACTGTCCATTTATGAAGATCCGTCCACTCCTGATTGAAGAGTTCTTTCTGGATCTTACGACGGTCATCGAGTGCAGATAGGACTTCAAAATATGCATCTGCAAAGTTCTGTTTTTCCTTGTCATATCGTTTTGGCTGAAACAGAGTCGAATGACTGCCATCATAGCTCGCATCTGGATAGAGTTCTTCATTTGTCGAATCCGTCAGAGCAAGCTTTGCGAGGTTGCAGTACTTACCATCTGCCTTGACGTATGCCGTGCCGCTGAAACGACGATACGCTTCTTGATGTGTACGGGCATAGCCTGTCTTATAAGCACACCCTGCCGGCGCATTCTTGACGGAATAGCTGAGCTCCCCCATGATGGACGCATCAGACGCAGCGCTACCCATCTCAGCCGCCGACATAGCGCTATCACGACCGATGGCTTTATCATCAGCCAGGAAGTAGATCTCATTGTCATTCTTGTCTAACAGCGCCTGTAGATTCTTCGCTGCCTGTCGTGCCTTCTCATTTGCTTCATCGCCGGGATCCATGAGCCAACGGAATGAAGAGGTTTCCTCGCCCTGGTCGTAAAATGTGACTTCTCTCCACTTGTCAGCAATCTTCACGAAGTTGAGTTCTTCTTCTTCATCATGGAGACCACTCACGAACACATACTGAGAACTTTCTGCAGCTTCACTGACCTTGACAGTCTTCTGGTTCAGCATGTTGTTCTTATAGCCATACTCAAAGGCCCATTTCGGTGTAGCCGGACAGCCAAGACCGACAAGGCGAAGCGTGAAATACGTATTCCCCTCTGCATTGTCTGCAAGAGAGCCGTAGTTGTTCATTGTCTCGGTAAGCTGTTTCTTGAGATCAGCCACGGCTTCATCTTTTCCTGAAACATCCGTGATGTTGATATTGAGGGTGCGGCCATCCGCAAAGCCCTGGTCAATATCGTCATCGCTGATAGAGACATGGGCTTTTAAAGCGTAGATGCCTTCTTCGTGACTGGATTCTTTTACAGGCGGCTCTTCTGTATAGAAAGCCGCGTCTCTATCATCTTCTTTGCCTTCCTCTTTCGTGTTGGCAAGTTTATCAATCATCTTCAGGTAGACGCCATCGACTGCGCCGAGATAAAAGTCTCCCATTGTCGGCGTTGCAAATCGCTCTGGATCCACCAGGAAGTCGATGCGGTCATCCTGCTGGGCATGCTGTTTGGCATCGTCAGCAGCTGCTTGTTGTTCTTTCTGTGTATCAGTCAAAGTTTCGGTCGTTGCCAAGCGGCTATCCCCTTCCTCGTAATCTGTAAAATATACTATCTGTATATTACGAACCGAGAAAAGGATATGCGGCTGTCGTCAGCCGAAAAGAGTCTGAGAACGCGGCACGTCGATGATACCCGAGATCATCTGTCCTGTAACGATCTGCAGCAAGAAGCGGTACTCACGGTAGTTCCGCTTCTTCGTAAGCGCATGATTCACGTCGAACGGCCTCTTGCCAGCCAGGCGGTCAAGTGCCGCCTGATTCTTCTGGATGAAGTGGTCAAGCTCAGTGAAGTCCATCTCAGCAAGATATTTTATGGCCTTCTGACGATAGTCTTCAGTCTTTAGAGCCATTCGCTCACGATCTTGAATATCTTGCATCTGCTGCTGTAATTTCTGATTATTCTCGTAGTCCTTCTGCTTCTTCAGCATCTTATCTGTTGCATGATTCTTGCCGGCCCAGTTCTCCTTGACCGCCTTGAGGAAATATCTGCCATACACACTCTTGTCTTTCTTTTCTGCTGTCTTCTCTTCCCGATGGATGATGTCGAAGACGTATCGGAAATTGGCGATGATGACTTCATCCGGTACATTGTCAAAAGCGTCACGGATATAACGAGGATTGAATCCGTTATCCGTTGCAATACTGATAACAACCTGGACCTGTGGGGAAAACTTCTGTCGCATAAGCTCTGCCGTGGCCGAGTCCGTCTTGAATACAACGTTGTCTGCGTCAAATGTCTTCTGGAAGCCAAAATGAAGATATGTTGCAGGAACACCACGCCGCCCATTGTCTTCGATATAGAATTCTTTGTAGTCCGTATGCTTACGGATTTCACGGATTGCTGGTTTCAGAATGTTACGCTTGAATTCATAATACTCTGAGTACACCTTGTCAAAACCGAGATCTTGACGGAACTTCTTGATTTCAACTGTGCTTGTCCCGAGACGTTCTAAGTTTTTGCAGTAGATGAAAATGCGCATGGATGAGGCCGAGTCGAGCGCCAGGATATCCTGAACATCGAGATTGATGAATGTGCCTGCCTTAAGAGCGGAGAGATATGGTTTAAGTTTTTTAGGGATACCGATCTCCAGCCGGTAAGTGTCAGAGCGATATTCAACGTAGCTGATGAAGTTTGAATGAAAGATATCTTGTTCTCCATTCTCTTTCGTCCGCGAACGCATATCGACTGAATTTTTGGATAGGCGAATAAACAAGTCAGCTATGATCTTGCCTCGTGCTTTCCTAGGGTCGATTCCTAGCTTATCTGCAAAATCCAATGCATCGAAGACGTAGATGCAATCAACACCCTCTTCAACAGGCTGATCGACAGAGGCAATGAAGAGAATCCATGCTTTCAGCTCGTTCACAGTAAGGCGGTACTGAGCAGCTGCAAATTCTTGAGCGATCTTCAACATGCCGTTGTCTCTTGCGTATATGTATTTTTGCGGTAACGTGTTATTCTCCGACATGATGGCGTCTCCTCTTCCTGTTTATACCTGTTCTTATTATACGATTGCTCGATTTCAAAGTGCAAGGGAGTTTCACAACTTTCTCCTACGGTTTTACGTTTCTATGCTTGCTATATATTTAGTATAAGTACTATATAGTAGCCACGGAACCGTAGGAGATGGTTGTGGACGCCGAAACCCTTTGTGTAACGGGGCTTCGCGAGGATTTGCATAAGACATCAAGATCAGCGAAACCGTAGGTCTTGGTTGAAAACCGTAGGGAATCGTTGTGAGGCGAAAAACCGTGAAGCCTTGATATTCCTAAGAAAACGTGAATAAACGCAAAACATAAAACCGTAGGTCACAGTTGTAGAGGTAAAACGTGAAACCGTAGTAGACTATTTTTCAAAGTAAAAACCTAGTAACGACGCGACTTCACGGCACATTGAGACGAAAAAACGTGACACCCTAAACCGTAGGAGATGGTTGTGCGTTTTATCCTAAACCGTAGGAGATGGTTGTGAGAACCGTAGAAAAAGGTTGTACAATCCACAGAATCCACAGAGTGTGTGGATAACATTGTGGATTATTTTTCTTAGTTATCCACAGCAACTTTACATCATGTTGCCGTCACAACGATGGACTACGGTTCTATTTTTGTACTAAGACGTATGGGATTGCTTGCACACAAAAAAAGCAAGAGTCAAAACCGTAGAAAATGGTTGTGAGACTCTTGCTTTTTTGATGATCAGAATGCGTTCTGGACCATCTTATCGATCTGGAATTGAGAGATTTTGTCCTGGTAGCTTGTATTCATAGCTACGTTGATAGAAGAAGCAGCCGGCACAGCAGAGCCGATCACGCTATTAATAGCATCAACAGCATGCTGGCGTCCATCTTCTGTACGAGCACTGATATTGATGACGTATCCCTGCTTCGGGCCGCCGCGCATCGTGTTCATGCCAGTATCTGAGAAACTAGGAACTTCTGCTTCGGAATACATATCTGCGTATTCTTGCTGCGCGCCGTCGGCTTGCGTTGCTGCAGGAGCAGGCTGCGTTGGATTACTTGCATAACCAGAAACAAGTAATCCACCCGCAACAGCTGCAATTGTGCCAGCAGCACCGCTTTTTGGGAGATGCATGTGCTCAAGTGCATTGGCAAGATCCTTTCCAATACTAGTTGCATTGATACGAATATCATCAGAATCCAGCTTCATTTCTTCACGATCGCTCAGGAGTTTCGTAGAAGGAGTTGGCGCTTCGTTAGGAGTATACTTGATTGAGCGGATACCGCGACTTTCTGCGACAGGCGCTTCAACACCCTGAAGTTTTGCCTGCTTGTTGATATCCTGCATGGTTTCTTGGAGCATGTCTGAACTTTTCATATCGGTCTCAAGATTGCGGTTCTCGTTCGTCAAGCCTTTCGTGACACCGATGTCGAGCATCTTCGGATCTGTACCGCGAAGATTTGTTGTCATAATGACTTTCTTCGTATACGTTTCGATCGCATCGTCCGTGAGACTGGTCAGCATCTTATTGGTTGCTGCCTTATCGCCGCTTTCCATCGTTGCCCAGTTCTCTTCATCAAGGACGCCAGGGAGTGCCGACATTTCTTTGCTAAGTCGGCTGTGGAGCGTATCTTTGATGACATCCGCGAATTCAGTAGCGGCCTGCTCGCGATCATAACGTCCCTGCATTGCTTTGTAGGCATTGCGCATAGCGTCGCCAAGCTTATCGATCTGCTTCGGATCAAGACCCGTCTCGTTCTTCGGAGAGAGGAATGCCTCACCCAACGCTGTATGGACCTGCATGACCTTGGCGAAGTCATCCTTGCCGAGACCATCTGCTTCCTGTGCGACTTTCAAATAGCCGAACAGGTTATAGTTCATTTCACCAGCACCGAGCTTTAAGCTGTCTGTTGTTGCTTCCATCGCATTGAGCTTTTCAGAAAGATGGAAACGCATGGCTTTCCAGTCATCTGCCTGGATGCCACTACTGTCTCCTTCCAGCATTTGCACGATCATGCTACGCTGATGTGCCTCTTTGCCGATGCCGATCTTATCTTCTTCTGCTGTCACTGTATCAAAAGCGTCGCCATATTTCTGACGGGCGGCAGCCTCAAGTGTGTTGTAGTGTCCGCGAAGTCCATTTATCTCATCAGGATCTGTGACATGCATGCGGCTGGCAAGCGTGCCATCTGCGCGACCTTCAATCGTGTAATTTGCAAGATGCTGGCCAGAGAACGAATCTACGTTGTCTAACAGCATGTTGTTCTTTACACGCCAGAGCTTGTTGCTTTCGGCATTGACATACAGCGAAGCGATGTGGTTTTCCATCTTTGCCGCTTCGTCTTCATTTGCCCATGAAACAGAAGTGATGCCACTTCCTTTACTCTGAGCAGCTGACTGCAGCTGATTGAACATGGCGTAGTCAATCTCGCGTTCAATCGTATTGCCATTGTCTCCTGTGATGACAGCACGCGCTTTTAAGAGAGCGGCTTCTACTTTATCGGAGTCATAGTCACCTTTCTTAGAATTGTGTTGTACTGCACCGACGATCGCTTCGTCGCCTCGTACAACGTCCGAGAAATAAGTTGCGCTGATCGATGTTGATTTTGCATACCCCTGCGGCTCACGGATATTGAGCGCAAGAGTACCATCTGTGCTCAAGCGGTCATACAGCCCCTGTTTGAATTGTGTCTTATCTCCTTGGATGCCGAGAGACTGGAAGATCTCATCTGCCTTGGTGTCGTAGAAATCATGCATGGCTTCACGACTCAGGATCGTGTAGTCAAAATCCAGGCCGGCTTTCTTTGCCTGTTCCGAGAGATTGATTCCCTGGAAGTTCAGCTGGCTGAAGAATTGTGACTTCTCACCACCAAACAGCGAGTTACCGTAAGCGGTGAAAAGACCAGAGTCTTCGATATAAGCACGTGAGAGGTTTGCAAGATAGCCAGTCTTTGAAGTGAGATCGACGCGGATATCCTGCTGCAGCTGATCGATTGCCGACTTATACTGCGTCATGAACTCTTCTTTGTCGGAGCTCGATGCCCTGCCAGCTGCAATGTCTTCTTGATGGCGCTGAACGAGATTATGGATGCGTCCGAGCGTCTTCTGCGAAGAAGTTAGAGCAAGTTCGCCATTCGGCATGACTTTTGGCGGCGCATACGGTACGTAGACAAAACGACCTTCGCCAGTCGATGTCGAATAGATCTGGTCGTCCATGAAGCTCAGATGCGTATCGAGCATGATCTCTTTACCGTACGGAGCATCCATGAATTCTACCGCAGACTTACCATTCTTCGGCATCGTGACTTCTTCGATGCTGAGGCGCTGCATATCAGGCGACTTTTCGAGGACAGTATTAGCCATGTCTTCTGTGCCGCCGCCCTTTTTATTGAAGCGCATGGCTTGAGCCGAAGACTGTGCGGCATAACGCTCTTCAATGACGCGGCGGCTGATCTTGCGAGCACCACGGTCTGCGGCAGTCGCGACAATGCTGTTGACGATTTTCTCGTCTTTAATGCCGTCTTGTGCAAGACCTTCCCGCATCTCGTCGCTGATATGGATATTTCCGCCATCCATTGTAGCAATATGGGCTTTATTATGTTCTGCAGCTCCTTCAAGCATTGGATCCATCTCGTCACCCGGACGCGTATAGATATTATCCTTGATGTACTGCTGAGCAGCACTCGAGACAACATCTCCTTCCTTGTATGGGTCAATATAGTTCTGATAGATCTCATTGCCCCGTTCTTCGCCAAGAGAACTGGTCAATGCTTTCTGGATACGTTGTTTGCGATTATCACTCATGCGCTGACTGCCGAGGATTGCCTGCGCACGATGATTCAGCTTAATTGCTTTCTGCATAGAACCGCCAGATGCATAGATACGTCCACGGTCAACATTCGGCTCAAGCTCTACGTCGGTACGTGCAAAATCAGCTTCGATGCCATCTTTTCCGGCGCGGCGCGTTGTTCCAAGTGAATCGCTGATCTCTTTCAATGCTCCAAGAGACGCTTGATAGTCATCATTACTAATAACGATATAACCATCACGAATCTCAAGACCGGAAACGCTCTTCGACATGATATCTTTGACTTTTGTCACGTCATCGTCGTACTTGTCCATGAGAGCGTTAGCGACTCGATTGAAAAGGGCTTTTGCGTCCTGATGTTTCTTCTCCGCTTTAAAAGCGTTGGAGATCATATGGACTTTTTCGCCATCATTTTGCAATCCAGCAGCTTTCAATCCTTCTTGCAGGACCTGCCATGGTTTATAACGCTCTTCAACAAGAGCATCGTGGAATGCGGAGACAGTGCCAAAATGTTTGGCAATGCTTTGTTCGATCTTACCGGCAGAATAGCCAGATTCATGCATGGCAAACTGACCAAACATTGTCTCTTCAAAAGGGCGAGCCGATTGCAAAGAATCCAGATATTCGATATCCAGGACTCTGCCTTTGATATGACTGAGTCCAACATCATCAAGGAAATCATTGACGCGTTTATCGATCGAGCCGATCGATGCTGCCATCGAACGCACCATACCTTTCTCGACGCCCATTTCTGCGAGCTTCAAGTTGGTAGCTGCATTCGCTCCCTTGATGTAGTAGCTGATATCGAATTTCTTCTGAAGAATATCCATTGCGGTTTCTTTTGCCCGCTGGAGTTCTTCTTCTGTGGCATTTGGCCTCACCTGTACGCTCTTGATCGCTTCGGCAATTGCCTGTTCCGTAGCAAGATGCTTGCCGTCTTTGCTGAATACGCCAAGGCGCAGGACACCAGACTCTTTTGCGATGATGGCGGAAGGTTCATCTTCATTATCAGAAGCGGCTTTTAAAAGGAAAGCAGATCCTGCTTCAACATAGCGGCCCATACCATATTGGACTTTTAGATGATCGCCGTCTTGAATGAATCGGAATGCTGCAGCTGCTTCGTTGTCAATGATATTTACGTCTCTTCTGGATAGATTCTCAATAACATTTCCGATACTAGGATTGCGAGAATAAACATTATCATAAGAAACCTTCTGCATCGATGTGCGATATGAGAAGAGGCGGTCGGCGACTTTCGGATCAAATGCTCCAGCACCTTCATCTGTATGGATTGATGAAAGAAGATCGACAACGTAAGGATTTGCATCACTTTCGGCAACATAATTATTGACGACACGGCGAATGTCTTTCGTCGACATTGCCAATCGATTGATGCGGGCAGCTGTTTCAACTTCATAGCCAACGTCACTCGTAAGATTCGTACTGGCATACGAGCGTGCTGCAGATGAAATTGTTTGACCGAACTTTACATCATCTCCAGAGAGATATTGCTTAGCCAAGTCAAGGTTGAAGTGGATTGCGCGAGAAGCCTGGTTGTGAATACCGCGTTTTGTTGACGTAAACGATTCAAAAGCATCCAGCATTGGATCCATTGTCGCAACGAATTCGCCTGCATGCTTTGTACTAAACTGAAGTTTACCAACCTGCTCCTGTACATCTTTTGGCGCATTGACAGCTGCAATCGCTGTCTTCAAGATTTTCTGACGTTCTTCATTAACAGCAATACGCTGTGCTGTTGTAACGGTATCGCCAGTTGGCATATCCTCAGATCTATCTCGGTGGATCAACTCGTTGAGAATATCGTCGATCGCTTCATTGCCAGTAGAGAAATCATCTAAGCCAATCTCGTTAAGATGTTGGACAACATCAGCAAAGTTGAAATACATGCCAGCTTTACGATCTTGCGCATCAAGACCTGCTACAGAAGCACTTTCTCGAAGTGTGCCGGCGAATTTTTTACCGAGATATTCCAGCTGACCAAGAAGGTCACCTCCCTCGAGGCCGCGTCGAATGACACTTTGCATGAACCTTCTTGACGGAGCAGCTTTGCGGATCAAGCTTGAGTACTGGAGCTTTCCGTTGACATCATAAAGGCCAATCGGTGTTGCCGTCTTCGTTTTGCCAAGCTCTGTGAAGAACATGCCATTTTCAAAAGAATCTTTCGGCAAGAATTTGTCGAGCATGAGTGTTTTGCCCTGATATGCAAACCACACCTTACCTGCAGACTCATCATAGCCAATATCTGCACCAGCTTTTAAAGAAGCAGATAAGTAGTCTGTCATGAAGTCAACAGTATCAGCATATCTTTGACGGCGTGCCATCATCTGTAGGTCGATCTGCTCTTTATTATAGCCAGCTTTTAAAAGCGTTTTCCGAACTTCTTTTTCGCTCTGACCACCAAAGAGAATCTTATCGGAAATATTCTGCGCATGCTGTTTAAGATCATCGCCGCGTTTGATCATGATCTCAGGGATCGTTGTGTCTGCTTTTTTGGCAATCTCATCGGCATCTGCAACTGAGAGGACACCTTGATCCATCAAGCCAGACGTGATGTTATAGCGATATGTGTCTTTTGACATGCCAGCATATGGATTTGCTGCACGAGCTGTCTTGAAATTGCTGACTAGGATCTGTGCTGCTTCTTCGCTGCTATGCGTAGACTTGATGCGTTCATATATTGGCTTGTCATTAACAGTACCATCAGCACCTTGAACTCTTCCTTGCGCGAGGAACCATTGCTGAAAATTCTTGAGTTCGCCAGTCTTGTCGTGGTCACTATAATGACGAATATCCGGGTCAATACCGAGAGCACGATAAATCTGGTTGGCATAACCAAGACCAGAGCTATTAAGATTGAAGCGGACAAACTTGTCCTCTTCAATACCACGATACCCCTTCAGGTTGACTTCGAATCCGTCTTTCGTGTAACGGTATGCGCCGAGATTCTGCATATTGCGGGCAATGTGTTCGCCATGTTTTTCAATAGCAGCATTCTCCATTGCCTGTACATAATGCTTGTAGTAAGACTCTACAATGGCGCGTTTGCTGTTCGGCACATCTTCCATATAAGAATTCTGGCCTTGAACCAATTTCTCTGGTACGGCAGTGAGGCCGGCACGGATACGAGCATGCCGCATGGCTGTCTCATAGAAGTAACGGTTCTTGCCAACTTGTTCAATGCGGGCGAGCTGCTTGGAGATGGTTTCCGAGAAGACATTCGGACGGTTCTTGTCCGAGAAATCCGTATAGCCGAAATAACTGTGATATGTGAGATCTTTGTCGGCGTCGCTTATCGCGTCGCCCGGCTTCATGTTTAACAGCTTCTTTTCTAGCTTGCGAGAGTTCTCGTTGACCATCTTGTCAAATTCCCGAGCTTTTTTCTCGCTGAAGTTGCCCTTGCTGTCTGTCGCATAAGCGTTCCTGTCATTGAGGTACGACATGATGCCAGTGTCTTTCTTGTAGCTGAATTCACGAGAATCGCGGGCGGCAGATTCGTACTTCATGCGAAGTGTTGCATTGTTGAGGATATATTGCAGCTGAGCTTTCTTATCTTTCTCTGTGTTTTTTGTAAAAGCTTCTACGACATCATCGGAGTCTGTTTCATCAATTGCTACAACGCCAAGATCATGACGCATCTTTTCATCGTCTGCAAGTTGCCATTCATCTTGAGCATCTTTATCGGCCACATGGTACATTGTGGAAGAGATATACTGCTGCAGTTTGTCTTTCGAGCCAACAATCGTGATAGGAGACTGTGACATGATCGTTTCCTGTCCTTTGTTGACAACAGGGTTAAATGTAACAGAATACAGACCATTTTTATTCCAGTCTGGATTAATGTCACCGAGGAGATTGCCAAACTCGTCATCTTCATTGAATTTCTTGATGCTAGAGATGGAGTACGTGGCTTCTTTTTTAAAGAGCCATTGATCCATGATCTCTTTGCGGACTTTTGTTTCCCCATCATCTGTACGAGAAATCGCATAGCCATCTGTTGTACGATATTCTCCTGTGAAGTTATCTTTACGGAAGCCCCAAAGACCGAAATCGCTGACGTGACGACCCGTGCTCGACATAAAAAGCTGCTGATCGCCGCCCTTGAGAGCGATTGCCTTACCAGCTCTTGCTTCTTGTTCCGGCAGATCGATGAGATCCATCATGTCGGAATTAATGAGAAGATGCGCACCGACATATGTATCTGTATCAGCCATGTGAGCTTCAAGACCCGCATAGATCTTATCATGCGCCGCTCTGCCGCCGTGACGAAATGTCAACGCTTCCTGCTGCAGAGAAGTGAGCCCGTCCTTACTGAGCTCGCCCCATTCTTCATCTGTATAGAGATCACGACGATTGATGTTTGCATTACGGAGAGCCGCCAAAGTATCAAGTTGATGCTTTGGCAAGACAGAATTACTGCCGCCCGTCATTTTCTTAAGAGCCGCTTTGAACCCATCAGTCGTATCAGCGCGTTTCAAGAAGGTGGCAAGTGTTGGCCAGTCGAATCCTGCTGTGTTATAACCAACTGCTGTTACGCCTTGTTCAAGGATTGACTTAAGGCCGGAAAGCATTTCGCGTTCCCAGCCCTTCATCCTGAATCCATTGTAACCAACGAGAGGAGCGGTCTCCTGCGCAATACCAAATTCACGCATGCGATGCGCACCCGCTTCAGCAAGTTTTGCCACGTTTCCGCGGATATCTTCTTTGCCAGCAAATGTCTTGAAGTTGATGACGCCATCTTTACCGATTTCGTATGTTGTTTTTTCGTGGCCTGTGAGAGCAAGACGTTGGATCTGGACTCGTTCACCTTCGGAGAGTGTTTTATCGCCAGCACGATATCTGGCAATAAGATTCATGCTCTTGTCATATTCTCTCTGTGAACTACCGATGACAGATTTATGAATCCTCGTGCGATCCGTACTCTTATCAAGATCCCAGGTTCCATCGCTCTTACGGGATACAATACGGAAGTTGAACTCGGTCAGGGCGTCTGTCTGCATCTGACCATACCGGTTGCTGCCTGAGAATGTCTCAGTATCCCAGTAGACAAATTCTCCTTGCTTCTTGATATTCTTATAAGCGGCAGCCATGTCTTCCGTGCTTTGCATGATCTGCGGCGTGTCAGAACGCTGATAGCGGAGATCTGCGGATTCTTCTTTGCTGCCGAAAAACTGGCTGCCCTTCTGATCGTTAATCGTGATACCATGGAAAAGCTTTGTTCCTGCTCTTTGGTACGCCTGCGCGACTTGGCGTTCCAATTCTGGATATTGAACGCGCTGCCTAGCAGAACGTAAGCCGTTATAGCTTAATAGCACACGAGAAGAAGATGCGCTTGTCTGGAAATTATTGATACGATTCCATTCTGCAAGAGCTACTGTATGCTGAAAATACTTTTTCTGCTTTTCAAGATATTCCTGTTTACGCGATTCTCTTTCTCTGGCTGTCAGACCATGAACAGGATTGTCTTGGAGATATATCCTTGCTTTTTCTTCTGCATAATATTCCGCGACTTTTTTCATCCGTTCGCGGATGCCTTGCTGATTAATATTGCGTCCGCCTTCGTCGTATGGTAATGCCATCTATCCATCCATCCTTATCTATTTCCGAGAATTGTCAGATTAGTCCAGTTCTGGACTTTTTGCAATTCGTAATCTACTAATATCAGAATTACCGAGAAATCCAAAGATAATAAAAAGCCCCGCATGGTACGGGGCTATTAATAGATCAGCTTGTCTGTTGATCGATCGAGTCATCAACCATCCTTTGTAGTCTTTTCGAGCCTGTATAAATAGCGATATCTGAGATGATGCGATGCGTATCGGTATCTGTGTTACTAGTTACGTTAATATCAATATCTCTCAGGCCGCGCCCTTTCAAGATCTTCTTAATGTTGCTTTTAATAGAAGATGTATTTTTTTGACTGCGAATATTAAGATCTGGAGCATTAGCTACGTCGGGATCGCGGAGCTGTGATTCATAATAACCAAAGTCTGAAAGCAGCATGCCTTCATTATTAATGGTTTTGATCTCAACATTCTTCAGATCAACGTTTGGCGCCCAGCCTGCCCAATCCGATGTTGGCAGATTATGCTTCTTGAAATACTCCTGATTACTTTCTGTCTTCGGCGCGTCTGTCCCCCATACAAGAGAGAGTGCCTTCTGAAGTGCTGGCGAAGCAAAGCGCAGGATCTCTTCACGCTTGCCTGGATCGCGTTCTTTGACAAACTCCATGAAGTACTCTTTGTCGGATGCCGGAAGAGCCGTGATGATTTGCGCCCAGGAAGAGTTCTGTCCGATGCCATACATTGTACTTTCAGCAGCTTGCTTATAGATCAATGCAGTATGCGTCCATTTGCCACCTTCAATGATAGTTGTATTATCACCAAGCGCATTGATCTTCTTGTTGAGCGCTTTCATCAAGCCCTTCTTGTCGTCATTCATGATATGGTCATTTGACGAACGAAGGGCGTCCTTGAGTTTCTTCAGTTTTTCAACAGCTTGTTGGATCTTGCTCTCTTTTTCTTCTAGACGGTCGGAAAGGTCTTCAACATCGACGCCTTCTTCATCTTTTGCACGACGGGCGGCTTCATGATAGAGCCCCATGTACTTGAGATAGGTGAGACGGTCAAAGTAATCTTCCATCTCCCATTTCTTTTTCGTACGTTCAGGGATCCAATCCCCTTTATCGCCAAAAAGCAATCGGTAGGCTGCACCGACAGCTGCACCTGCTGCTACTCCAACAGCGCGTTCTTTCTTGAAGAAACGAGCAACTTCCATACCTATCGAAGCACCACTTGTCACTTCATCGAACATGTCGTTGCCGCCTGTCATGAAGTGAACCGCTGTAGACAGATGACTTGCAATACGCATAGCTGGATAAGCGAGCTTTGCTTTGCCAGGCGCTATTAAGTTAGCAATAGCACCTCCAATGAACGCGCCACGATCTGCGAATACATAGCCCATCATAGCCATATGTTTCTTCGTCTTGCTGATACCATCCATATCCTTGACGTTCTCAAACAGCATACGCATCGCTGTCTTTACGTATCCAGTCTGATGAATTGCGCGTTCCCATGCCGGCAGCAAGAAAGAATCAATCGGATGATCCCAGCTTTGGTATGGCGTACCATATACCTGCTCTGCCTGATAAGATTCAAGAGGAGTGCGGACACGCAGCCACTGGTCTGAGATCCACGGAAGATCGGCATGTGCTACAAGTTCTGAAAGATAGCCAATCGCGCGTTGCGTTGTCGAGAGCCGTCCAAGGACGGCTGATGCAGATGTGTCGCCTTTCTTTCGAGCAGCGTCACCGTTCTGAATCATCTCTTCCGCAAGATTGTTACCATCAATGTAGACCGCAACGTTTGTTGTATGGTCAGCATCGTTGTTGGTCTGGTATGCTTCATCGCTGTCTTTTGCAATCGTAACCGTCATGCCCTCGTGAAGATATTTGCCCAAGACATCCGACATAGACTGGTTTTCATTCGAGAGGACTCGTGCGCCGGCAATCTTGTAGATTGTAGAGCCTGAACGGAATTTACCGTAGCCAAGTACCTCGGACACAGTTACATTCTCATAATCCAAACTCTTGCCGACGACATTGTAGTTGTAGAAATCATGCTTGCGCCCCTGCTGAGAGACACGGCTGCGGATCTCGGCCATTTCTTCTTTAAGAGCTGGATCCGTGACAGTCTTTTTAGCGATTTCGCGCCACATCTTATATTCAGGAGAAAATGGCGCGATGTCGGCAAGGATCTTGAAACGGTCAAACGCACCATAATCACCGTACTGATCAGGGTGCAATTCATTCAAGGATTCCCATCCTTTACCCGGCAGACGCATTTCTCCATTTTTTACAATTGTGAAAGGGTCTCCATATCTGAAGCGATCAGGAAGCCAGTCTGGCATATTGTTCATGAGCGGATTCAACCGATTGCCGCGTTTATAATCTGGAATGAAACGACGGATAATATCGGCTGTCTCGCCGCCAGCACCACCAATACTGGAATCCCAGAAAGCACGAGAAAGGCTCGTCATGTCGGATGCATTGGCAAGGAACTTCTCGTTGTAGTTGCCAAAGTCGAATGCTTCTGACCCCATATAGCCATAGATACCTGTGATCAGGCGGGCCGAGGTTGTTGCTTCTTTTACGAAGTCAGAGCCTTTGCCCGTATGGATCAGCTCCTGAATCATATCTGGATCACTTAACAGCTCCATCCCCTGAGACGGTCTGAAGTGTGAAAGCTTCTCCGGCGTGATGATGCCTTCCGATTCATCGAAGGAATCAGAATTTTGCGCCTTGCCCTTGATTGCTTCATTCTGTTGACGCAACAGATTCTTTGGGTTGAAACTGTGGATAAGATTAGCAAGTTCCAGTTTTGAGCCATCGTCACCATTGATATAAGCATCGAGTTTCAGGCTCTCTTCAAGAGAGAGGTCAGATGCTTTCTTTAACTCTCGTGTTGTTCTTGCCTTATTCGTAGACGTATGATAGACACCGAGCTGGCCATCTGGGGTCTGCATGATCTCGCCATCTCGATGAAATTTTTCATCTGAGAACAAAGCATTCTTGGCAAGCGCTGTTAAACTAATAGGACCATAGTCATCTAAAAGTGTTTTAGCAACAGAGCCGCCATCGCCACTTCCAGATCCTGATCCTCCGCTAGTGCCGCCGCTTCCACCTCCAGACGAGAACTTTGTGAAGCCAACAGAAATGTCTTCTTGAGGGTTATAAACCCCATAAGAGTCAGAGCTTGTGTAGAGACCACCCGCTGCAGGGCTGTATTGCACAGACATCGCTTTCGTGTCTTCGGTTGGTGCATCGAATGCTGTAAAACGTACTGGTGCTGCCGTATCTCCTTTAACGGCGATCATGTTTGTTTCACTAAGGTCACGAGCTCTTGCCTTGATGTTTTCATTCAAAGCATGCAAAGCAGATTTGATGTCGACACCGTTGCGAAGACGATCTGGATGCAGTTCTTTCTGTGGTTTAAGGATTGCACCGACTGTTGGATTCAGGACAGCTCCCCAAGGAGTACCTTCTGCAAACATTGGCGCACTGAGCACATAAGGACGATCATCTGCATGCTTCTCTTCCAACCAATATGGATCCAAGAGCGCCTTTATAGGAGAGAGTGGATTAGATGGAGTCGGGAGCCAACTGTGTGACCACTTATCGAAATAACCATCATAGAGGGCTTTGTCTTTATAGTCGCTATTAATACGACGAGCAAAAGAAGGTGTCCAGTACTCGATTTCTCCACCGCGCGCTTCTTGTACGCCGCCGAATGTCCACCATGGAGCTTTGCGCTGCGGATCGTAGCCGGATTCATAATACTTCTTGCGCTCATCGTAGCCCATGAAGTTGGTCTTGTCGCCCCAGTACTGCATGATTGGGTTGACACTCTTTAACTCATTCAGCCAAGGCGTTATATCGAAAGAATCCAATGCTTTACGTGCGGCAAGATCAACATTCGCGACACCATTTGCGAGCGCGCCACTTATGGATGTGCCGGTGACTTCCTGAGATGTATCATCGGCCCATTCAAGATAAGTTGCACCAATCACTACAGGAAGGATGCGTTTCGTGAAGATACTGGTTGCCAGTTGTCCAACGCTGCCCATTGATTCACGGGAGAACCCGAGGCCGAACGTATTCATATCATCCGACAGACGAGAGAGCAGGAAGTATGGCATATAGGTAGCAGACGTGACATTCTCCATATCGTCGCGGCCTGCTACAAACTGTTTGAAGAAGAGCGAAGTAGCATCTTCAACAGGTTTTGTACTGCCACTCTTAATGGATTCATTTAAGCCACGGATAATATCGAATGGCGTAGCCATCTTTTTTGTATGAATGACAGTATTGTAGGCTTCTGGCGCGAAAATATCTTCATCAACCTCACGCGCTTCTGTGACTGAGATATTCTCGTTCATCATGTTGCGAAATTCTTTGCGGAATTCCTGATCAACTATATCGACATTGGTGTTCATGACACCTTCAATACGACGTACCTCATTCCAGATTTCATCTGTGGAACGGGCAGCCGCATGCATCTCGTCATTAAGCCCTGTCCGCTTCTGGAATAACGCAAGTTGCGCCAGACGTTTTGTTTCTGTTGCTTCTTTTTGAGGGAGAATCGAGGAAGCACTCTCAACAAGAGAAAGAACGCTGTTATCACCCTTTTCTGCGGCGTGCTGCAAAAAGGCTTCTTTTCCAACTTCTGTGCGGAGAAGCTCCCAGAAATCAGCAGACTCTGTGCCGTAGTCCTGCGTAAAGAGATTTCCAACGCTGCCGCCACCTGTACTGAGTCTTGACCGATCTGTGCGGAGGTACATCATATTATTCTGTGTACCAATCGGATCATGGATGTAGCGGCTTATGAGATGTTTGAGATCCTGATTTTGAAAATCCTCTGGCTCCATTTTCAGGATCTCACTCAAGAGTTCCTGATCGTCTTTCCTGCGGAGAGATACAAAAAGATCTTTTGTGCGGCCATCTGAATTCTTTTCTAACTGAACGAGAGAGTCTTCTGTCAAAGAGTAAGTATTCTCTTTCAGGAATTTTTGCGCACGCTTCGCATTGTCAAGATATGAGATTGCGTAGCCAACATTTGCTTGCTCATCGGCAGCTGCTTCCTTAAAAGCTTTCAATTCTTCTTCGTTCGGATCAAGAAGCCGATTGAAGACATTCTGTCGCCAATTCTTGTCTGTGAATTTCTTGACGATACCAGTGATTCCAGAAAGAGGGCTGCCAGAAAAATGATCGCGATCCTGGCCGATGTCAAGCAATCGGAATGCGAGGTGTGAGCTTTCTTCATACCCCGTATCTCCAGCAAGTTGATGCTGCATACGCTGCGCCCAACCGAAACGGGAAGACATCGCGCGAATGCCAGTTGCGACGGGGCTGTCTTCAAGTCCGTCATTTCCGATCTTATAGACTTCATCGAGAATGCGGACATAATTGCCTTCGACCGTTTTGTTCTTCGAGCTGTCTTTATGGACAGGATTCACGATAGCAGCAAGAGAAGGATCTTTCGTACCGCTGCCGATGAAGCTCATGGCTGGTGCTTTCTTCGCCTGCTCCAGATCACGCAGTTTCAAGATCTTGCCAGGGATCGTAAGGGCGCCCACGCTCAGGGCGTCCTGCATGATTTCCGATGGAGCGTTGAAGCTGTAGAGCTCTCCCTTGGAATTTACGCGAAGCGCTCCAGAGTCAGGGCGCAGATTCAAGAAACGCTCTTCAAACTCTTTACCTTGTTTTGCATAATGCTGCCGAAGTTCTTCAAGAAGATCCAACGTCTCATTCTGACTATATGTGCCATCTTGCTTTTTCCGCAGACTTGCAGAGCTCTTGCGGATCTTTGCGCGATTTGCAAGAATGTCTCGTACGGATGCTCCTTGATCACCAGTTACCGCACTGAATCCTTTGCTAAGAAGCGATTGATTGCCCCATCTCTTCTCAAGATAAGCAATATCATGCAGCTTCTCGTAAGCAGAATTTGCAGCTTCCTGTACTGATTTATTGAAATTCTGTCGAGCCGTCTGATTATCGTTGGCACGCATAAGATTGACAAGCTTGCCAGCATTCTGCATCTGCTTCTCGTTGAAGCCAGCGCGTTTGTATGCTGTCTGGACAGTTTCCTCATCATGTACACCTTGCGATACTTCTCGAATGAATTTCATGAAACGGCGCTCTGTATTCAGATTGCCATCATGATAATTCCGATAATACATATCCTTGGCAGGCATGACAAGCTCATTATCCTGGAACAATTTATTTGCAATATGCCCGCTACTTGTCTTGGCACTTTCCATGGAATGGATCAGAGCAAACATGGTATCAGGATTATTCGCTCTTAAGGAGATAGGCTTCTTGCTTGTCTCTCTCGATATGGTACGCCAGTCTTTCTTGATCTTGTGAGCGGCCAGGCGAACATCATCAATCGTCATGTTCTCTGTCCCCAACAGCTTGCCAAAGGTTTTTCCTGTGTTCTTTGCGAAGCGATACCCTTTATCGAGGGATTTCGCAAATCGAGAGACAGAACCCGTTCTATACAAAATGGCTGCTGAGCCTAATGCTGCAGCAGCCACTCCTGTGCCTTCCAATAAGCTTTTTCGGCTTATCGGGCTGGCAGTCCGGTCCTGATTATTCGCTTGTTGTCTTTTCTCTTCTTCCGTCAAAAGTTTTCACCTCAAACGAAAAAGTCCAGAACTGGACTTTTTTCATAATTCAAACTTTTAGCCCCACCCTGGGCGGAGAGCCGGAGAAGTAACGTCTACGCCACTCTGCTCCAGACCGTCAATTCCACGCATGCCGTCATCGTTGGCAAACTGCGGGAATTTCTTCAAGAATTCTTCGCGTTCTTTTATCTTGTCCGGGGTGAGCTTATCCGCTCGCGAACCGCCCCGAATAGTTGTTGAACGGTCCACGTTGATTTCTTCGGTTTTCGGGACGATTTTTTCTTGGGCTTGGTAATCTGCCATGTCCATTTCGTCCTCTCGATTGTCGTCATACATCTCACCTTTTGGATCAACAAATTCCAGGCCGCGCAGATTGACAAGTTTCCACTCTGCCCGTGTCAAGTATTTTGTCATTTTATCGACATCCCAATCCTCGATCTCTTCGATATCGAACTGCGGGAATGCCTCGTTGATGATACAGACAATCTGGTTGTCCAGATCGAACATCTCAGAACGATAGTAATCCAGGATATGCTGCCGCGATTTCTTGCCATCGAGATAGGAATTCTTGCGGATCTGCTTCATGAGCTCCGTAGGAATTCCTGCATCTATCTCATCCCAGTCAATCTTATCGGGATGAGGGTAGAGGAGACAGGTATCACAGATAATCTCTTCTTTCTCGAAGTCATTGAAGCGTTTGTCGTTCAGAATGTCTTTGTACTCCTTGCGGGACAGCGTACGATAGATGAATACCTGCTCATCGACCTGATAGACGAAGACGTTACGGTAGGACTTCTTGAATTCCATGATGAGCTCGAAGATATCATCGACATGCATCGGGCGATCTTCGGAAACCTTTATCATGAAACCACCGCCTTACAGCTCTTCTGTCTCAGAAACATCGAAGCCGGACTTCAAAAGGATCTCATCGGCGATTGCACCCGAGATGCCGCCGTTCTCTTCAATAATTTCATTGATATTCTCCGGGAAAAGCACACAGAGGTGGCAAATCTCATCCTGACGGTCAAAGATCTTCGTGTCCTGCGAGTCGACCTTCTCGACCATCGTCTCGACATATTCTTTACGACGGAGCTTGCGCCAGATGACAGAGATATCGCCAATTGTTGTCTTATAGATGTGACGATATTTGTCTTTCCATGTCTCAATCTGAGCAGCAGTGACTGCACCTGCTGCCTGTTTCTGAATATCTGTATCCTGGTTAGCCATAATTAGTTTCCCCCATTATGTAGTAGATTTTTATTGCATTTTACAATCGGTATATTACAAGATGTAAGGCTATTAACCAACAGTCTTGATGTCTTTTGCAAGGAAGGTATAACGTTCACGGACGCTCGGCGGGCTGTCTGTTGCGCTGCCCGAGAGCACTTGTTGGCAAGACTGAATCGCAACGCCTTGCAGGAAGATATGGACAGGATCGCCTATGCCCGTGTTCTGCCCATAGATAATATCAATATCGAATGTCTCCGGCCAGATTGGCCCTCGATTATTGCCGTCGATACCTTTTCCCTGAAGACTTGTGTTAATAGCTGCAACAGAATCTTGCGGGACATGTACCGTATAAGATTTCATTGTCGTAATGGAATCGTCTTTTGCGGCTTTCAAGATCTGGAACAGGTAGTTTGGAGACGTAAAATTGATATCGAATACGCCTTGGATGATACGGTTCCCTCTTGCAAGCTCATCGTATGTGTAGCTGTTGTAGCCGAAGAGCGGCAAGACATTTTGGTTGACGTTCCAATCGATGTAGGCGATATCTTCCACGAATTCGTTGCCGAAGAAGACTTCTGCGTCGATGACGGAATAATATCGTTTCAGGAATGCGCCATCAATCTTGAATCCATCTGCTGTTTTCGTACGATGATAGCTTGTCTGATACGGCGTATGAATCGGGCGCTGGTCTAATGGTTTCGATGACATGCGTTATACCACCCTTTCATAAGTGACGCCGTTTCGATAGATAATAGGATCGACATGGTCATAAGTATCGATAAAGAGGAAGCCAGAGCGATGATAAGTAGCCAGATTGATCGCATAGATGCTGTAGTACTTCATGCCGCGGATATAGAAAGAGATCGCTCTGCTACTATTAGAATGATAATATTCTACTTTAGGCGTCATATCTTGCGAGTCAAAGTTGATCGTCTCAACGCAGAGGAGATATTCATCTTCGTCGCTCGGCGGGAATGTGAATCGATTTTCTGCATAATAATAATAGATCGAATCTGTGAAGAAGTTGGCATCCTGATTGAAATTCGAGTGCCAGTCTTCCAGGATGACAAACATCAGCTTGTCTACGTTCTCGTGATCTGCATAGGAACGTACGGCCTCTGTAAGAATGTATTTATAAAGCTCATCGACATTGACTTCTGGTATCGTACGGAAGCGGGCTATTAAGTCCATGACATATTGCTCTGCTGCCGGCAGATAATATCGAAGTGCATTTCGTATTCGCTTCTCATAGAGATCGAAGTAGAGCTGCCGGTCTTTCTCTCGGTATTCTTCTGAGAATACATCTTGGAAATTATGATAGGAAAGGCGGCTGACAATCTTTCCCTTATTGTCTTGGATGTAGAAGAACTGCTTGCCATCAACATATTTACGGATACGATCGACGACTACGGTTTCTTTATCGATAGGAGTCAGAGTATCGAAATCATCATGCAGCAGGAGATCATCTTCTCGCGTTGAGATATAGAACTGCTGATTTGTTGCTTCTAATAGCTTCCAGCCAGGGATTGATACTATACAGTAAGAAAGTGGCTCTGTATCTTCGAAGATTGGACGTGGCACGATAAAGTCATAAGGTGTTTTTGCTTTAGCAAGTTTCCAGATATCTTTATCGTCTTCCGTAAGCTCAGAGCCGTTTGTTGTCATTTCGATATCGTCAGCAATAACATGATCGATCTGTTCCAGTTCATTTACAGTCTTTCCCCAGAACTCAGAGGCATAATCATACTCAAACTGATAGTGGACGAAATAATTCAACCAGTCGTGCTCGGCGGCCATCGGTATGATATAGCCAAACGTCTCCTCTGGAAGCGAGACACAAGTATCTGAGTCATCCGCGATGTCTTTATAGATAGTAGGGAATGGTTGGATTTCTCCTGTAGTGTCAACTGGAAGGATACGTATAGAAGCCAGCTTCTTCTCTGTCTTAAGTTGAAGCCGCCCGCCGTATATTAGCGAGGGGAACGCCTCGAGACTGCTGTTCATGGCAATATTCATGCGGTTTTGGTAACGCTCTGCCATGAAGATAAACTCATAGTAGAAATCTCTTTCGTAATCCTGCAGATTTGTCGTCTCTACCATATAGCGATACAGATACTCGATGATCGGTGTTTTCGGATTTGCTTCGAAATCGCGGCGCAGACGCGTCAAGATGATTCTTGCCCAGTTCTTCTTCTGCTCGACATTCGTATAACCAAGAATACGGTCAATGATTGCCGACGGCTCATCGGCACGGAAATAGACACGCATCTTCCTTGATTCGCCATCACTGCCGCTCGTCCAGAGCCAATAGACGCCTTCGCGCTCGAATACATCGAGATATAACATAGCCGAGGGGATATTGGCCTGATTTATCGTATCTTCACCATCATACTGCCAGTAAATCACATCATGACCGCTATTAAAGGAGTTGACATGCATCTGCAAGGTGTGGCCGAATTGACGAATCATGCAGATTGGATTCAATATCATTTTTTCTTCTCATCTCCTTTCTTATCTTTATCCTTGTTGTCTTTCTTGGAATTCTTTTCATAATAGGCGGCAGCATCTTCCATACGCTTCTTGTAGTTCTCTTCATTCTTAGTCATCAAACGACGGAATTCTGCCTCATCGATTTTATCAGAGTTATATTTCTCTAGCAGCTCGTCATTCGTCTGATTTCTTGATTCAGCGATCTGAGAATACATAATCTCTTTTGGCGTTTTGGAATAATAGTTTGAATCTTTTACGACAGGTTTGTCAGGGTCGGTACTTTGGCTGACTTTATCAGATGGCTTTACATCGCCAGATATATCTCCAAGTGCATCCAGATAAATGACCTTGTTTCCAGTACTGCCATCTTTTGTCGTGACAGGAAGATTCTCACTCTTGCTTATTTTGTTTGAAGCTTTGCTTACAACATCAGAAAGATAGTCGACATCCAGGGCATAGAACTGGTAAGTATTTTCTGTGTACACATCATTGATGGACATAACCTGTCCTTCATTTACTAGCGTAATTCCGTAGATGGCAAGTCTTGCATTATAGCCATATTCGTTGGCACAGGAAATCGTCATGTTGAATGGTGGAAGCTCGTCTGCAAGGAAGTGAGCAGCAAGCCTCTTATTCGCCAGATACTCCTTCATGATGAAATGTGCCCAATGTTTATCAAAGACACTGAAGATAAGTGTACCGGCGATCGTGCGCGGGCCAAATACGTACCCTTTGGCATTCATGTCGCCGATACAACGGATCGGCACTTTCTCATCATGAATAGAGTAGGTGACCGTCTGGAGAGCACCGATGACTTTTACGATGTTGCTTCCGTCTGGCATCGGCATGTCGATCGTGCAGACCATATCATGGCCTGAGAATGAACGGTAGGTATCGCCGTACTCTGTCATCGGTTGAGAGAGAGCCTTGGCGAGGACCTGTTTTTCCATAGCAGAAGATAATCCGCTACTTTTATTGGACGGTTTATCTTCCTGCTTCGTCCAAGGGAAATCATTGGTGACATTACGTGGATTCAGTTTGAGATCCGTATCGTACATGTCGCCCGCAGTCGTGTCGATCCATTCTTCTGTATAAGCGCGGACGTAGTCCTGGTACTCCTGCGGCATAGCAGAAATGACTTGACCAAGCTGCCCTTTTAAGTAGTCTTTATATTGCTGCTGGGATGGTGTACGGCCAGTATCGACACTCTGAGATAAAATCTCTCTTGCACGTTTACGGATGCCGCCACGCACTTCTTTGAGTTCATTTTTTGCTGTTTTCTCCCAATCTTTGCTGACAGCAACTGGCATCTTGTTGTTTGGCGTGCGAGGATTGAAACGCAGAGAATCCTTATAGTCGCTCTTCAATTCAATTTGCGCGTGGTTGTAGAGCGTATTCGTGACAACTGTGTTATCGTCTTCTGGGAGGCCGGTCGGCGCACTCATAATGCTATTAACCGTATCACGGAGATACGTATCGAAGTGCTTGCTGTCCAGCGTGTTTCCGCTCTTCTCGGAATTCTTGATATGTTCCTGGACTTCTTTGTCAAGGAGCTTGGATCGTTCTCGATATATATCCCGCATGGTAGGCTGCTTCTTTTCGTCTGCCATATCGGTTCCTTTCCAAAAAGTCCAGATCTGGACTTTTTTCAATATTATAAAAAATAAGGAAGCTGAGACCGAAATCTCAACTTCCCTATTACCGAGGTTATTCAGTTTGTATATGCTTAGGCAGCGTCCGTATTGGACTTGACCGGGCGCATATAGTCAACCTTACGAGCGACGAACGTACAAGCCTTCTCGCTTGTTACATTGTCGATCGAGAAGCCGGAACCCTCGTTCAGGATTTCAACGCCATAGATAACGAGTGTAGCCTTCTGGCCATACTCGTTGGCAAACGAAATCGTGATGTCGAACGGTGGAATTTCATCTGCATACTGCAGATCTGCCTTCTCCGCAACGTTCTGCGTGATCTTGTCCGACTCTTTGGATGCGACGCCAGATACGCCATTAATAGCGCGCGCCGTCATCTTCTGATCCCAATCATCGAGCGTCATAGCTTCCATGTTAAGATTCTTACCGATACGTTGGAAGGACTTCTCCTGCTCAACGTGCTCTTTCAGACCAGCGATAAGAGCATCGCGGTCAAAGATCGTGAATACGAGCGTGCCGGCGATACCGCGTTTCGATAACACCCTGTCTTTCAACATATTTTAAGTTCTTCCAATAAGGAAGAGGGACTAGACTATATCTTCATCTTACCATGCTTTCGTTACCTCTCTAGCTTTTTGATATTTTCTATCTAAGCAGATTTTGCAATCTTCATACAGCCACTTGAGCAGATTTTTTGCTGTCGAAAAATTATAGGTAACACAATATACATTATCTTTTCCTTTTTTCGATATTGCATTGGTTTTGTGTGTCACAAAATCCTTAGTTCTTTCATTTAAGGTCGTTAGAAAATCGAAATTACTTAAAATACGTAAGCGAGGGCCAACATACGTTTTGCTTCCTTTGTATGCTTTTGTTGTATCAATACACCCATCACCATCAATATATCCGCGAATAAAGTCTTTTACATATTTTCTTGGTATATCAGGGAATTTCATTTCTTGCCCTTTATTATTGGTTTTTAAAGAAAAGAAATCCTTGAATTTACTTATTTTATTTTTACAACTTATTTTTAACGTAAAAGAATTTGTTTTTACGCGCTTATATAATGGTTTTTCTGGACATATTAAGTTTCTAAAGCGTTCAAGTAAAGCAATATCATTTTTTGCTAGACCAATTTCTATTTCACTATTGCTAATATAGCCATCTGCAGCAACAAAACCAAGAAAATAGTATAACTCTTCAGATGGAGTGTCGAAAAAATTCCAATTATAATGATAAATATGTACTCCCAATAATAACACCTCATTAGCTTTATTACAAACTTTTGAAGCGTATATTGTGGAATAGCGAGTAAGAGATCTGCACTTCGATTTAATGGATTTTCACCAACCTATTTTTATAGGCCCTACTCCTGTTGGCATACGATATGCCCAAGGGGATAGTCGTTGGGGCGCAATACTCAAAGAGCAAAGCTGCCTGCTGATTGTCCAATCCTTAATTTTTTCAAGGCGTTCACGCTTATCATCGCTGATTACGTTGTAGCAATTAAGGCTCTAAGGAAGTTCCAGCATATCACAGATTTTATTTTTTCATCACATCACTGCGATGGAGAAGCCAATTATTAACCTCTCGAGAAAGAACGCGGCTCTGCCGAACCCATCGTGTACAGGGGAGCTTTTTCGCGTTGTACGGAATAAGTAATGGCCTGCAGTTCGCCGATGACGGTTCCGCCAAACGTGCAAACAATATCGCAGCCACTAAAACTTGTGTAGGTTTTCGTGTACTCAGTAGCAACAGTACCTACTGCCATCTACTATCACTCCTATTTATTGTCTATTAAAGATAAGGGCGGTTTATGGCCGCCCCAATCTTAATGAACTTAAGCAACGACAGCCGTTGTTTCGTCAAGGGAATCCTTGACAGAAATCTGGTTACGGATCTCACGGATCTCGTAAACCGGGACAATCGTGTACTCGATGTTGATGTAAGAGAACTTCAGGAGCTTTGGATCAACAATCATGTTGAACTCATAAGCCTCGATGAGCGTACCCTTGATCTTCTCCAGGCGACTCTTAATAGCCGTGTAGAGAGAATTGCGGTTCGTCACATGGTTCTGCTTACCGATGAACGGCTCTGCAGCCTGACGGATCAGGTCCTCAACCGCACCCATGATGCGCCATGCAGCAAGGCGACGGAATGCAGAATCAATCGGAGCCATCGTGATACCGTCCGTTACGACAATTCCCTTTGTGAAGGACTGCTTAAACGTAACGATACCTGCCTTCGTCATCTTGACGAGCTGCGACGGCGTAAGGCGGAACGTGATAGCATCGAGATCGATTGTCTGACTCGTGGAGCTCTGATCGAGCGGCAGAAGCGAGACCATGCCAGCATAACCAGCTTCACCCTTGGAGAGGAACTGATAGTTCTCATTTTCCATGTTGACGAAATACTGGCCGAAGGTAATCGAGATATTCTTGCCGATTGCATACGGATAATTGTTGCGGTCGAGGATGTTGCGACCGTAATTGTTCTTTGCATAGAGGTCAAAATTGACTTCCTGCAGTTCTGCTACACGTCTTGCAATAGCCGTGAGGCTGACATCCGTTTGGCGTGCGCAACCGATAAAACCGTGCGTCGGGGCCGTCTTGAGCTCCGTGTACGTGCAATGCTGTGCAAGCTGACGAGCAAAATTATCCGTCGTGCGGTACGGGATGTAACGGCTGTAATCGTAAGCAATCTCACGATCGTCACCCATTTCCGTAAGCTCACCAAGACCCTTCGTCTTCGTCTCTTCCTTGATTTCTGTCATGGCGTCAGTAACCATGTAATCACGGAACTGAGCACCAGACTCCGTAAGGGCTGCCGTGAAGAGTTGACCCGTAACCGGATGAGCATTCAGGGCATCAACGAGTTCGCCAACCGTCATGCTGTCGAAAGCGGAAGAGCTGACAACGACATGGTTCATGCCGAACGGAAGATCCTGAGCAGCAACAACGAGGAGTGCCGCACTTTCGTCCTGCGTATCACCAACCATCGTATTGAGATCGCCAAGACACTCTACCTTGTTATCTGCCTTCGGCTGGAAAACAAAGACTTCGTTCATGGACTCGCCAAGGACATATTCCTTATCATTGAACTTAGTAACAGCTTTATCACTTTCGCCCGTTGTCGTGAACTCTACTGGAGCAAAAACAACTTTCGTTGCATTATCTGCATCTGCAGCGCCAACATAGATCTGATCGCCGACAATGTAATGCTTACCGATGTAATCACTACCCGTGATCATATCTACGTCGCCAGAAGCATTGACACGATGAAGCATGGTCTTGCCATTGTCTTCAATCATGATGTACGTGCCAGCCGCAACATTTGCGCTCTTAACAGCATCAGCATTATCAGCCTTGGCAATAACTGGGAACACCTCGTCTGTATAAACATCCGTGAGAGCATCCGAAACGCCGTCTTTGACTTCATCGAACTTAATGTCGAACTTGCGGGCAGCTGTACGATCATTCTCGTCAACCTTTGTCGTGAGAGCGATCGTGTCCTTAAGAACAGGGTATGTCTTAGCAACCGTTGTTTTGAAATCATTTGCGCGCGGAAGCTTGCTGGAGATCGTATCGTCAGCCGATACGCACGTCAGGACGCGATACTTGACCTCTGCATCCTGGATTGCGTCATACAGTCCACCAAGGAGCGGAACGATGCGGTTCTCTTCGTCTTCCATCGGCGTTTCCGTAATACGCGGAGCTTTGCCTTCGCCACGATTAACAGCCTTAGCCGTGATAGCATAGCCGTTACCGAGACGCTTGTACATCTCGAACGAGGAGAGCTTCGTCTCTTCATAGTCAACCTTATCCGTAGCGAATGCACGATCCGAAACTTTTGCAGTCTCGAGGAAGTCCCAATCCTTAGCCATCGTGATGCCGACGTTCTTCAGAATATCAGCAAAGTTCTTTTTATCCTTTGCCTGGAAGAAGATTGGGTACGGCTGTGCAACATCCGTATTAAGCTCGAGGCGACGGAAGTACTTATGATCGAAATTGGAATACGGAGCAACAGCTTCGCCATCTGCAACAACAATCTTCGACTTCGTGATCTCTTCGCATTTCGACTTATCGCGGCCGATATAGTAAACACCCGGGAAGATTGCACCCAGCGGGATTGCATAAGCTTCCGTGGAGTTTGTGACATCTACGCCATTCTCATCGACGATCGAGAGTTCAAGGACGTTGTTGCCGTCCATCTCATTGAACTTCGAGATAACATCGACGAGGTTTGCATCACGGCCAAGACCGAGGTCCAGTGCAAGGTGCAGATCCTTTTTCATGACGGCATTGCTGCTGACAACCTCACCGCGCTTCTTCTGCTGGATCGTTGCACGAGCAGCCGGCTTATAAAGCGTGAATGTCTCATTGCCGACCGTGTTGTCATAACGCAGGTAGACCTGCTTGCCAAGGTTGGACGGATAACGAGACGATACGCGCAGACGGTAGCCGTTCTCGATGGCGAGCTTGAAGTCCTTATAGAGGTCCTTACCGCCAACGCGGACTGCGTAAATCGTGCGACAACCGCGGTTCCAAGCGTCCTGAACACCTGCTACGAGGGTTGCTTCCTGACGCTTCGTGCTGTCATACGTCTTGCCAAAGACGTAGCTTGCATGCTCCGGGCTGTATACCGGCATCGGAGTGCCGACCGGTCCGTCGAATGCAGTACCGATGATCATGACACTATCAGTCGTTCCGAACTCAGATGTATCATAACCAAGGGAGTAGTCGTTTTCCACTTCTGTAATAACGCCAGGCAGATTGTCTTCGTTACTAAAAACGGTACTCATTGTGTGTTTTCCTCCTATAGAAAGAATTTGCTTAATTAACCAATCGAGACTTTCTCAATATCCGATGCCACAAACTCAGTAAAGAGACGTTCAATCTCTATATAGTACTGAAGTGAGCGGATAGACAAGTTTTGCCGGAACGGATCCAGATTACGGTCAGTAAAATGTTTTTCGAAAAGAATCTCAGCCACACCATTCTTCTTGAAGAAGGCTGTGTAGTTGAAAATTAAGCTTTCAAAATCATTCATTACTTTATTGGCCTGCCTATAATCACTAGCAATGATATGAAATTGCACATGACACTCAAATTTCTGCCCCCAGACGCGCCCCTGTCTGCGGCTCCCATCATCTGCCGTCATTTCATGAATTTCTTCACGAGGACGCGGTTTCAACTCGCTTTTAGGCTTGCGAGAGATGACCTCGTAGTAGATATAGGGATGATCGATCGGTACGGACATGTCCATTTCGATACGTGCGCCCTCATCTGGAACGAACTCGACTTTCATCTTCTTCATCGTCTTGGCTACAAGCATGCCAACCATTTCCATGAAGCTATCAAGCGTTGCACTCTTAACAGCCGTTGTTGGCGGATATGATGGTTTCTCTGTCTCATATCTATTGGGGAGGACGCGGTTATATGCATCTTGTCTCTGTTGGAGAAGGGCATCAAGGGTATCAATCTTCATACTTCTAATCCTTTCTCGAGATGGCAGCGATCTAAGCAGTTCACGGGCCAGACATCAAAAAGAGAGCGGATCACGACTGTACCTTTATGAGCTTTATCGCGGAACCCTTGAACTGAATTGATCTTGTATTTGTAGATGACATAATCCATGAGGCCAGATAAATAAAGATCCAATTTTTGCTCAACGCGCATACGCTGATATTCAGAATAGAATTTTCCGCAGAACTCAGAGAAGTCGATCTCGCGTTTGATCATTTTCAAGATACGGCTGACCGTCACAAGTTTTTCAGAGCTGCGCGGCAAGAAATTGATCAGATTCTCGACACTCGTCTCTGCATCTGTGTGATTACGGAAGTACGCCCAGTTGCCTGGATTATCAAAAGGATCGATGTCAAAAATAGCCTTCCCGAAGTCTCCTGTCGGGTATTCTGGGATATCTACGACGCAGAGAGCACTGGCGAGTGCAACATGAGCAAGCTCGTTCTTTGCTAAATTGTTGGCAACAAAAATAAGGTTCTCCATATTCATGCCGCCGCCACAAGAACGACGGAATAGGCTTTCTGCAGAATTCATACCTTCCATGAAAGCATCTACATCTTCGTAAAGAGAAGCATGCTTGTCTGTCGTGATGATGACGGACTCATTATCATCAACGCTGACAAGAGAAAGGAGATAGGCGATATATGATATCTTTGCGCCGTTGCGGAGAGAGTCCGTAAAAGTATCGGACATGTAGACGCTGACAGGAACGATATAGGTAAAATCATTCTGCTTGATTGTCTCGGCGATATCGAAATAGTCGTAGCTATTACGAAGGTTCATGACAAAGATATCTTGCACGCCCATCTCTTTTGCAAGAGAGAAGGCGCGATAGATATCTGAGTCGCCGTACCGTTCCAAGACCTCATCAACGTCTGTTTCATAAGAAATCTTTTTCAGAGAGTAATTTGTGGCTGCCTGCCCGATTAATAGCAGATTCGAATGCTTATCGACTTCAATATCGATTGCAACATCAGACGTGATAACCAGCTCCTCTCAATACGGATTTCAAATTCTTGAGGATCAACGCACGATTTGTTTTTAAAGGCGCTGTCTCGTATTTATAATAAATCGGATCAGAGTGATCCGAACGCATAGGATAGTAGTGCTGAATGGAGTCAAGCGTATCTCCATCCAGCACGAGATCTTCTTCGGTCGCTTCTACGTCTTTTAAGGTATAGTAAACGCTGATGACATCGATTTCGCCCATTGCCATGCTGTCGCCGCGCACAGAGACACGATTGTTCTGATGCGCGGCATTCATGCGACGGATTTTGACTTTCTTTCCCGTACCAAAACATTTCTTGCAGTCCGGATCCGGTTGATGCGTCGTTGCATCGCGACAAGGACAGTCGATATCGTTGTCCTTGATGACAAACCATATCGGATAAGACCATTTCTGGATATCTCTTCGTATTGCATTGTCGAATTTTTCCATAGGTCATCAACTCCATTGTGGCGGTGTACGAGTGAGATCGTTGAGGATCGTATCGACGGTGATCTGACTAACATCCGAGTTCGAAGAGCTCTTAAGACCGATACGCGTAGCTTTCGGTTTGGCACGACCTTCGTTGTAGTAACCGCGGATTGCATCCTGCCATTTCTTAAGATCATCCTGCAAGAGCTTGATCATGTTTTTGAACATTGTGCTGTTCGTTGAATCAGTAAGTTCTGCATCGCCAAGTTTATACGTACCGCCGCCATCCATTGTACGATCCATACAAGCACGAATCATGCAGTCGAGCGTCGCTTTTGTTCGAACGAATTGCTCTACTTCATAGCTAGGCGCAGCACCGTCTTTTACGGCAGTCCCGCCCGCAATAAAATCTGCTTCCTTACTAGCGTTGCGGATATACGACATCAAGCTAAGCTCAGGGACACCGAAGGAATCGACAAGCGCTTTTAAGCTGTCTAATGTGCAATACATTGGAGAGATTGCTGTCGTTATAGTAAAGACTTGTTCTGGGAATGTCTTTGTGCCATCAAGATTCGTGACGCCTTTGATACGAATCACGTATTTTGAATTATCAAGAATACCGTCTGTCGGCTTGACCTCTAAGATATTGCCGACAGCAGTAGATTCTACAGTCAGTTTTTCCACTCAGAAATCACTCCTATACATACGAATCTCTGCATTGGAAAGATCGATATCTTCATTGAATGCAAATGCAAAAGCTTCTTTTGGAGTAACGCCGCTTTTAGGAAAATCATCTAGTGTCAAATCTTCCTGCTCAACAATGATAAGAGGATCGCCATTATCGATCGGCGTTTCGATCTTTGTCGGGTCCTTATCGACAGGATCCGTTGTCTCTCCGGGCAGCACTGGACAGATATCATCTTCCGCATGATAGAGGAAAGTACGAACCTCACTCCATCTGCCATAGTCTTCACCCTTAATAGCGCGTCCTCGAAAATAATATTGGCCATCTTCAAGATGTGGAAGTTCTATAGACGTAGCATCTTGGACTTTGGTCTGATAGCAGATATTGTAGAAGCCATTCTCTTTTGCAATCTGCCATTCCGATTTATTTGTAAGAGAGTTGCCAGTTTCTTTCCAGGAGAGCTTCAGCTTTCCAATCTTTTCAAAATTAGCAGGGGAGATGATTTCAATTTCTGATACAACTTCACTTTCGAAAACGAGATTACGCATCATTGCTCCGTCGAGCTTGTCGCCGACAACAGATTCGATGCCATTCTGAATCAGAATACTGTACGAATCTCCTGGCTGAGGATCACTCTTTAATTTGACCTGAATAATATGACCATCAACTTCTGATTCAAATAGCTCGATCGTGTTGGCTGTCTTATTCAGAAGAACGATACTGGAATTCGATACTGTGTTTTCATCGACGTCAAAGTTGCATTCAATGAAGATGCTTTTTGTTTTTAGACTAGTGGAGACCGCTAAGACGGAGAATTGCATCTCTGCCATGATGGATCACCTTACTCTTTCGCAGCAGTCTTACGCGAGCGTCTCTTGCGAGTCGGCTTTTTCTCTTCTACAGAAATTTTTTCTGCTTCTGCTTGGGCCTCTTCTACAGCTTCTTCTGTCTCTGCCTCTGCAGTTTCTTCTACGACTTCTTCTGCAGGAACTTCCTCTTTAACAGCTTCTGCAACCTTTTTAGTCTCTTCTGTTTCCTTTACGGATTCTTCTTTTACAGCTTCCGTATTATGGGCCAGAACAAGATAGTCTCCTTTACGAACAAATTTGAAGGGTTGCACGGGCTCGCCAAACGAACCAGAGACGAGACGGAGACGGCCAGACTGGACACTGCGGCGCAGCTGTTCACAGTTTGTGCCAGCGTAGATACGTGCTTCAGGATGTCCGATTGTCAGATGGATGCGACTCAGTTCATCATAATAACCAGCTTCGCCCGGCTGAAGACGTACAACGGCAATAACGTTTTTACTCATAAATTGTTCTCCTATCTAGAAAAGTCCAGAACTGGACTTTTTGCAATTTTTTAAAAATAAAAGGACGGCTTGGGAAAGCCGCCCTTAAGAATTCAATTACGGTCTTGCATCAGGAATGGCAGTCTGGATATTGACCGTCGGCGGAACCGGGTACGTCGGAGCGACAGCAAGGTTACGGGCAACCGTAATGCCACGACCATTGTTCAAGATACCAACGCCATAACGCTCTTTGACCTTGAGCAGACGGATATCGCGTTCCGGATCCGTCCAGTTGTCCGTGGACAGACCTTCTTTTTCGACAATGACACCAACGTTTGCGCGATCGACGCAGTACATGTCGAACTTCTTGTTGACCTTGTCGAAGTTGACGAACGGGGAGAAGTTCATCGTGAGCGGCATCGGGAGACGGTTCTGGACCTGCTCCGGGCGCATGATGAACTGCTGCGGACCCTCATCAGCAGCGAGACCGGCGAAGCCCGGCGTACCCTGCGTAGCGCCCCACGGATGAACATGCTGAGCACCGAAAGCGCCGTACGTCATGCCGTTACCAATCATCGAGTTACGAGCAAAGATGACCCAAGTCAACGGATGCATGATGATGTCGGTCGGCGTCATGTCGTTCGCCATCAGAGCGAGGACGAGATCGAGGAAGTCTTCAATCGAAAGCGTATCGTTGAACGAGCCATCCTGTGCGCGGCCCGTCGTGCCGGCTTCCGGCAGCTGCTCGCGGAGGTTGTTATCGAAAATAACATGGCCGTGGTTCGAGAAGCTGTTAAAGCACCACTCTTCCTTATAGCGTGCCATAGCCTGGCCCATCTTGCGGACGTTGATGCCGTAGATATCCCAGCTGGAGTCGGAAATTGCTTCTTCCGTGATGGATACCTTGAGACCGATCTTCTTGACACGGACCTCAAGCGTACCATTCTCCAGCGTATTGAAATCTACGCTGTCCTCATTGTAGCGGCCGCCCTCGGATACTTCGCTGGCGCGGAGCTCACCGACAACCGGGATAACATAAACAGAAGACGTGCCGCCCTCTACATGGATCGTGTTCATGAAGCGCGTAGCCAGATACTCCGGCTCAGCAGCCTCACGAAGCTGGCCCTCAATGACTTTCGGGATCAGCTTAATCGTATCCGTCGACATTAGGGATTCCTGGATGCTCGTACGGCCTGCGCTGTAATCACCGTTGATGTTGCGGACCATCTTCTCCATCAGGTCGAACGTCTCAGGAGCAACAGCCGGAGCTTTTGCGCCCTCAGCGCCTTCCTCAAACTTCTTCTTCTGAGCAATAGCCGCTTCGCGCAGCTTTGCGATATTATTAAGGGTTTCTGTCATACTAACGGACATTCTAAATCCTCCTACAATCTATATGGTTAAGGCAGGAGAGGAGATAAACTCCTCTCTCACAGCCTCTGATTACTTCGTCATCAGGATCTTGACGCTACCACAGCAGCCATCCCAATCCATGAATGTCGGGACACCCGTGAGGCCGCGCTTCTGATACTTGAACTTAACAGCAGCACCGCTCGTGTAGCTCTTAAGGAACTCGTCGGCTTTCTCCTTGTCGACGACTTCAACGACTACGATGCCCTGGAGTTCAGAAGCATACTTGATGCGGAATGCATCATGGAGGACAGCACCCTCAACACAGTTCGTGAAAGTATCATCGCCGATCGCAATCTGCAGCGAGTTTGGCTCGATATCGACGTCCAGCGTACGGAAGAACTGCTCAACATACTCCTTGCTCGTAGCATGGATGACGCCAGCCTTCTGCGGATCGATATTGCGAAGAGCAACATTCTTACCATCCGTCAGGCCCGGGATACCAAGTTCACCGAGACGGAATTCAGGATTCATGCGCGGATCATAGTTGTCGCCACGGCCCGTCGAAGCAAGCATGTGGAGGTCATGGTTAAGGTAGTTCTTGTCATACGGATAACCCGGATACTTGCCCTCGCTGTTGAACGGCGAGCTGCTGACAGCATCCTCACCACGGCGGTTCGTCTGGCTGTAAACGCTCGGGTTGAAGCCCTCATAATTGAGCTTATCTTCAAGAGCCCACTCTGCCCAACGAGCAGCACCTTCCGGTACGAGCTCCTTATTGACGCTATAGATCTGGCCAACAACCTGCTGACGCTCGATCTCGATCTCTGCCGGGCTCATCGTTGCGATAGCAGCCTCAGAAGAGAGCGGAGAAATCGTGAAACGGCCATTCTCATCCGACTTGACGAGAGAACCGACCGTGAGAGCACCGTATGCGCTACCCCACATATTCTCCTCAGCCTTATCCTTATATGCGAACCACGGAAGCTCAATCATGGAATCCGTGAGGATCGGGCCAGGCATGATGCCGTTGAATGCATCATCATCGCGCGTATACTCGTTACGCTGCAGGACACCAAGCGGAATATTGCCCGGACGGACATCCTTGACCGTTGCGCCATCCTTCGTGACCTTACCAGTATTAGTAGCGTCAATCGCATAACCTGCATCCGTCAGCTGTTTTGCTGCGCCGTAGAACTCAGCCGTGCCAGTATCGACACCAGCAACTGCCTTTGCGAACGGACGATAGCAGCCATCAGCATAAGCATCTTCCATGCCGCGAACCGGAACCCAGTCTTTGCCGATGTTCGCAACCGTCTTGCCCTGTGCTTCCGTCGAAACAAGAGCCGTAGCAGAACCCTTCGAATCCTTATACTTATCCGTATCCTTACGGAGACGAACCGGGACACCACCATTTGCGAGGGTCAGTGTGTTGAACTCCTTCTGCGACTCGAAATCAACGAGATTCATGTTCGGGTCAGCAGCAACGAGGCGGCCTTTCGGTACGACGAGCTGGTTGAAACCGAAGTCAAAGCCGTAACGGAAGAGTACCGGCAGACGATAGTCGAACTCATACTTGATGTTCGGAACGTCGTGCTCCGAGACATTCATGAAGTTATTGGTACGGTTGATGCGGTCAGCACCATCACGATAGCCAGGGAGATTAGCGTTGAAAATCTCACCGCGAGCACCCGGCTGCAGGCGATCCTGCATAGAAGTATTGCTTGGTTGTAAAGCCATTATGGATTCATCCTCCTGAATTACTTATAATATGAGACGACGCTCTGGAACAGATTACTCAGGCCAGCCTGAAGGTCGATATGGTCGAACTCGTTCGACTCTTTGACCTTTTTCGTGCCTTTGGCCTCTCCTTCACCTTCTGAGAGGGAAGGATCTTGTACCGATCCCGGCGCGAGAGTTTCTGCAACTGGTGTTGCAGCAGCTTTCTCGGAAAGCTCTTCCTTGAGATCGAAGATTGCGTCGCTGATCGACTCTTCGCAGCGGTTCTTCACATCGTCTACGGAAAGCTCATGCTTGCCGGCAGCCTTGCGCAGTGCCTGCATCGCTTCGATCAGGCTGTCTTTGCGGGCAACCTTGGCTTCTTCAAGAGCGCTCTCAAGCCCCTCTTTAAGAGCCGTCTCTTGCTTGGCCTGCTCCTCAAGAGCAGCTTTGGCTTCTGTAAGCTCAGTGACCTGTGCTTCAAGAGCCTGATTTGCTTCCGTCAGCTCAGCTACCTTCTTCTCGGACGCCGTCTTTGCTTCAGTGAGCTCAGATACTTTCGCTTCGAGATCCGAAATCGTAGCTTTAGCTTCCGTCAATTCTTTCTGATTGTCTTCTGCCATTTGCTGTTCTCCTTTTTTGATTGTTTCGTCGAGGCTTTCAGTAATCTGAGTTTTATCTCCCGACTTCGTCTCCGTAGCTGGATAGATCTTGCGGTTCTTCGCATAGATATCGCTCGGAACGACTACATAGCTTAATTCTTTGGCTTCCATGCTATAGATATCCCAGTAGCATGTCTCGCCATCATATTCAACACCGCGTTCGTGTCCGCAGGATTCTCCACCAGCAAGCTGCTGGCCACAGATGCTGCATCGCACGTCGTGGGCAATTACGCCAATAGATACCGTGCTCTCTGTGCCATTCAAAATATCTTCTTTTGCGTCCTCACCGGGGACGTTGACAGTAAAGAGTAAGGCAGGAGTGTTGGAAAACGTACCCTTCGTCTTATATTCTGCATTCAGAATACGCCCAATGATTTTACCGTTCTTCTCATTGTGGTGCTTGATCAGCGGGCGGTTGTATGGATGCGTCCATGTCGGCACGCTGTTTTTCAAGCACTTCGGCATATAGCGGGTAAAATTCCGCGTGGCATGTGGGAAAGCATGGATGCCTTCTACATCAACCATCAGGGAATTGGGGGCAATCGGAGTATTGTCGTGGTCATCTTCTGTCAGATTTATGCTATTAAGAAGATGATCATCCTCTACAAGCTCTGCAGAGAAGCTGCCGCCGACATATTCCTGGATTTCCAATGCCATTTCTTAACTATTCACCTCCTGCCTTTCCGGTCTGATTCACCTTACATGTACAATATGCATGAAAAGGAGGGAGGTCGTCCAATGAAAACTTAGAGGTGTCAATGATCGAAGCGTGCTTTTTACGGTCCTCGCTCTTCCCGAAATCTACGTATATCTTCTGGATGCCGAGCTGCTGACAGGTCTTTGCATAGCCAAAACTATAGGACTTAGCAACGATATGCTCCGTCAGAAACCGCAAACGGTATTCTATTGCATCAAATATCGCTTCTTTTTCTTGACGACTCTCCACATCCTTGAGTTTGCGGTGAATGTCTTTAAAAATCCCTTTCACGACTTTATCAATCTCATTATTGATCTGCACGAGAGAGATCTTTCGCAAGGATACATCCTGCTGTTTGCTGTCTTTAATAGCTTTCAGGATGCCTTCCTGCGATTCTGCGATAACGTACTGCTTCAAGTCTTTCATGATCCCGTCTCTTGCCAAAGGCAGGACTGAAGCGGATTTGCCGTTTCGCTCACATACATCATTACGTACCGTACTATACCGTTTGTACACTTTCGGGAATTTTTTTTTGTAATCTGCAATATGCTGAGTTGTGGGCTTATCTGCTGCAGATTCTGTCATTTCCTTGATGTGGGCCGAACTTTTTCCGTTTTGGTTCTGCGGCTGCATCGTATTTTTTACCGTGCCGCTATTATCTTTAGGGTTCTTTGCTGCGGAAGAAGAGGAAGATGCACTGCCACCTGTTCCACTGACGCCGCTTGTTATCATCTGCATCTTCTCATCTGTATGCTGGATCATATTCGTGTAGAGTCTCGACTCATCCACGTTATCTGCACGCATACCGATACGCTGGCGCATCTCTTCAAAGGTGATTGTGTTGCCCTGGAACTGATTGAGCGCATGCGTCTCCATCTTGACGCGCGTTTCGTTATTGATCTCATTGAACTGGAATTCAACAATATCCGCTTCATTCATGATAGGGTTATATCCACCTTCTAACAGCAGTTCGTTGAAGATCATCTCACGCATGAAGATCGAGAAACGGCTCTGGATGTACTTGACGGTATCATGTACCTGCTCTTCCATCGAATCGGCATCCTGCTTGCTGCCGCCGCGGCCCATCATTGCTTCACTCATATTAAGAGCGGAGAAGACACGCTTCTCGAAGTAGGAGAGATAGCCAGTTGCATCGAGTGCCTGCCCTTCTGCACCGATTGCCTTGAAGTCCGTACGCTCATTCGTGACAAGGACGCCATCGCTTGCCATCTTCTCGACTTCTGTCTTGGCTTCTTTGATTTCCTTATCTGTTGCCATGAAGCCTGCCTGCGGAATACCGATCTTCATCTGATAGATCGGGATGGCAAAACGGTAGATCAGATTAAGGACATTGCCCTCGATTTTGCGGAGCAACTTAACATCTTCAAGTGCTGCTGTGATGCGCGGCGTACCGAAAGCAGCGCCGCCCGCCTTGTCGATATAGAAATGAACGACATCGGTCGGCTTGAACGTTTTCTTGTTGTTGCCAGATTCCTGCTGATACTGCTTGATCGTACCGTTCTTATCTCGCTTGATCGTGACAGTAGCCGGATCCATGCGGAAATAACCGCACACGGGATTCGTATCAAGCACGCCTTTTGCCTGCAGGCCGCCGATATTTGTCATTGGTTGCCGGCTCTTGACCCAAAAGGCGTTGGAGTAGGCGACAAGATCATCTGTTGTTTGCTGGAACAGGACATCCATCGGAATGCTGGTCATGAACGACATCATACGAAGCCTTCCGCGCAGATATTCTGCCGCCGCATCGTTCGAGCCGACAATGTTGTATCCAGCTTTGAAGATCAGCTGGCTATATTTTGCGATCGCCATCTTAATGTAGGAATCTCCGTTGATCGCATCTTTAATCTCAGAGAAGTCTACATCAGGTGATGAAAAGTCGTTATCAGAGCCGTCGCCTTGAAAGCCTACAGCTTTCACAACGAAATTATTCATGTTCGCCTGCGTGATCTGACCGCCCGACGAACCACCAGCTTCTTTTATCGGCGTGCTGGTTCGACGTTTTGGGCGCCAGAACATCAAGTCGGAAAGTTTCACTATGCTTCACCTAGTTCGTATTATTAATTAACGCTGCTAGTATCAATGCCTTCACTCTTAAGCTGATTGGAATAAGCAGTATAGTCATTTTCTGCAGATATATATTCTTGATACTCTTTTTCGGAGAGCTTGCCGAGATTTTTAAGCTGAACCCAATGGCCATCAACACCGTCATAAGTCTTTTCTTTTCTCCAGCGCTTCACATAACGCTTCCAAAGTTCATCGACCTTGTATTTCTTCTTACGGAGATTCTGAATCTTCTTTTCTGTTTCGGCATTCTTCTTGGCTTCATCTTGTTGCTTCTTGCGTTCCGCTCCGTCTTTCTGGATCTGTTCGATACTCTTAGAATTATCTGGTTTGAAGATATCAAAGAAGCTGCCGGTCTTTTCTTCGCTCTCAGAATTGTTTCCGCTAGATGTATCTGTCGTAGTCTTCTCTTTGTTATCTGCAGATTGTGTATCAGTAGGCTCATCGAGCTTACCGCTTCCGACTGCACTTGCCACATCATCGTTGACGACGACCTTTTTCTCCGTTACAGCAAAAATGTCAACGCCCGCTTTTAAGAGCGCACCTTTCGCCTTCGCTTCTTTTAGAGACATATCCAGTATGTCACTAACCACTATTACGGATGAATTCAAATATTTGTACATATCGTAAAGGGACTGAGCGTATTGCTTATCATAGGTAGAGCGGCATTCGCGAAGTATCGCGTTACCTTCAGAGTCAAGATATGTGGCGCTAGAACCATATTGTTCTGTATAATATCGTTCACGCTCTTTCTCGGATACATGCCAGGCACGCATGTGCATGACCGTCTGGTCTACATTATGCGTCTTTCGGAACAGCCGGCTCTTCTGTTCACGCACAATCTGTGAGCGGACGATATAGTCGCGGAGATGTTCGAGATTTTGACCGGCTGGGATCTTAACAGCCTTGCCGTCAAAGTCGAACGTCAAGGAATCTACGTTGGGGAGATTCACTTCAGCCATGATCATCAGCATCTGATGGAAATAGGTCTGCAGAGCCGTCTGGAGCTGGCTCAGATAATATTTCTGGAGATCGATCGTATCTTTGCGATACTTGTCAATTGCAATATTGACAATCGAGCGCGGCTTCACAACATCGATAGCAATATTTGTCGGTTTCGGGAAGAGATTAGGAAGACCGCCAAAGTTGTTTACACTCTTGTAAGTCGTAGAATTGATGGAATCAATCTTCTTGGTATTCGTGCCGCCCTTATAGACAATCTCTTTCTGAGCCTCCGGCTCATCTCCATAGTACCCGTTTGGGAAGGCAACCTGCAGGCGGCGAATCAGTTTATTTATCGTCTGTATAATAGGATGGATTGCGGGCGGCGCAATCGAGATGATATTCTTTAGTTCTTCAAAATCATCAATCAATCCCTTACTCTGGTCTAGTAGAGTAGGAGGATCTGGATTCGTGATGCTATTGTCCTGGAATACGGCTTCAGAACGATAATTGCGTTCCGGCTCAAGTACAGGGCGATATAAAATATGTTCTTTATTATCTGCCATTATTCTTCCTTTATACAAAAATAGGACGCCGAGAGGAGGGGAGACTCGGCGTCCGTAGGGGATATATAATATCGGGCGGGAGAAAGACCCGGTATTACCACATAGATCGTCCAGTGAATCCTCTTCCTGTTCGGCTGCCCCAGGTACTTCGTACGCTGCCGCCGAAATTGGCCTTCATCGGAACCTTGACCCATTTCTGGTAGTCTCCTTTACGCTCACCAGGGGCTTTTCCAATCTGTTTCAGGTTCTTCCAGGGATTCATGGAAGATGTCATAGAGATTTCACGAAGGGCCGCATTTGCACGCGCATTGCCCAACTGGGCAGAGCTGTGCTCGATGCGGGAGCTATTTTCGATACGCTTGATGCCTTTCGTGATATCTGGGAACTTCAATACGAAGGCCAAATAAGCAAGGCCGAGTGCATCGACAAAATGCTCGTCTTTAGAGGTATAGACAGGCTGGCCGCTCTGAGAAACGTGATCGACGCAGTAGTCAATCAGCTGCTTATGGAGCGTTTCGTCAAAAGGAGAGAGGATAATGCGGTCGCGCTCGAATGCCAGAGCAAGCTGATTTACCATAAATGGCTTCATCGGTTCTTTCACGGCAGTCTTCTCGACCGGATCCATTATCTCAATCGTATTCTTGAATTGCCAACCAACGACTTTATTCTTCAAACCTGTAAATGGATGTTCATCACCGTAAATATGGAGTCTTTCTAGCTGATAATCTCCATAGCCGCGGTCACAGAATATCCATGACGGGTTATAAATCTCATTGACTTTAATGATCCAGTTCACCGCATTATCGAGTGTATACTCGCTACGGGGAACCTCTATTCGTTTCATTACCTTAAACTTACGTCTATTTATATCGTAGTCCAGTACTACAATAGAAGAAGAAGCTTGGAATTTCGTTATCTTCGGCGCAAGTCGCTAATTTGCGCCCGTTCTCATAGGAACTGCTCTAGCTTTCACTAGAAGTCGAGACTATATCATCAGCTTTCATACTGTTAAGCTGCGGCATTTCCAATTAAGGGAATCTCACCCACCCCAAACGCTTGGGCCGTACTCCTGTTGCCTTCTGAAGGCTACTCACTAGGTTTTGATGACGGAGACCTAGTTTTCGGATAGTCGTTGAACTCGCATCTCAGAGAGATGTTTTGCTGCGTTCGATGATCCAATCTTGACACTTGTTACTATACCCAGTTTATTACGTTGGCCGCGATATACGTCACCGTTATCGTTTAGTATGTCAAGCTCTAAGGATTTCCCCGCAATTAGCACAGATTCAGTCATTCATTTCTGAATGATAGGACATTGCTTTATGCTGCATTGCAATAAAGCGTATATTTATCGAAGTCAACTCCGACACAACGGAAGGGATTGCCTGGGGCGCGATTCTCTTCATCATAAAGATACATCGCCGGCAAGCGGTCGCCTTCCAGATTTCTCTCCTGTATGCTATTAAGAGGTGTGTAAGCGTAGAATTCCTGATGCATAGCAGCATCGACACGGTCTTTATTGAATACACCAGCTTCTTCTGTTCCGAATTCTGCGAGGATCTCGTGTTCATACTGGATATCACTGAACTCAGAATGAAAACGATCTTCCATTTCCTTGCACCAGTTAGGGTTATGCATGCTCGGGTGAAAGTGCTCTTTATCGTTTGTGTTACGAACGTACACGCTTTTATGTACGCCCTTCTTGTAGTTTCCTACAAGACCAGACTATATCACTGTCTACCGAACCAATATAAATGGGCAAAGATAATATCTTTGCTTTTTACGGTTTAGACATCAACCTTTTCCAATTAAGGGAATCTCACCCGCCCGCTTGGGCCGTACTTCTATTGCCTATTAGGCTACTCATTGCATAAATACAATTTTCGAATAGTCGTTGAACTCACGTCTTAGCAAGACGCTTCGCTGCGCCGATTTCCCAATCCTTAACGTTTTTACCGTTCCTTTGACGTTACTCATTGCATTCGACTATGTCACCATGTCGAGGTGGTAGTTAAGGCTCTAAGGGGGTTCCCGCAGTTAGGTTGATTTTTCGTTGCCACATTTCTGTGACATGGGACAACTCATTTTTGAATAGATTTCATATTTTCTTGGTAAATAAATCGTGGCTTCGTTATATAGGTGTTCACAAGTCAAATAAGCATTCTGTGAAAATAATTTATAATAAAACAGTTTGTGATTAGTATTCTTATTGGTCCATATTAATATTTCTTTATGGGGTATACTCAAGACATCTTCAAGATAGTCTCTAATTGAATATAGAATATTAATCGATTTACTACAAAGAGTAAATTCATTAGATCTGATATAGCTTAAATGTCCATCGCCATCCATAAAGCCTCTAATAAAATGTTTTATTAATTTTGATGGGATTGTTTCAGGCAGGATTTCTTTTCCTGATTTTTTAGGCGACACGCCATGGTACACTAGATCTTGGCATATTCTTTTTGAAGAAATTGAAATACTGTATGTAGATTTTTTATCTTCATTATTGCGGTAGCTTAGATTTCTCTGATAGTTTAATACGTCAGCAAGTTTTCTTAGAACGCTTACGTCGCTTTCTTGTAACGTGATAGTAACCGTATTTAGATTCCTAGTAACATATCCATCAGCCATTAGTAAGCCTAAAAAGTAAGCTTTTTCTTCATTGTCGATATCATGAAAATAATTTTCATTTAACGCATATCTGCGCTTTCTGACAGAAGCTGTTAACCCCCATTTTCGACAATGTTCATCAATTGTGTATCTATTGATTCCATATTCCTTGCATATTTCCGTTAATGATCCTTTATGTATTTTTAACTGTTCTTCTACCCATTGGCGATCATTTACAAGCTTGTCATTGCTATTAAGGCGGAATCTTTTTGCCCAACGGCGTATAGTGGCAGATGAAACGCCTTCTTGTCTAGCAATCTCTTCTGCATCGTAAATTTTTAACTTAGACATAAGCCATTGAGAGTCTTTATATTTTGGAGGAGTCTTTTTTAGCCCCAACTTGTCGATCCATCGATATATAGTTATTTCTCCGCATCCAATTTCTTTTGCTATTTCAGATACAGTATTGTTTTTCATGTGTTCTTGAAGCCATTGTTTATCTTTGTACTTTTCCATACTAATTGTCTCCTTTTTTGATACATTATAGCATGGAAATGATGGAAAAGCTATTCAAAAACGATTTTACTTATCCAAAAGATTCATCTTTGCACATTCTGTAAAATGTGCCGCGTTTTCCTGTTGGAGTAGAGGAGGCTGTGATTCCGATTTCCGCACGTTCGCCGGCAATAGCAGCGACGGTAGAATAATCGTTCTCACCCATATAGTCCACCTCGTCAAGGTAGATCCACGTTATGTTACAAGCGATTCGTTACTTCACTCTTCTTGCAATTTCTTGCAAGGCCAGACTATATCTTCATTCAAAAATGGAAGGTTTTTCCGATTAAGGGGATTTCACCCGCCTACTTAGGCCGTACTCCTGTTGCTCGTATGTTTTAAAGGGCCGAGCCGTGGGGATAGTCGTTGAACACACATCTTAAAAAGATGCTTTGCTGCGTCGATTGCCCAATCCTTATGCTTTTTACCATACCTGAGTAATTAGTTCAGCCCTAACGTATGTCGCCATCGTCAGTTGGTACATAAGGCTCTAAGGGGGTTCCCGCAATTAACCTTCATTCACCATATTTGGTGGACTGCAATTTCAATCAGCCCTTTGTCCACGCACGGATGCAGCGCCCGATCCAGACGATGCACCTGTCGTGAATCCCATAATGACAGAACCATTCGTGAATTCAATCGTATACGGACTGTTCTTCATGCGCTTGATCTGTTTCTTTAATAGCGGAGAATCCTGAATGAGTTCTCGCATACGCATAAAGATAAGATTGACCTGGTTTTCATAAGGAGTGACATAGAGAATACGATAGTTCTTATTCGTGCCAGCCTTATGTAAGCCGCCGACAACCATCGTCTCTGTTTTGCCGATACGCCGCCCGCATCGGTATACGACGCGGGTATGGCTATCTCGAAGCATCTCCATTTGATAATCACGGGCCGACCAATGCTCTAAGTGTTTTGTCTTTGGGTTGTTCGTCATCAGGAATGCTTTTGCCCAATAAACAGGGTCGGCCATAATTTTTGCTAATTTTGCTTGTTCTACTGGCGATAACTGTTTGGCCATATATTATCTATCACCTGCTTTAGAATGGGCTACTATACAGCTCTTCATTGGATTTTCTTCCATTATCTTTCATAAGAGCCGAACCAGTACCCGCTAATATTGCTGCACCACCGATTGCTCCCGGAACATGATAAGCATTAACATAGTCCATGATGCCAGCACCTTCATTCACAGCATCCATAGCATGTTTTTCAGCAGCTTGACGAAGCTTGTTCGCATTTTCTGCTGTATATTCACCAGTATAACCCATGGCGTTTGCGGCGTCTTTGTAGTTGCCTTCATTGATCATATCAATGACTTGTTTTCTTTCTTGCTCAATACGATCAGCTGCATAATTGTCGGCGCGCCCCTTCTTGCGGAGTGCTGCTAATTTAGCATCATAAGAATCATTAGCTTGCACACCAGCTTTTTTTTGATTTGAGGTTGCACCACCACCTGTTGTTGTTCCAGCTTTCTTTTGGTTTCCAGTCTGGGAATCGCTCTGCGAAGCGCCGACGACTTCTTGATTTTCAGTTGGTTTACCTGTAGGCTGCCTTTCTTTTTCTTTTATTTGAGCAGACAGAGGACCTTGAGTTTTTTTTGACAATGATGCTTTTTCCGCAGCAGCTCTTCTTTTTTTGATAGCTTTAACGAGTTTCTTTTTGCTTCTTTTTGACATATTCTTTCACCTCATTTCATCATATATTTTGCTTCATTGCCGAGCATCGCTTGCTGTGTGTTATATTTACTACGCTTTGCGATAGCCATACCTGCTTGCCGCATCGTGTAAGCTTGTTCTGAGTCTTCAAATTTTGCATTGGCGAATGCCTGTCCGTTTCTCTCACGAGCGAGCTGTCTACGATATTTCTGCGCAGCCGTATAAGCGTCCATAGCCAATCCAGGGAGTTCTGGAAGAATCTGGAGACCGATATATTTTTTGGCAGTCATCATCATAGGAAGAGCAAGATCCATTCCAGCAGATGCTGCCGAAGACAACGTACTAGATCCTTCTTCTCGCTCATCCTGGTATGTAGACATAGCATTAGTAACGCCAAGTACGCCATTAAAGATAGAGCCCTTATTCTTTAATAGGAATTTCCCAATTGATCCTGATGCTGTCACAGCAGTGATCCCCCTCTACGATTCTTGAATAATGCAAAAACAAGATCTCCTGTTGCACCGCCGTCATCGACGGGCTCGAATTGCCGTGTATATTCTTGTGGCGTATAGTCAGGAGTGCTTGTTGTTGCCTGTGTATCGACTGTACCGAGTCTCTGTGCCATGAATTTATCGTAAGCTGCAGAAGCACCAGACAAGACAGAAGCACCGAGGACAGCACCTACGCCAAGCCTGGAAAGTTTCATACTGGGCGCCTTATTAACGACTTTTTTTCTAGTCGTATTATAGACACGTTCTCCTGGACTATAATCCACCATTTTTTGTCCGAGCTTGTACATGCCTTTTACGGCTGTTCCAACTGGATTCAATATTGGATTCGATGAGTTCAGAGAAGTATAGGCTGCTCCTCCTAACAGACTTGCTGTATTATAGCCAGCTGATCCTATTAAAGAAGCTCCGCGTAAAGCAATAGGGGCAGACGCTTTTGTCAGCCCCCATGCTCCATTCACAGCTTTCTTTCCAAGCCACAATCCAGCACTCGCCGCGCCAGCTACTACTTTTTCTTCTGCATTATTATAAGCATCACTGATACGGGTTGATTCATGACGAAGATTAGGATATGGATTGTTAGCCACGCTTACTCATCTCCGAAATAGGATACGGCTCCATAACCAGCTGCGCCTACGGCTCCTGCGGCAGCTGTGCCAGTAATTGCATCTGCGACAATACGATGTGTATTGAGCTTACCATTGAGACGACGATATCTCCAATCAAGACGATTTTGGAGCGTCATGTCAATAGTTTTCTCACCCGCGCGAGCTGCTTCGTCGATTGTTACATTTGCTGCAGCAAGAGCATCTTGGGGAGAAAGCCATTTATTGTCTCTCATTGCTTGCTGCTGCAACACCATTCTAGTCCTATAGACATTCTCATTCGACTTGAATATTTCTTCAGAGCCGCCAAGTGTGTCAAAGAAATCGCCAGCTTTTTGTTTGGCCGTGCGATAAGCTTTGAGCTCATTTGCCCGCTTACTAACGTCTTCTGCAATGCCTTGGGCTCCATCTGCAGCAAGCCCAACAAGATTGCTCTTTGAGGCTATATTTTTTGCATTATTATATGCACCGTTAGTTTCATCACCGATATAAGAAGTAACATTTTTTATGTCGTTGACAGCTGCCTTTCCCCATGTTGAGCCAGCAATAGAGTTGTACGTTTTTTGAATTGCGCGATCTGCCATCGCGAGTGCTTTTAAAGCTAATCCAGCCATTTACAAGTCATCCTTTCTATTAAATAAATGGAACGCCAATAATATCGGTATTGCCATCAGAATCTTTATAAAGGCCGCCGCCCGTTGCAATTCTGCCAGCAGCCGAAACGCCCATATATGCACCGGCAATCGTACCGCCAATCATTGTCTTGTTATACGAACCATCTTTGTTGTAATAGAGCGATTTTGCACGATCGAAATTGGATACATCACTTCCGAAGCTGCCTGTACCGCCCATATCCAACATTTTGCCGCCTCGTTCGTACACACCCTCGCCGGCATGAATTGTCTTGAAGCCCATTGCCTTTCGAATACCGCCGGAGCTGACCATTCGTTCATCGATCTTACTTCTTATTCCTCTACCAATTTTCCCGATCGGGATATTTGATTTAATAATGTTTCCAATTTCAGCTAATGATCCCATGTCTATACCTACCTTCTGTATTCTACATTGTGATTATTCTTCTGCAGACACTTCTCGGAAGTCATCTGAATTCAGGACATTTGAAAGCATCTCCTGCAAACTGTCTGCTTCGTCATCTCCATCCTTCTTCTTGTCTTTGCGTGTCATCATCATGAGCTGATACGCTTCATTACGCTTCTTTACAATCTTCTCGTAGGCTTCCCATGCTTTCGAAACAGCCGGTTGCTTGATCTCATCGCCGTTATCTGATACACCAGCTACGATCTCGATGACAGGAGTACCTTCTTTTGCCATAAGAGCACGGCAGCGTTCTAGCATGATATCGTAACCAAGAATGCTATTAAGAAGCTGGATATCTGTCCAGCTAGAATCATCATATCCAATTTCTTCTGCATATTTTGCAGCGTTCGTTTCAAGCTGCGCCGTCTCGATCGGACATTTCTCGCCTAACGGAGCAAGATCATAGGGAAGAAGTGGACAAGTCTCATTATACGGGCACGAATCCGCTTTACAGAGAATCGGAATTCTCGCGAACATGCCTGTTTTTGTTGAAAGCATTGTCATAGCCGCCCGTTTCGCTTCGAGAGCTTTTTCAGTATATCCCCAAGGACCACGAGCAAGCAGACTTTTTTCAAAGCGTTCTCGATCGCTCTTTGCTATGGCACGTTCAGATACTTCATCCTCTAATAGATCTGCTGAAATATCCATATCTTCTGTATCTGCCAAATTATATCATCTCCGTATTTTGATCTCATAATTGCTCGCAATAAACTCGTAGACCACTTTATCTTCTTCTGAACCATATGATTCACTCTGGAGCTTGACTCCAGTAAGCTTATATCGATCATTCTCTAACATGGTAACAGAAGAAACATAATCTGGTGACTCAAGCACGCCCTCGATCACAAGAACAGGTATCTTGCCGCTCTTATCAAGAGAGACGCGGAATGAAAACGAGCCGTTTACCGTGTCTGTGTCATTAATACGAATTTTAGACATTACAACAAATCCCTCCTTATGTTCACTATTACGAGTCGCAAAACTTGTATTGCAGAACGTAGGGAGGGATTTTGCACGGATAAAGGGCTTTTACAGAATGAAGACGCCTATAGGGATTTCAAAAATTATAAAAAATATATTTTCAGAACGCAAATTGTCAGAAAATTTCCTATAGGGAAATCGAATTTATAAAAAATTTGGAGACGTACCAGGTATGTATGAGAAAAAGGGGAGGTGAAAAATCTCGCCCCCGGGGTCAACTACATTCAAAATTTTTCCTGTAATGCGGCCTAAGGTGGTTCCAAGCCCACTTGAAAAACGCAGAGGACAGGTTGAAACACCTAAAGAAAAACCCCTGATTCTTAATCAGGGGGGAGCAGTGCGCATACTGAATTGTATGCCACGATCACCCTCCACCAAGTTGTAACAAACAGGGAGGTGAGTATCGTGAAGACAACAACGTATGAAGTTGCTGGTTGTGTCGTGGATCGCTATGACACGCCGCACCGCTTCAGCGTCCAGGTTGAAGCAGCTAACAGCAACTCAGCTCGAAACCAAGTATTAGGCAAGTTGCGCCTGTACAAGGGAGACCTGGTACGTGATGTGAGCGTTAGGGAGATTCATCACACGAATCGCTAACACCTATACTCATTTTATCACGCCAGCAACAAAACATCAATCATTATTGGAGGTGATATTTAGGCGGCTCTCAAAAGAGTCGCCTTTCCTGTAATGCAGCCATTGACGGTTCCAAGCCCGTATAAGAAATGCAGAGGACAGGACAAATACGTACGTCCTGATTTGCAGGTTGTCATGAGCCTGCTCCCTGATGAACTTATCACATAGGAGGATAAGAGAAAGGGCGACCAAAGAAGGAGGTCTTTATCATGAAAACGAGTATTGTAAATGCAGCTGTTCGCGGTGAAGATGTAGCAGTAGCCCTCAAGAGCGGGGCTTATACGGTGGCAGGCACTGGCCTGTGCAATATCGGCTCCGTGCTCGACACGGCAGCTGATATTGGCCAGAAAGTGGTCGATGCCACCCGCGCAGCTGGCGAGGCTTGCACGGAAAAGGGCAAGGAATTCCTCGCCGAGGCTGCCAAGCTGAAAGGCGAAGAGCCGGCCAAGAAGGAGACCAAGGTCGAGGCCCCGAAGCAGCAGTTCAACAAGACTTGGACCCTCGCGGACTTCGTTGCGCAGCACAACGAGTTCGCAAATGCTGCCGTTGCCATCAGTAAGGAGTTTACGAAAGTAAGCTTCCGCGCCGAAGGAAGTGTCAAGGGCGTCGTTACGGCGTTTGATGCTATCCGCCGTGCAGACGGCACTCTTTGCTCCATCTTTGCGGATATGGCGCAGAAGACATTCTCCGTCATTGTTCCTCCAGCAAAGGCTGAGAAGCCGGCAAAGAAGCCTGTTAAGAAAGCAGCTGCTCCTGCCAAGGAGACCGTCAAGGCTGAGACCAAGACGGAAGAGGCTAAGGAGGAGAACAGCATGAAGGCTGCTCTCGAAGCTGCCCGTGCCAAGAAAGCAGCCGCCAAGGCTGAGGTTAAGTCCTCTGAAAAAGCTGCTGACAAAAAAGCAGCTAAAACGGCCCCTGTAAAGGAGGCCGTCAAGAAAGCTGAGGGGAAGAAGGAGTCGTATTCCTCTAACCCAAAGGCTGATATGGTCTTGGAAGAAGTCGTGCATGAACACGGCGAGTGGTTGGATAAAGTTATCCGCCATTTCCAGGGCATCAGCACGAAGCCCCTGGCTAATGTGGCAGTCAAGTCAAACTGCCTTAAGTTTTCCTCTTATGGGGAGAACGGCCAGGACGACGCCGTCTCGGTGGCCCTCAAAAGCCATAAGGTCAAGGTTAACAGAAAGGAGGTAGAACTTGACCTCTAATAGCTGTAATTAAAAAGCCCCTTCTGAAAAGAAGGGGCTTTATCTATTAAGAAAGGAAGGTGGATTGCTATGTTTAGCTCATGGCTGGTTTGTCAAATGATGATATTGGCATTAGCTATTCGGGATAAATCGTTTCCGGCGATTATTATCCCGATGCCAAGTTGCTTCTCTTCGCGTGGCAGCCGCAAAGGAGCAGCATTTTTTGGAATAGCTATTTTCGTCAAATTTAATGGACGTTCCAAAAAAGACATCCGACGTACCGTTCTTCATGAATTCCGGCATTGCTGGCAATTCTGGCATCACCCGATCTGGTATTTCAGGTGGTTGAAGCCAGAGCTCAAGCATCATCCTGAGAATGCTCTTGAGGTTGATGCTGTGGAGTTTGCTCGGTCTCGGGGAAGCCACGGTAAGCCCAGCGTATTTTCTCCAGAATACCATGAGGCGGTTCTGGAAAAGGTTCGCAAGGCCGCCCGCCAGTGATTTCTTCCTCAGTGTCTGTAAGGAAGAAGGTGTCTATGATCCTATCTAATAGCTTCATGGGTTTCTTTCGCCTTCCTTTCTTACAGACATTTTACCACGGTTTACATACATGGGTCTAGTCCTTTCCCAGCTATTAGAGCACAAAGAAGGCATATAAAAGAAAGGAGGATAAAACAATGAAATACTATTCATTGGAAGACGCCTGCAAAAAGGTCATTACGGATCTCGCGCAGGCGTATGGTGTAAAATCCGCTATCGATATCTTCATCGAAAATGATGAAGAGCATCTGTCGGGCGGTTTTACCGGCATCAATGTTGAGACGGGCAACATAGCTGTTTGCATCAACATTGGGCGGTCACGCACGAATATGGAGATGATCCATCAGTGCAGACACGAGTTCCGCCACGTCTGGCAGCTCTATTTTAATAGAGATCTTACGGAGTGGTGGCGGGACTGGCAGACCGAGGCACAAGAAAGGTGCGACGGTCGCGATATGCTGGCCGCCGCACAATACACATTCTCGGCGATTGAACTCGATGCCGAGAGATTTGCCTTCAGCGGGAAGGATGACGTTTGCCTTTTGCGCGAACTTCTTCCCGCATCCAAGGAGGAATCTGTACAACAGACTCTTCTGCGGAACGTCTCCTGGGTTTTGACCCACCCGGAAGACTTTCAGGGGCGGATTCGCCGAGCTGCAGAGGAATATATGGATCGTTTGAAATGATCCTGTGTTTCTTAAGCAGCTCATCCATACTCATGTGAATCACCTCCCCATAGGTTCCGTAACTTTATTATACAGAATTTCTGTGGGGAGGTCAACAAAGAAGAAAAAATCGTCAGGAGTCTGTTAACTGTTGACTGACTGGTGTATAATTGAGACATCACGTAGCACCTCTCGTGTTTGGTTTGTGGCGAATCTATTATACACCGGCAGGGACTACGTGATTTTATTATGTCTCAAAAGCTGTAAACTGCTGCATACGTACAGAAAGGAAGATTAATATGCGTAAGAGTGATAAAAAATGGTTTGAAGAAATGATTAAAAATGAGGATCTCGTAGAGAAGATTCTTTATTGGGATCGTTTCCATCGAGAGCACCAAAGCGAGCGTTACGAGCTCGCCAAAGCCCTTCAGAAGAAGGGGACGATCGTTGTTGCCTCGAAAGAGGCGTTCAACAACCTGAAACCGCTTATTCAAAAGAAGAACGGCGAGGGCTTCGAGATCACTTCGCTCGAAGTCTCAGTCGACGAGAGAAAGGGTATTGTCTGCACGCCCTCGACGGTTGTCCAGCCAGCAGGGCGCCTCAACAAATATGTTGAGCATCTTGTTGGTCCGTTGGACATTGCAAGCTATGTCCAGAAAGAGACCTTTAAAGATACAAATGGAAAGGAGGTGACATTCGGTAAGCCGGAGCACCATCGTCGCTTCTTCCGCGGTCTCGTGAATATTGAGGTTAAGGACGCTGCAGCCCTTGAACTCCTTAATAGCAGACCTATTGGTCGCATCAACCGCATCGATGCAGCTACCGGTCGTGTCTTTGAAACTTGGATCTTAGATCTGGGCCTTGAAGATAAATATCTGAACCTCATCTCGGGTAAAGTTGTGGAGAAAAACCACGGCGTTTGCAATGAGGACGGAAGTTGGAAGGAGGGCATTCTCTGGTTCAATACAGACTTTGGCTACACGACTACAACGCCAGGGCAGATCAAGCACTGGGAGGCTACGTTCCCGGCTGCTAATCTTCCAGGCTTCGATATGGCTTCGGTCATGACGGAGCTGACGTACGGTGGCATCGATCGGGTTCAGCACCTGATCGATATGGGTCTCATCGATGAGGAAAATGCGTCCCTCGAGATGGTGGCTCAGCTTTCCACCAGATGGGCACAGTGGCGTGCAGCTCAGGCCGATGTGGCAGAGGTTAAAACCCTCGTGCTGTATGGCGGCAAAGTCAAAGGCAGTATTGGTATGGACGGAAAGCCGTATGAATACGGGGATGGCGAAGGCTTCACGACGTCGACGTTCTTTGCCGATGCCTGCAACGAAGCCCTCATGAACCAGGGGTTTGTTCTGCCGAACGGCTGTCCAAAATATTATGTTCTCCCAGACGCTGTTCTGGAAGAGCATTATCAGGGCCGTCATTGGATGGCCAAGGAGAAGAAACGTGTGGTCGATCCGCTTTATCTCGTCCGCGGCATGGATAAACTTGTCGGTGGTGACAAGAGCCGTATCTGCTACATCTACCGTGAGGATGGTGTAGCGAAAAATGCCGTCAAGCAGTATCTTCTTGATACACTCATCCACAAAGTGGATTGGCAGGCAGGCCTCGACAAGCTCCGTGGTGAGCTCACGGACGAGGCAGCTATTAAGGAATGGGAAGTCCTTGCTGCCCTTCCTGCCAGCATGGATAATCCGTACAAAGGCAAGCTCATCGTCGTCTGCCCGAACGATAATTATTCCATTGACAATGCGGAGTGTTTCTCCGATCTTAATGGTATGAAAACGACGTTCGATGTCACAAAAGACTCCTGCATCAACATGATGTTGATGGGCCACAGCGACGGTAAGGCCCATACGTCTGGGCAGCTTGCAGCCACCCTGATGTCTGCTGACACGGAGTGGGCTCTCGACTTTTTTGACCGTAAGGGGTTCGAGATCGCAGAGACGGTAACGCGTAAGTTCCTCAGCGCGGAGGGGCATGCACCTTCGTATGAGGACTTCACGCGTCCGAGCGGCATTAACTGCAGCGATATTCTGCAGACGGTAATGCCGCGATTCATCCGCGACCATTACCAGCCGGAGTACCGTCGTGCTGTCGAGACGAAGTTAAACGGTATCGTTAACGATGCTGCTCGTCTCCGCATCGGTATTGAAGGCGAGCATGAGTATGCTTCGCCGGATCCGTCTGTGTTCCTTACGGGGAAGCAGATCCTCAAGGCTACGAAGACGAAAGTCGAGTGCCTTTGCAAGGATCTTGGCGAGGACGCTGATGCGCTTGCTATTAAATACCCGAAGATGGGTGATCATGAGTATATGATTGTCCACGCCATCAGCTGGAAAGAGGTTGTCCTTCGCGCTGTTGCTTATGGCATGAAACCGGTAGACATCTATCTGATGTATCTGACGGCAACACACCTCTCCTCGGGTGCGATGAATGTCGCAGCGTGCCAGATTCTGACTTATCTGCTCGCAGGCTATGATAATGATGGCGATCACTTCATGTTGATCAAGGACGCCGAAATCGTAGCCAAGCTTCTTGAAGTGTTCTACTTCCAGGCTACTGTCATCTCTAAGGATTCTGAGACAAAGATTGCACCAGAAAAATACACAAAGGAGGAGAACGAGCAGATGATCAAAGATTTCCGTGCTCTTTATGAGTCGGTTAAAGATAAATAAATTGTATTGAATGTGCCCCTTCTAGCTATTAGAGGGGGCATTGTTATTAAGAAAGGAAGTATTTGTATGTATAGCAAGAAAGTCATGGATCCAAAAGTAAAAGCCGTTGTAAACGACGCCCTCGAATATGCTGAAAAGGCGATCCCTGAGGCTAGGATTGGCCTCAATGTTGGCCTCCAAAATTGGAGGAATTACGTCCTCAATGCAAACGAGGATGTTGGTTCCGTCACGCTGATGTTTCAGGTCTTCCATGACCTGAGGAACAAAGCTGTAGCGGCAAAGGCACAGGAGGACTGCGCGGCCCATTCTAGCGGGGCGATCCGAAAAGCCCATCTTAAAAAGATGGACGAACTTCTCAAAGATGCAAAGGAGGTGTTCAAAATTGTCTTTGAGAGTACTGGCGAGAATGGTACGGAGATGTATGAGTCTCCGCTCGGTATATCTGAAGAAGATGCATTGGGCGAATCATATATTCCATATCGCAAGGTATCTTCGAAACAGGTGAAAGAAGTGTTCCGTCGCGCGCGGTATGCGTTCTTTTGCCCGACCAATGTGGCAAAGATTTGTGCTGATATGGTTGAGGCAGCGCGCTTTTTTCAAGAACTCACGATCGACGCCACAAAGAGTGGCGATCGTATTGAAATCCCCCGCATCGAGGGATTGAAGGCGATCAAAGCTGTAAGTCGCAAAGTGTATGAGGCGGCTGCCCAGATCAAGTTTGATTGGGTAGCAGGCACGAAAACTATGCCGGCGCCTATCAAAGGCGGTTATCATGCGCAGAAGTTTGGGAAGAAGGAGGTGAAACAGTATTGGATCACCGATGATGCTAACAAGGCAATGAGCTCGGTCCTCAAGTACGTGGATGCTGCAGCCACTGTGCTTTCGCAGGTGAAACAGCCCCTCCCCAAAGGTATGGCGGAGGAAGCCAATGCCGCTGCCAAAGAATACGCCGATATCGCCGGTGTATTTAACTTCGTACGCGATCTTAGCATGGATCTCCAGTCGGCAAAGAGCCGCACAATCAAGACGTTCAATGAGCGCTTTAATGGTAAGAGCCGCCAGGCACAGCAGAAGCGCGATGATTTCCGCCGCGCTGTGACGGATGAGTACAATCTCGTCTATCCGGCCATCTCTTCGATGCTCCGCGAGGTCGCTGCTGACCTGGAGCCAGAAGAGGTCGGCATGATCGCTCTTTGGGCGGCTATGCAGAAGAAAGCGCAGGGCAAAAGGTCCAACGACATGGAGGTTTCGGCATTCGTGAGCCGTAATCTCAGCGAGGAATTCTTCCTCTATGTCATGGACTTCTTTACAGATGAGGTCGATACCATGACGGAAGATCCGGTAATGGTTGGCGACGATATCGAGGAAGGCGAGGTCGTTGAGCTTAATCTCGGTTCTTACGTGGATTTCGACAATGAGGACCGCTGGGTCAAATCGGTCAAAGACCTGAATGGTGATTTCACGATTACCAAGAAGGAAAATGGCCGTTGGGTTGCACGCCGCAACTTCCTCAATCTCATCGACGTTCCTGAGCAGTCGAACGAGCTCGTCTTCACCACGAAGATGAATCCAAAGACGATGAAGAACGCAAAGGAGATGATCGATGGCATGCGCGGCAAGACGGTTTACCTTGTCCCGTATCTCAAAGGTACGGACTATCACGATGCTATCGTGGTAGATGGCGTTGTCGTTGGCGAATTCAAGTGCTCTGTGGGCAAGCACTCTGACAAGGGAGCCGTTGCGAAGAGCAATGCGGCAACGAACAAGCTGCTCAGCAAGCTGTATCGCAAGAAGGGCGTCGTGAAATTCTTCGACTTCAAGGCGGCTGGCAACGGTCTTCAGGCCATCGTCTGCCTCGAGAACGTCGAGAAATACGATGATTCCGAAGTCAAGATCAGTAAATCTCTCATTGTAGAGACGCCGGCAAAAGAAGAAAAGTCTCGCAAACGCGGCGGTTTTAAAGCCAAAGCGGTCGGCAAAGCTTTCCTTGGTGACGAACCGGCAAAAGCTGCTCCTAAAAAGGTAGCAAAGGCAGAGAAACCAAAGGCGGAGGTTAAAGCTAAGCCGAAGAAGAAGGCAGGGTTCAAACATCGCCCTATTAATAAGGGTGATGACTCCATCATCTTCTAATAGCTGATTTCTGCGCCGAAGGATCGGCGGCGCGTATAAATGTCCGATCCACTAATGTTTATTGTCTATAGAAAGGAAGATTAGTATGTCTACGGTAAAGGTTGTTGTCGGAAAATTTCAATACCAGGTTACGGGCCTGAAGGTCAAGGAGAATAAAGGAGGTGTTGTCTCTGGCTTCATCTATGCTCTTAATGAGCAAGACAAATCGCAGTATTTCGGCTGGTTTCGTTGGGATAAAAAATACGGGAATCCTATCTTTGGTTATACCGACCAAGATAGAAACAAGCAAAAAGTCAATAAGGGTCAAATTATTGAATATATCAAATGGAAGCTGGGCGAAGGAACTCAGCAGCAGAAGGAGGTAAAACAAATGGAAAATAACAATACGGTTATTTATGGCCGTGTTATTGCAGCGGCAAAGGAAGAGTTTGATCTTTCTGTCGCCGAGACGGTCAAATATATCAATCTCTATCTTGCAGAAGGAGGTGAGGTTGATTATGACAAGATCATCACGTACGTTCATTGTGCGACGGCAGACGAGGAGGCATACGATGACGAAGTCGTCGGCGCAGAGTATTCTTTTGATGCTCCTCCAGTTCCTTCTGACGCCGATGCTCCTCTGGAAGAGGAGGATCTGGACAATATGCCAGATCATACTGAGTAAGCTATTAGAGGCGGTCTTTACGGGCCGTCTCTTTTAATTTATAATGGAGGTGAGAGATATGAGGTTTGAGTGGGATCTAGAAAAGAATGAGATCAACGTTCGGAAGCATGGCATTTCCTTTCCGTATGCAACCAGGGTCTTTGATGATGAAGATAGACTGGAGCTGTTCGATGAGAAGCATAGCGATGACGAAGACCGCTATGATGTCATTGGACGTGTTGATGACGTTCTTTTTGTGGTCTACACAGAGAGGCCGAATGATACAGTTCGTATCATTTCGGCAAGACTTGCTACGAAGAAAGAGAGGTGCATGTATTATGGCAATGGTAACTTTTACTAAAAGTGAGATCGATAAGTATCTCACAAAGAAACGTGTCGCTGTCCAGATTAAAGAGTTGAAGCGGCGGCGCGACATGCCGATTGAATTCGATGATGACTGCCCAGAGATGACAGATGAACAGTTATCAAGATTCAAACGCGTGCGTCCTAAACATAAACACGCTTGATGGTTCCGATGCCCGGTCAGAAATGGCCGGGCTATTTTTATGCTCATTTTTAGGAAGGAGATGGTTATTATGAACAAGCTGATATTATTGCCCCTACGGGGATCCGTGCGCCTACGGATATCTAGACCCTACGGGTTTTTGTTGGATGCGCAATGCCGTTCTCTCATTCAATCCGTCTATATCTATCGTGCGGCTCGCAGGCTCGCCGCTCCCACACTCATTTTAATAGCGGGAGACCGCACGAACAAAGCTAATTCGTCGACAAGAAAGGAGGATCGTCATGACGAAAGAAATTGCAATAGAAATTATCAGAATCTACGAAGAAGAAAAGAAAGAGGCAGAGAAGGACAGAACCAGCAAGTTCTGGTCAAATCCGGTATCTACCGCCGGATACTACAGCAATTATAAGGTTGTAGCAGACGGCGAGGAGTGTAGTCTGACCCTGACGGGTATCGATGGACATCCTCCATAGTGCTGCTATCTGTGATTCAAAAGGAGGCTGTATGAGCTTCAAGGACGAGAGGGCGAAAGAATAAAGAAGACAAAGAGGTGCTGCCGATAAGGTAGTGCTTCTCTGTCTTTCTTTGCTGTTTCGCCCCTATTCCCTCAACCTTTAATCAAGCGGGACTTTCTACGAGCTCCGCGAGCTATTAGAGAGCAATCCTGGCGGGCATCCCCCTTACCAGCTGGTCTCTCCTCTCATCCGCACCTACCGTGCGGCTCGCAAGCTCGCCGCCCCGTAACAATTTTAATAGCGGGCAGCACGCAAGTCCGCAGAAAATATCAACAAAGCATCAGCACAGTAGTTGAACGATGTTCGCTATAGTGGTGATGCGTATTGGGAGAAACTCCCAGAAAGTGAGGACATTATGTTCAACAATGCTAAGAATGCAGTCATCGCAGCTATCGCAGGCGCACAGGATTACGGTGTACGTTATTTGTATCTGCCGAACAAGCGTTACAAAGATGACAATGGTAAAGTTCGTAAAGGTATGCTTCGGCATGCCTGCTACGACGATACCACTGGTTTTGCAGTCGAAGGTGCTGGCGAAAGCGTAGCACTGCAGATTGCAACCCGTACTCTGGCTCAGTACGCAGATGCGTATGAACAGGAAGCTTGGGCAGGCCATATTGCCCTAGTACTTCCGAAGAATGCAGCAATCAGAGTTCATAGCATTCGTGGCTTGCTTAATGCGGGCAACGATGCTGAAGACATCGCTGACATCCTTGCAGATCGTGTAAGCGAGTATTACACGATGTCAGACTCTCAGAAAGAGGCTATTGCAGACTTCGCTGAGGTCATGGAGCATTTCATGGATGAAGATAATAATATCTCCGTCCGTGAATACGACGCCTTCAATCTTCGTCACTGGAGACTTCGTGTCTCTGATGATGTAGAGTTGAAGGAAGGTCAGGAGCTTGAATTCGTCAAAGATAGTGATGATAATGTCGTTGCTATGGATGGCGAAGTCACGCTTGAGACCAATGGGCAGTCCTATGTTGGCAAACATAAGGTTGTCTTGGCAGCTGATGGCCGTAACTCTGACGGCAGCGCAAAGATGGTCTATGCCATCGAGCGTATCGGTGAATCTCAGAGACTGAAGAATATTCAGAAGCTCTGGGAGAAGACGCTCGGCCTCTTCAATGAGGAAGATGACATCGATTCGATGGAAGATGTCGAGGAAGTTGATGAAGTCGAAGAATCCGTCGATGAGATGGAGGATGCTGCAGAGAACTAAGCTATTAAGAGAGTGCCGCCCGAAAGGGTGGTGCTCTTTTTTAGTTTATAACTAGGAACTTTTTGCTTATTTTTAGGTTTTATACAGAATTGTTGCATACGGTATGCAGCACCCCTCGTAAAATTTGACACAACTCTGTATTTTTATTCAGGAGGAATACATCATGATGAACGCTGGCACGCGCAATAACATGTTTTCGGTAATGGCACATACGGGTTTTTCTGGCATTAAATATACGGCATCAAATCATGTCGTGTACGAATTACCAGCTAAGGCTATTAGGAATGATGGCGTTATTAAGAAAGCGTGGATGAAGCGCCTGAAGAATACGACGGTAGAGGCAGCAAATTGGATGATGGCACGCAGTGCTGTCGTTTATATTGCATAAAAGGCCATTCTCATGTATAATGTAACTTGCAAAAGGCCGCTCTTTCATGAGATACATTTATTTTGAATTTCTAGATATTTTTTGCATTTTTTGATTAATGTAAGGAGAAAAATTACAATGAAGCTATTTAATGCTTTTTCACTTCAGATGATTGACATCGATATTATGGCCAATGTGCAGTTTGAAGCTATTAATAAAGAGAAAGCCGCCCGCTTGCTCTCTAATAGCGTGGATTCCTATATTGGTCATGCAGATACAGCAGTAGTTGTATCTAATATCTTAGGTATTCAAGTAGAATGTAATAGACGATTTGGTCATATTGATAAAGGAGAGACAGCTATCGTAGCACAGGTAGTAGGCGGACGCCTGCCTGAGGGCTGTACGAAGCTGCCTGAGAATATGGAAATCAAATTCTATAAAGTGGAGGTGAAATAAAATAAAAAATAAATATGGCGGCGCTGTCATCGAAAAAGGCAGCGCTGTTGTATTGATTTGAATTTATTCTAATTTATACGAATTTATTGGAATTTATTTAGTTTTGCATAGACAGCGGGACAGAGGGCTTTCTTCCTTTCTACCTTTTGTTCTGCTGCCTATGGAAAGCTAAATAGTGCTGTGATGTTAAAATATGCCGCTCTCGTGAAACATAATGTGGTATATATAATTTTGTCGATGAACCTGGTTAAAATGCTATATAGTGGTATTTTAGATGGTTAAAGCTATATAGTAGTTTTTTTTACGGTTAAATGCATGTATTATAGTCTTTTTTATTATAGAAGGTTATATAGTACTTTTTTGTCACGGTTCTTTGACGAGATGTCACAGTATCGTTTTTACTTTTCTTCTTGTTATCGCTCCATCTTAGGGTATCATCAGGGCTATTTTGCTAGGTACATCAGGGACTCGTGGGCACTCTAGGCGAGCGGAGCGAGCAAATGATGAAAAAATAGTTCGAGGAAAATATGTTACGTAGAGCGATGCGGGGATATACACATTGCTCTATACAATAGGAGGAATATAAGATGATGAACGTTATGAGAAAAATTGCAAAGCTGACGAATCTCTTTGAAGATGCTATAGAGGAATACAACAAGGTATACGATCAGGTATACTTTGATGAAATCAATGGGTTTGTTGAAGTATATGAGCCAACGAAAGATGAATGGGAATGGCTTGATAGCGTAGAGCCGGAAGAGGCTCTAAATGATACAGAGGAGTGGATTAACTCTTCTTATGAAGAAAAAGACCTTGCTGTAGCTCTCTACGTAAGAAGAATCATGCGTAGACATGAGTTGAAGAAGATGCATTACGAAAAGAGATATGGCGGCGAATACTATGTCGTTGCTGTAGGATATGGTAGTTTCTTAAGAGGACAAAGCCAGATGGTGAAGCGCGGCCAAGAACTCTTGAAAAAGATGTTCCCGAACTCGTGGATCTGCTATTAAGAGAGAGGAGAATTGTCAGATTAATCCAGACTTGGATAAGTCTGGATATTTTGTATATATAGTAAAAGAAAAAAGGAGTAGTGATCTTATCATGTATGATCTTACATTAGCTTATGAAGAGCTTAATAGTTTAGAAAAGAGAATTACGTACCTCGAGGAGCAGACGGCCGTTGGTAAAGAGGTAACTGTAGAGCTTGTAGAAACTATTATCGCTAAGCAGAACGTAGAGGAAGATATTACATTCTTTGAAGAAGAGTCTTGTACTCTCTAATAGCTATTAAGTAAGTAGGTAGAGGTATGACAACACTAGAGACGTGGCGGCGGTTCGATGAGCTGCCGTCTTTTTGTATCTAGTATGTGTGGTATCTCTTCTTTTATATATTTTATGTTTTGTAGAAAAAGGAGATATTTATTATGAAAATCACGATTCTTGCTGCACGTCGCGAAGCTAATGCTTATATGGATGTCCTTGGTACGATTGCTGGAGAGACAGAACGCTTCTCCGCTTTTAAGGAGAAAGAGATTGGTGTGGTCGAGCAGAAAATGGGGCCGGTATCTGTCATGGTGTCGGATTCTAAAGTAGAAGATCATGTCATGATTGAGGTCGGTTACAATACTGATTTTGTTATTGACATGCTTTGTGTCGTTGCTGACCATGCTGCTGCCATCCGTCAGATCGGCACTGGTATTAAGAGTATGGTATGCGGCTTCATTCAGATGAGCGGCATCATGAAAGGCATGGAGTCTGTTACAAAGAATTACATGATCGAAGAAAAGAACTGAGGAGGATATGACCATGAGAAACGTAAGCAGCATGAAGAGAACGATCAATATTGTCAAAGGGATGTTTCTGAATACGAAGGTACACTATGTACCGGGCATTCAGATTTCTCTCACCGATAGAGAGCTGATGGCGCATCTCGTCGAAGAGGCGTCGGCAAAGATGATGCTCAACAGAAAGGGATGCTCTGTCACCAACTATCCGATGAAGGATAGCAAGGGCAACATCTATGGCGATTTTGTAATTCTGCAGGATGCGCATATGATCGCCGTCGATGAAATCTTTGTCAGCAACGACATCAGTATCGTCGAGCTTATCCAGATGATGGATGAGATGGAGGACTATGTTGTAAAAATCCAGAAGCGTCAAGAGTTCTACAACAATACTGGTTATTTCGATGATGACGAAGACTATGAAGAGGATGAGCCAAATGTCGACACTCTTTCTTATGATGACGATGAGGAAGAAGAAAACAAGGGCGCAGATGTAATGAGTGAGCTGGACATGGAAGATCTCATAAGAGGCGTAGCAGCATGTAAGGACGATAATCTGTATGAAGAGGAAGATTTCGAGGATTATCAGAATGGCGCGTGGGACGGCTATGCACGCTAATAGATTTTGTTAAATTGAATTATATTTGTATAAAGGAGTAGATTGACATGAAAAAGATGCTGTTGGTTATTGCTATGGTAGTTACGATGATGTCTTCTTTTACTGTCTGCAGTGCCAGCAGCATGAAAGCAAAGGACCAGTGGGCGGATTGGTACTGGGTATACAGTGATGCCCAATGCTCTATCTACGTAGACAAGAATGTCGGCGTCCGTTATGACGACGGCAATGTCTATGTATGGGTAAAGACTGCTTATGCAGATGGTACGGAGTCTGTTTCTCGTATGCGTTATTTTGTAGACGAGAATGGTAGATATAAGGCTTCTCTTGGTAGTTCTGTTCACTATGATGAGGACGGGGCTATTAAAGAAAGTATGTATATGAACTACAGGGCTACTGGTTATTATCCGGCTGAGTCTATCATCTTGTGCCAGAGTACGCCCGCCTCTATAGGCGGGTGGTGAATGGCACTTTTTCTTGACTATTTTCTACTAAATTTATACAATACCAGTAGAAATGTAAAAGGAGGTGAAATAATGTATCTGACTATCAAACAACAGCTCAAACACTTGTCAAAAGAAGACTACGAAAACCTTCGGGGGCTTTGTCATACGGCAAAAGACCTTACGAATCAGGCGATTTACTGCGTTCGTCAGTATTTCTTCAACGAACATAAATATCTCGGCTACGAAAAAGTTTATGCGGAATTGAAGATTTGCGACAATTACAAGCTGATTGCTGCAAACATGAGCCAGCAGCTTCTCAAAGAAGTGGATGGCTCATTCAAGAGTTTCTTCGCTCTGCTGAAGCTGGTCAAAGAGAAGGGGTACCCCGCAAGTGCGGCAAAAATCCCTCACTACCTGCCGAAAGATGGGTTTGCAACACTTGTTGTACAAGAATTTGCCATTCGTGACGGTATTTTTGTATTGCCATACTCCAGAGCCTATAATAAAGACCACTCGAAGGTAAAAATCAAAGTCCCTCTCATTCTGGAGGGCAGAAAGGTCAAGGAAATCCGAATAATCCCCAAAAATAACGCCAGGTTCTTTGAAATCCAATACACTTACGAAAGTGCCATAGAGTCCAAAGAATTAGACAAATCAAAAGCACTGACGATTGACTTGGGCGTGGATAACCTTGCTACTTGTGTCACCTCCGAAGGCGATTCGTTCATTATTGACGGCAGACGTTTGAAGTCCATCAACCAGTGGTACAACAAACAGAATGCCCGTTTGCAAAGTATCAAGGATAGGCAGCAGTTCGGTTACGGCAAAACAGAACAGCAGAAACGTATCCTTCACAGACGGAACAACCGTGTCAATGATTACATTTCCAAGGCGGCGAAGATAATCGTCAAGTACTGCCTCGCTCACAATATTGGCAACTTGGTCTGCGGATACAATGTGACATTCCAGCAGAGTTCAGACCTTGGCAAGATCAACAATCAGAATTTTGTAAATTTATCTTTCGGACAGCTCCGCGGCAAGCTGGCTTATTTATGCGAACTGCACGGCATTGCCTACACCGAGCAGGAGGAAAGTTATACCTCCAAAGCGAGCTTCTGGGACGAAGACAAAATCCCCATTTACAATGCTGACACCCCGCAGCAGTACGAATTCAGCGGACGGCGGGTTCAGCGGGGGCTGTATCGAACGGCGACAGGCAAAACTTTGAACGCCGATGTCAACGGGGCATTGAATATTCTCAAGAAAAGTAGCGTTGTAGTCTTAGACGGCTTATACGGTAGAGGCGAAGTGGCCACGCCTGTAAGAATAAGGGTTGCCTGAAACAAGGTTTCAGGCGGAAACTTAATTACCATACTTCTTACGAAGCTCCCCGCTTCTGTAAGCGGAAGTGGTTCACGGGCGGTATTATTGCGTCCAAGATTTTAGCTATGTATTGATATTGATTTTTGTTGTTAACTATCTAGATTATAGGAGGATATTGAAAATGGATGTTATGAAGAGTGCACTTTGCGGGGCCGCATTTGTTATGGGTATGGGCGCAGAGTTGTTTGGCTGCACCAAGAAGGTCCTTGAAGTAGGCCATTATACGGCTGATGGCCTTCGTAAGACGGCAGATGGTATTGACTGGGTCACGGATAAGGCCCAGGAAGGCTGCCGTGCAGGACAGGTCCATTGCCGTAATCGTCAGGCAGTGCTCAAGACGCGTGCAGTAGAGCATGAAGGTGATGAAGAAGCTTCGATGGCGGAGTTTCTTCGTACGCTGAACATGATGAATAATGAAGATAAACATGCTCAGGCCACCCAGGAAACGTTGAAGAAAGTTAAGGAGGAAGATGCAGAAGAAGCAAAAGAAGAATATACGTATGTTGCTCCAACAGAAGCTCCAAATGAAGAGACGGATGTAAAGCCGGGCTGGAAGGAGATCCTGAAGAAAGCCAAGGAGAAAAAGAATAATGACGACGATATTATTCTCGTCTAATAGCTAAACAAGACAGAAAGCGGGCGGCGGTCTATTGAGGCCAGCCGCCCGCAACTGTTTATTTTATTTTTGAAAGGATGATACACATGGAAAAGAAAATGCATATGAATAAGGTTGTTGAAGCGTACAATATGTTTGCTGAGCCATGCGGATTCAGCAAGACAGACAGGCATGGCCTTTCCCGAAGGCTCTCCAATGCAGCTTGTGATTTCTATCCTGGCTGTGATTTTGTCTCAGAACGCCAGATGCAGGCATTGTTCGTGACCAGCTACAAAGGCACGCGCGGTTGCAAGAATCGTCAGATCATCTTATTCTGCGATATGGCAGATACTCTTCTGATGGAGACGAATTTCTTCGTGATCGCTGCAGCAATTGAGCAGGTGAAGAACAAAGAGCTTGATAAAATGGCAAAGCGAGCAAAACGAGCTGTTAATGATCTTATTAAGGTGGCGCTGATTGACCGTGCGTTGAAAGTAGCTGAAGCTGAACAGGCGAAGCCAAAATGTGACAAGGACCGCATCGAGGTGGCACGAGACATGATCAATGCACTTGAAGATAAGTCGATGCTGATGAACCTTTTCGCGAAAGAGGATGATGAAAGCGAGGCTGTAGGATGAGCCCCAGAACACTTTTTTCAATTGCCTACCTTGCCGTTTCGATCCTTCCGATGAATCAGAAAGGTAAGAAATTTGCGGCAATTGCATTAGCTCGTTCCCTTTATACTCTTTTTGGTAAATAATCTTGAAAGACACAACTGTATGTGCTAAGATAGTCAGAGTTGTGTCTTTCATAACTTATCAAAGAACATTTTTATGATATTCGAAAGAGGTGCTACTTAATGAGCCGTATTTATTTTGGCGTCGTACAGGCGCATGACATCGAGGAAGCCAATAAGGCACTCAGTGACGCAGTATGCGATTTCATCCTTGATCATTATGAGATCCCCGGGACAACGGTGCAGCCGGAAGATCTTGACGATGGTGATGTGGATGCCTATATCGAGCCGGAGGGGTATGTACTGGATGGCGTTGACTATGACATCCTGAAATCAATCGAGGAAGATGCCAAAGAATATCCTGATATGAAGTTCTTTGTCTTTGAAGGTGCATGGGCCGAAGATGATATGGAACAGGATTATTGATAGGGGGGCAGTCAAGATGGACCCGTTAACGTTTTTAGATATTCTAAGCGAGCTTGGACGCGTCGCTGCACTCGTTCTTTTAATAGCGCTTACGGTAGTCGCAGTCAAGAACATGCCGACAAGTGACGAGGATATTAGGACATGCTTCCATGGAGACTCTAGGAGCGAGGTGGAGAAGAGGTGGATCAGTTGACGATTTACCTTGTCATCATCAACGATTTCATGCATAACTACGTAGAAGGTACGATTGCTCATGGGGCATATCGAACGAAGGAATCGGCGAAGGAAGCCATGAAACAGTGCATTCTTGAACATTGTAAAGACGGTGTCTTCTATGATGACTATGACAGGACAATTGAAGAATGCGTAGAAGATGGCGACTATTCGGATTGTGACTATTATATTAATATTTTAGAAACTGTTTTGAATAATTAAGCTATTAGAGAAAGGATGATCGGCATGGCAGTCAATATTACGAAAGTAAGCGTGAAGCTTGTCAAAGAAGCAACGCATCGCTATGAAATCAACAAGCAGGTCAACTCTCCTGCAGCAGCAGCAGTGATTACGAATCAGGTGCTCTTTATGAATTACGAGCCGCAGGAAGTGTTCGCTGTATTGCTCCTTGACACAAAGAATAAGGTCAATATGGTTGCGGAAATATCTCGCGGAACGCTGGATAAAGTGCAGGTTCATCCGCGTGAGGTATTTAAAGCTGCGGTCCTTGCGAATGCGAATGCGATCATATGCGTCCACAATCATCCGAGCGGCGATCTGTATCCTAGTTATGCAGATAAATATATCACGAAGCAGTTAGCTAAGGCAGGTGAAATATTAGGAATTTCAGTACTGGATCACATTATTGTTGGCGGAAATGATGAACGCGCTTATTATAGTCTAAAAGACTATAATCCAGATCTCTTTGAGACATGCGGCAAAGAGGAAGAAGAAGCATGCTGATAACCGTATTTCTGATGAAGTTCATGGATTGCGCTCTAGGAACATTGAAGACTGTATTCCTGGTCAAAGACAAGTTCTTTATCAGCTCTATCTTTAATAGCTTATCTGCTGCTCTTTTTATCTTTGTGGCAGATGCTATGGCGAATGCGCCTAGTGATGACAAAATGATGATTGCTGCTGTTATATTCTTGGCAAACCTTACTGGTGGCTATCTGCCGCCAAAGTTGTTAGACAAGATGAAGACAGATAGGCTCTTCGTCTATGTTATCACAAGTCCGTCTTTCGAAGATGGAACAATACTCGCTGACGACTTGCGTCGGCACAATATCCCCGTCGCTACGACAGTAACATACGACAAGAAGCTCAACAAGGTGCTGACATGCAAGGCTTACGCTCAGACAAGACAAGAGAGCCGGATCATCAGCAAGCATCTTGACGATGGATTTAAATGGCATATCGTGGAGGCACTATAAGTTGTAAAAGAGCAATGCAAAGAAGGATGAGGAAGTTTATTATGTTAGAAGATGTTATTATTAAGACAGATGGATCATGCGTGAACAACGGTGTCGAAGGAAAGAAGCCGTATCCAGGCTGTGCGTTCATCGTGATTCATAAGAAGACAGGAAGGAAGATTGATCAGAAACAGTTTAAACCAAAGCCGACAAAGTATGCGCCAACGGAAAATCGTTGCGAAGCATACGCAATCTTGGCAGGAGTGAAGTGGCTGCAGGAGCATGAGCAGTATGCAGCGACATTCGAATCCGATTCCAAGACGATTGTCGATGGCATCGTTGGTCTAGCACGAAGAAAGGCGAACCGAGATATCTGGGAACAGTTGGAGTCGATGATTCCTACGGTTGCTGATCGGATTCGAGACTTCAAGTTGGTTCCACGAAATTCCAATTCTGAGGTAGATGAATTAGCAAAACAAGCAGCTATGGCTATCTACCTCGCAGATTGATAAAATTGGGGGCATACTTGATGAACAATGAAGTTTACGTACTGTTTGCCACAAATGCGTGGAAAGAACGTCCTGCAAGCATTTATGCGGTATGTAGAACGCCTATAAGTCTTCAGCGGGCAATCCTGAGAGGTCTCGAGGAAGATGTCTTTGAATGGGACGGCCATTGTGGTTATGAGCCAGAAGACAATCTTACCATCTTTGAATGGAATCAGTGTCTGCAGTATGGCTTGGTGGAAGTCATAGAGGTAGAGGATTGATGGCGGGCTTCGCCCGCATTCCCGTTACTTTTGGCCAAACGACGCACATCCATCATCACTCATTATCCACTCCTCGCGAGCCCGCTTCGCGGGAGTAAAGACCCGATAAGGCTTTGGGACGCTGTTAAGGAAGCCATGTATGGTCCATCTCTTGTGGACAGTTTCTTTTACATTCCGTAATACTGAATTTGGCCGGCAAAAGCAAGGCCGCTCGTAGTACGGAAACAGGAAAAGGAATGATGGCTACGAAGACAGCAATAAACTTGGAGCTCATCCATGAGCTTCGGAACGAGAACGGTTATTCTATCAGTGATCTCGCTGATAAGCTGGGATACAAGACACCGACTGGTTATTGGCTGCTCGAAAAAGGGCAACGCAAGATATCAGTCGATGTCCTGTATCAGCTGGCTCATATTTACGGACTCACGATGGAAGAGCTCCTGGTCGTAACAGACTAACTATACTATGACAGGGGATAATAAATGGGAGAAGCGCTTTATGACGTACTGGTATATCCATATCGGTTCCAGTCAAAAGAGCACGTGAAAAAGAAGACGGGGATCATCAAGAACAACATCTTGAAGTACCCGCGCAGCATGACCGTAGAGGAGATAGCAAAAGCATGTGTTACAGGGCATGCTGTTGCGTTCTGTCATGCTGAGAAGACAGGATCGAAGAATTCGTTTCATACCGCATGTTGGAGATATCAGCAGGTCTATGCTCTAGACTTCGATAATGACGACAAGGAACACAAGAAGCGAACCCCGCCGTACTACTTGACGTATGCCGAAGCAGTAGAGCATGCGAGGAAGCAAGGCTTTTTGCCGGCCTTTGTGTATACAACAAGCAGCCATACCGAGGACCATCAGAAGTTCCGTATGGTATTCGTTTTAGATGAGCCAGTATCTGGAGTGCTAGATCACAGGAAGGTCCAGCTGGCATTCGCGAAGATGTTCAGCATCAACGATGTGTCAGTCATAGATGTGTCCTGCATCGATCCCAGTAGAATCTTCTATCCAGGCATGGATCTGGTCTACCAAGATTACAGGGCCAGCATATCGCTGCAAAAGCTATTAGAGGAGTATCCATATAGCACATGCAAGGATCTATTGAAGAAGAACCAAGCTGGAGCTCCTGATAAAGAGGCCGCAGAATCCCTTGATCTCTCTAATAGCTCTGACAGGATCAACCAGATTTCTAGAGAGATCCGAGAGGTGCAATCCAGACGGCAAATTGCATCAAAAAGCTTGCGAAGCCGCATAAATACTAGGGTTGAAGGCACACCACTGGAGATGGTTCAAAAATATAATAAACATAATATATTTTTGACACCATTTCAGAAATGTGGCTCAACCCCTTGTGCCATAAGGGTTCCCGAGGATTTCGATGCATTCTGCTACCAGGTTAACCTCGCAGAGCTTCTTGATTTGCCAGAGGATGACAAGTTTTCTTGTATCCTCGGTCATACAGACTCAGATCCCTCTGCCAGCATCTCATGGCATGAAGATCGTTATAAGTATCGCTGCTTCAGCTGCGGGGTTACTTACGATATCTTTGGCATCTTAGAGAAGATCAGTGGATGCGGACGCTATGCGGTTATTGACTGGATATGCCAGACGTTCAACATCCGTTACGAGACAGAGTGGCAGAGACAGCAGAAGGATGAGATTGAGCTCTATCACGACTATATGGTGATGAATCTCAAGGATGACTACTGCTATCTCTATCGGAATCTTGTCCGCAACCAAGAATCTGGCATCCTCAATATGATTCTCGATATTGCGCGCATGCATATCACGGATCGCAACTGGGCCGGTATGAACAAACCTGTTTTCTTCTACTCCATCAGAAGTTTTATGAAGAAGGCAGAGTATTATGGCCTTCCTTGCAGCTACGAGAAGATACGTCGAAGTATCGCATATCTAGCTCATCTGGGTCTCATTGAGATACTAGATGATGACCAGATTACGCCGTCTTTGCAAAAGATGATGGATAAGATGCGCAAGGTGAAGAAAAACCGATATCGCATAAGCTGTTTCAGTATCCCTCGCATCTCGCATGGGCTGTTAGAGCATGCAGAGTCTGTAGTCAAGGAAGACGCAAAGATGTCTCTCCGTAAGAGCAAGATCTGCCGTGAGCAGATTATCCGCGCCGAAGGCAAGGAGAAAGCCGACGCTATCTATGTCCAGTCGAAAGATGAGAAAGAGGATGAAGTTACTGCCAAGTTCTATGAAAGATACAAGGCAGCCGCTCAGAAACTCATCGAAAAGAAGTCCTGGACAACAGAAGAAGAAGTTGTCAACAGACTCAAGGGCTTTGACAAAAAGGAGAAGCTGCGCCTGTCCGGTGTATGCATGCCGCAGCTTTTAAGAGAGCTCAGTTTACAGCGCGTACCCTTCTCTAAGGCTATTGAAGAAAAATATGCCGTAAAATCACGTAAGAAGATGCACTATGGAACAACACGCATCATCATCCCTGATTGATGTGAGAGACCCATATTTTGCATAAGTAGACATGTAGAAAGGAATCAGCAAACATGACGAACCAAAAGAATGAAATCATCATCCATGAAGAGAACAAAGATTCTATGTCCTTGCCGGTCATCCAGTGGGAAGGCCAGCGCGTTATTACGCTACAGCAAGTTGCAGAAGTGCACGGAATTCTGTTGAAAACAGTTCAAAAAGCATTCCAGCGCTACGTCAAAACGAAGTTCATTCAGGGCGTACATTATTTTGAGTTTAATGGAAAAACAGGTCGTGAAGCTTTGCTCAACGCTAATAGCGACAATTTGTCGCCATTGAAGAAATCCTTCGGAAATGCACTTAGATGGAGTAGAGTATGTCTCACTGAGAGAGGATATCTTCGTCTTTGCAAAGTCTTAACGGATGATCTCTCCTGGGATGTACAGGAGCAGCTAATCAACTGTTATTTCCGTATGAAAGAGATGCAGAATAATGGCGAAAATCCGTTCGATATTGCTATCAAGGGCATCAAGGAGATTCAGAAGAAGTGTGCTGAGTTCGAGGCTGAGCAGAAGCTTCAGTATAACAACATTGCCGATGTTATGGAAGATGTTGATAAGGATTTCGAAGCAATTAACAAGACTCTGTCGTTGCACGATCGGTTTATCAAGTCTCAGAAGATGAAAAAGTCTACGAGCATGATTGTCTCGGATATCGTGATTCCGAAGTTCAACAAAATTAAGAACGAGCTTCGTGATCTTAAGGACCATCAGAAGAGCGAGCACCTGAACCTTCGTGTTTCTAATAGCTTAAAAGCTTTGATTGAGTCTGGAGCCGTACGCGATGTTCTGATGCCACTTATCAGAGAAGAGATTCAGCATATGAACCCAGATGCAGTCCATACGATCAATGTCACGCCGAAGATCCAGAGTATGACGAACGTGGATGAATTCGCGGCCAATATGCCTGTACTGAAGAAAGTGTTTGCTGATTCCCCACTGGCAGATGTCATGGAGAAGCCATTCAATGATACTCCGACTTGTAAGGGCGTGGCACGATATCTTGGCATCTACTCGCGCAAAGGGAATCCGCATTACTCGATGGTATCCAAGATTATGCGCATCATCGGTATGGACAAAGAGAAGGATTATAACAACTATATCGAGGACGAGAAGGCAACGCATTACTACTTGTCCGAACATGGCATCCGTCGTATCGTGAACTGGTGGAAACAGAATAAGGACAATTGCCGTAAGGAATATGATACGGATGGAAGACTCGTCCACATCTTTGCCTTCAGAGATGAATATTGCAATTTCTATGTCTATGTGGAGGAAGAAGCAGAGGAAGCAGTAGCAAAATAATTATAGAACATATATGAAAGGTGGTCTTTGATGACTTATTTCGAGAAGAAACAGAGTTGGAAGAAGATGGTGGCAGGCATCTCCGCAGCGTTGGCACTTGCGGGGGCGGCAGGCGCGAGTGCTTGCTCTTATCAGCAGCAGCTGGAAGAGAACAAGGAACTACGTCAGCATATCAATTCTATCCAGACCGAGGTGGATTCCCGTGATGAGCAAATAGAGGGGCAACAAAAGGAGCTAGACGCTCTTGAGGATGAGAATGTACACTTGAAAAACAAGGTGCGTCATCTGGAGAAAGAACTCTCTAGTTCGTTAGATGTTGTTGTGACGGCATATGATCTCTCTGTCGCATCATGCGGCAAGCCAGTAGGCTCTTATGGTTATGGAGTTACAGCATCCGGCATAAATCTTGCCGGCCACACTCTGGAATCCGCCCGCGCTATTGCTGTTGATCCAAATGTAATCCCGATTGGCAGTAAAGTCCGCATCAAATTCGATAATCCATCGATGAAGAAATATGATGGCGTCTATACGGCTGTCGATACGGGCGGCGCTATCCAGGGAAACAGAATCGATTTGTTCTTCGGCGACCATGGTAATAATGAGCCGTCATCAAGAGCATTGGCATTTGGCGTGCAAGAAGCGAAAGCAACTCTGGTATAAAATCTTTTGAAAGTTATACAAAACTTTCAAAAGAAAAAAGGTTGACTTTTATGAGTTGTGGTCGTATAATTGTAATTGTTGAAAGACATACTTCTCTTTCGACAACTCCTAATGCACTTGACAACAGCATAAGGCAAAAACAATGGCAAGACGGCGAAGCAGCGTCTATAAAATCTGCTTCTTATCATGGTGCAAAGCAGGCGGAAGTCTGTCATGCACAAATTTGACACTGTAGCCTTTTCCTGATTGCTGCTGATGATTTTCATAAACCAATAATTGACATAAGTCATCATCACCTCCCAGTGCTCATCAGCAGCAGCCCATTTGGGCATTTCTTATGCGGATGTAGTTCAAAGGTAGAACTCCAGCCTTCCAAGCTGGATACGTGGGTTCGATTCCCATCGTCCGCTCCATTTAAAAGATTGTATAGCGCGGATCTTCAGGATGCATGCGTCGATGAAGATTGTAAACTACCAAAGAAAGCGCAGTACCAGCGACCATTTAAGTGTTTTCGGTAGCTGGCTCTCGAAAAAGAGTAAGAAGAAAACAGCCTGATCGTCCCAGAGGTGTTTCTAGATGTATATGCTTGCATTGCGACAAGATATGCATCTGATTGGACGACGCACCCGGCTGCAGCCGGAGCCTTGGCGCGATAGTTCAAGGCTGATGATGTACCGCTTTTACTGAGAGTAGCGCTGGTACTCCTACGGGAGCCATGTGCGGGCGGTACATTTAATTGCTATCAACATGCCATTGGCATGAGGCATCCATAAAGGAAGCCGAGTCTCGCTTTTGTGTTCCGAGAAGAAAAATAGAACGCACCTCCTCATGTCGAGATAGCTCAGCGGTAGAGCAGCCTATTTGTCCGGGTGTGTCGCTGGTTCAATTCCAGTTCTCGGCAGCTATATTAAGGATCCTTAGCTCAGTTGGTCAGCAGCATTCGGCTCATAACCGAACGGTCCTCAGTTCAAGTCTGAGAGGATCCACCAAAAAACGGAGAGATGGCCGAGCGGCTTAAGGCGCCAGTCTTGAAAACTGGTGATGCAGCAATGCACCGTGGGTTCGAATCCTACTCTCTCCGCCATATCATGCGTCTGTGGTGGAACTGGCAGACACGCCAGACTGCTTGTTCCACTTTTAATAAAGCCTGTCTATCCCAATAGGTAGAGGAGTCCGGCTTAGAACCGGTTCAGTTTGGGTTCGAATCCCTGGACGGGCACCATTATTGTTCTCAAAAAACATAGCCGTTATAAAAGATATAGGACAAAACTCAGTGAAGAGGTTTGTCAAACTGCTGAGATTGCTTTGTTAAGAGAATTTCAAAAGAGGGATACCTTTCTTGATTCGTCTTTCTACTTTTTGCGAAAATGGTAGAGAAGAACAAAGTTCAACAATAGAAGCAATGCAAAGCTGAACGTATTATAAGGCATGAATATATGTCGGTCTACGCAATAGACGCTCTCCGCAAGAGAGAAAAATCCTAATTGGCAGGTCTGGAAAACCTGGAAAGCAATTAGGAAAACCAACAAAGTAGATATTGCAGAAACGGTAAAGAAATTTACCTATGACGACAGAATTTAGTGCGAGTAGCCAAACACTGCAAAAGAATATTTATGAATTGCAAACATTCTGAATGACTGGTGAAAGTTACGAGTAATCAATCTCGTAAGAGCTAGAAAGCGGCGAGAAGTATAAAGGTAGCTCCTTAATGCTCAGACTCGTCGTCTCTGTGGCTGAACAATAATGCGTGAAAGCAGCGTAGGATGAAGATCCTTGTCCTATATCTTTTATAGCGGCTATGCTGATTAGTAAAATAAAAACAGTGCATTATGCGAAAGTGGCGAAATTGGCATACGCAGGGGACTTAAAATCCCCCAGTAGAAATATTGTACGGGTTCAAGTCCCGTCTTTCGCACCATATCATGCAAGCATACGCGGGCGAAACAGTCCGTATGCTTGCCACGCAGGGAAATCGCGTCCTTTAACAGCGAATCAAAATACCTCTATGTCAGTCTTGTATGATTGTGAGGTGAATGCTCATGTTTACGAGCAAATGCGGCGGTGGTCGCAAAGGCAAGGGTGGCCGTAAATAATAACCCATGCAGCAGGAAGCCTCCTTCTTTTGGTTTTCAACGAGAGTCTTTTCTTCCTTTCAGTGTTATCTCATAACATATTTCTTTTCAATGTCCTGCTGCATTATTCCTCGATAGCTCAGCCGGTAGAGTTCCTGACTGTTAATCAGGCTGTCGCAGGTTCGAATCCTGCTCGAGGAGCCAATTCTGGGGTATCGTCAAGTGGTTTAAGACATCAGACTTTGACTCTGATATGCGCCGGTCCGAATCCGGCTACCCCTGCCATATGGAGATGTGTCCGAGTAGGCTTAAGGAGACGCCCTGCTAAGGCGTTATAGCATATATCTGCTATCATTGGTTCGAATCCAATCATCTCCGCCATGTGAATGATATGCTATTAAGGCAATCAGATAGTTACTGACCGAGACGGTCAGCATGCCTATCTTTTCAGGCAGATATCCAATATCCGTCGGATATCCAAAAGAATCGGAAAAGAACCATAAGCGAGGTTGTCGCTTAACATGCTTCCTTAGTTTAATGGTAGAACGGTGCACTTGTAATGCTCTGATGTCAGTTCGATTCTGTCAGGAAGCTCCATTTGAAACTTACCAGCCGGCCTGTCCCAAACCATGTGCGTTCTTACGCGGGACAGGCCATCGCTATATCAGGAAGGGGAGGTATCTTGCTCCAGTTAAGCAGAAAAACGTTGGCGATCTTGTCCTGCTTCACGGCAGTGGCGACAACAGCCATGTTCACAGGATGTGCATCCGATGATGCAGAATTCAGTAACGGTTATGAAGACCAAACTCTGAAAGATGATAACGGCGCACAATATACACTGCATCAGAATGAAGATGGCAGTGAGACAGCAGACTATGGCAATGGCAAACAGGTGACGTTTCAGAGAGATTCGGACGGCAACCTTCATTATCTGTCTGGAGCTGCCGGACTGATCGGCGGACTCGCTGCAGGATACTTTCTCTTTCACGGACTCAACTCGCCTTCTGGCAGTTGGTATGATTCAACGTCGAAACGCTATGTGTCGAACGGAAGACCGACACGCATCACAGAAAAAGAGCGTCAGAGCAGGATTGCGCCGTTCATTCCGGCAGGACGGACACTGAATAAAGCCAGTTCCGCCATGAAGTCGTCAACAAAATCAACAACGACGAAGAGTTCGCCTTCTGCTAAGTCATCAACTAGTAAGGGCAGTTTTGGTTCAGCTGGCGCAAGAGGAGGCGGTGCATCATGATAAATCATGGAGATTGGATCGACAAGATCGACCGAGATATTATACCATTCGTCGAATATCCAGGCTATGAGAACCGGTATCCAACGATTGAGCCTATTCAACTTACTAATAGCTTACTGCAAGAAGTCACGGACGCAAGCAGATTCCTATTCTACGCCTTCCGTGACACGACAAGGGTATTTCAGGATTGTGGCAATGAGTTCATGAAGGATATGGATATCCCAGAGAAGCTTATCCCGTATCTGAATCTCAAAGAGCAGAATGTGATGCAGATGCCAACGTGGCTCAGCCGCTTTGATTTTGTTCTAGATAAAGATATACATCCGCATATGGTAGAGATCAATGCGGATACGCCTTGTGCAGTAGTCGAAGCGTTCTATGGGAATGGTATCGCTGCTACGGAACTTGGGTATCCAAATGTGAATGTGAACAGTTATTATGAGCTTCGAAGCTATTTCAAACGAATCATACTTGCCACAGAAGTGATGAAGTTCAAAAAGAATGGCAGTATCTCAACAGATGCACCGTTCGTCTTTGCCTGCTTCGATGATTATGTTGAAGATAAAGGCACAACGATGTATCTGATGAATGTCATGAAAGATGCAGCAAGTTCGCTTTTCCCCGATGCAAAAGACCTTGTCTGCTTCATGTCATTTTACGACCTTCGTATTGATGACGATGGTATCGTACTGCCAGATGGCCGCCATGCAGGTGCAATCTATCGCTTGCATCCCATGGAGCTATTAATAGAAGAGACGGCAGAGGATGGCACAGATCTTGGCGTCTACATGCTTGAAGGATATAAGCATGGGAAGTTTGCGATGATGAATCCGCCCGAGGCAATCATCATGCAGTCAAAAGGATTCCAGGCGCTCATCACGCAAAAAGAATGCAAGGCGGTATTGTCAGAGTCACAGCGAGAAGCAGTTGAGAAATATATGTTGCCGACATTCTTCGAGCGTGATTTCGTGCCGGAAAAGGAATCCAGATGGATCAAGAAACCGATCTGGGGGCGTGAAGGCAACGGGATCAAGCTTCTTGATCATCATGGGAATCTCATTGACGAGAAGTATATCGAGAATCCTGAAGAAATTGTGCAGAGAGACAGCACTACATGTATCTACCAGAAGTTTATTGAACAGCCAACATTCAAGCTGAAGACAGATGAGGGTATCGTAGATGGATATATCACGCTCTCGGTGTTCATGCTCGGGAAGGAACCATCTGCTGTCTATGCAAGATTTTCACCAGAACAGATTGCCGGCACGGAAGCGTATTGGGCTCCCATCATTGGAACTTTAGAATGATGCAAACAAATGCAGAAAAGAAAGTGATACCTTTATTCCGATGGGAAGTGGTCACATTCTCTTGGGGCGTTGCGGTAAGAGAACAACGGACAGGAAGATGGACGTGGGTTATCTTGAATTTCAACGGTCAAGAAATAGACTTAGAAGGAATAAAAGTTGATCTTTATGAAAATGGTATTGAATTTTTATAAAATGATAGGTTAAAAGGTTATACAGGAGCACGGAGCAAAAGAGCTATTAGGTCCTGTATCTAATAGCTCTTTTTATACAGGAGGTGAAAATATGATTTATTTCACAACAGGAAATATCTTCTGGTGCGGCGCAGAAGCATTGGTTAATCCAGTGAATTGCGTCGGCGTTATGGGAAAAGGCATGGCGCTTAAATGTAAGAAGCTCTATCCTAAGAATTATGAGGAATATCGCGAAGCATGTAAGTGGTTGAAACCTGGAAGATTATTCTCGCATCGAGTTCCAGACCCCAACAGTCACGTAAAGTATATCATCAATTCCCCAACAAAAGATCATTGGCGCGATCCTTCGAGGCTTGAGTATATCTCAGACGGTCTTGATGTATTGAAAGAAGAAATCAAGATGCTACGTTTATATTCTATTGCAATCCCTGCATTAGGATGTGGGTGCGGCGGCTTGAATTGGAAAGATGTTGAGCTTTTGATTCGAGCAAAACTTTCAGATGTAGATTGTGAAGTATATTGTTATGTTCCAGAATGAGAGATGAGGTTATAAAGTGGATAAGGTGTATCTTGTTGCAAGCGGATATCATGAAGATTATTCTGTAAAAGCTGTATTCACTAAAGAGAATAAAGCAAAAGCATATGCAGAACGTTTGAATTTTATTTCAAGATCTCCCGGAGAACGTTATTATGCAGAGGATTATGTATATAAAGTTGATCCTGAACTTCCAGAAATTCCAACTTACACATATGCTCATGCGCATCTGTTTGAATTTGGAGATCGTGTAGATGTTACGCATATTGAATTAAAAGAATCTGATGTTGAATTTCGTGAATATAATATTGAATCTAATGCGGATTATGGGGTCCTGTATGAGGCAAATAGGACTTCTCATTATATAACACTCGAAGCAAAGATCGATATCTATCCAAACGATACTTGGAAAACGATCAGCAAACGCGGATATGAAACTTTAAATAATAACTTCACGAAATGGAAGGAGAATTACAAAAATGGCTAAGTTTTATGTTACTTACAAGGTCGAAGGCCGTTATGTCGCTGAAGTTGAAGCGGATTCTCTTGAAGAAGCACGAAAAGAAGCCGAGTTTGAGTATGAGAATGCTGACTTCGGCGAGCTTGAGGATATCGGTGCTTGCGGGAACACAAAACAGATTTGCGTAGAGACCGAGCATGGCGATATCATCTGGGAAGGCTAAGAAGGAGGAAATAAAATGGGCTACAGAAGTGAAGTCGGTATTGTATTCAAGAAGAGTGATGAAAATCTCTTCTATGACAAGCTGCACGAGTAGGATGCTTCTCACACTGGAAATGGCGAATCCGCAGAAGAGCTTTTGAACTATGCCAACAAAGAGACGCTTTATTCTAATAGCTTGAAGGAAGACTGCGTAGTTCTTTCTTGGACATATGTGAAGTGGTATGACACCTATCCAGCTGTGCAGTTCTTTGAGGATGTCAAAAGATATATTGATATTGATTTTGTCCGTATCGGTGAAGAAGCCGGAGATATTGAAGGTGACCAAACTCTTGGAGCTGGAATCGTGTCGTACTACACAGAAGCGCATCTTATGATCGAAGATGATCTCGTCAATATCCGCTATTAAAGGAGGAACTACGTATGGGTTTAGATCAGTGGGCATTCAGTGTACATCCTGAAGCAATCAAAGACCGTTTTTCGTTTGATCGCAATTACGCATATAATGAATTTTATGATTGGCGCAAGAACCGTTTCGTCCACAATTGGATGGAAGAGCTTTATAAGTCTTTAGGTGGTGAAAATGAGTTCAATATGCAACTCTTACAGCTTATGCCAGAAGACATCGACCGTTTGGAAGAGGACACAAAAAACGGAAAAATCAAAGAATACGATGCTCCAGGATTCTTTTTTGGAAATCAAAAATTCGAAGGTTATGAATACGATGCAATTATGAGGTTCTGCCAAGCGGCACGAAAAGAGCTTGATAAAGGCAATGCAGTCTATTATGAAAGCTGGTATTGATGTGAAAACTGCTTACCGATTATATACTAAAGTGCCTGCTGAATTTGCATTGGCAATCACAGCGTTGATAAAATGGAGGGATAGCACAAAATACAGAAGAAAAGCAATGGCAATTCAACGAGCAATCGACCGCAAAATCAGGTGGGCGGATGAATATAACATGAAAATGTCGTTGTACATGTACTGTGCTGGTCACGGATATGATTTGTACGGAAAGGGCTGGGGAAAATGCAAAAAATCCATGACCATATCGTACTAATGAAAGCAATTGTTGGCAGCCATAATTATAACCTCAATACGGATACATCTGATAAGGATTATAAGTACTTTGTACTTCCAACATTTGACGAACTGTATTGTGGTAAATTCTTTTCGCGCGCGAAAGAGAGCGAGGCAGAAGATTACACTGTCCATGATATCCGAAAACTCTCACACCTGTTCTGGAAAGCAAATGTCAATTTCTTAGAAGTATTGTATGGATCGCCTATCTTCTGGAAAGAAGCAACAGATCTTATGGATTTTCTAGTAAAAAATCGACAAGATCTCTGTACAATGAATCTTCCATATCTCTATGATGCTTGTATTGGCATGGCTATCAATTATTCTCATCGATTCTTAAAAGCAACACCATCTAGCGAAGCATCGATTGAAAAATATGGTTATGCAACAAAATGCATGTACCAGGCAGTACGTATCTTAACTTTTCTGATCCGTATGAAAGAAAGTCATTTTGACTTCTATGAGTCCATATGGTATGAACTAGGAGAAGAACGGGATATGCTGATGGCAATCAAACAAGGAAAAATGTCATTTGACACAGCAAATATATTGTATTACAAGCATTATCTTTTTCGCGCAAAACAGCTCGAACAAGATTTTAAGTCACAAAAACCGAATGAAAATCTTCTTAATGCTCTAAATAATACAATCAAATCTTTTCTCTATCAGCAAATCCAGAAAGGGAATATTGTTCCGTGAATTTATCACGTACAAAGTTCCATAAAGATATCGTGAGGTTAAAAGTAGAAGGGGGAATGATTTAATGAGTCAGATTTATTGGCCGATTGTGATGTACGGTGTCAACATCTCAGAGTTTCAGCCTAAAAAGATCTATCAGGATGATCCAATCGATAAAGAACATTATATTCCGTGGGATGAGATTCTTGAGCAAGATGACATTGATCCAAATATCGATGATTTTTTGATTGCGCATCTGAGTAACGGAAAAGATCTTGAACTTTCTTATTCGACGACAGGCATGATGTTTGATGATTGTGAAGATGTCTATGTCGGTGTTCCAGCATATCATCTTTTTGAAGCAAGCGGAAAGTACTACAGTCAGTTCTCACAGAATGAGATCCGAGACGCTATCGTACAGGTTATTCAACGTTATACGGATGCGTCTGATGAAGAGATCTTAAAGCGTATTCAATTTATCGACGATGTTGGAGCAAGCAGCTGATGAGCTGAAGAAAATCCAGGAATGTATGAAAACGAAAAGGACGATGGTCTTGCAGCCAAGATCAAAGAATGTATCCATAATTGGCAAACGGAGTAATTCTAGAAACAAAATAATGGATATCCGAAGGAGGGCTTATGAGGAAGAATATTTATCGGATTGTACGTTATTCGCATCTTCCAAAGGAAGAAGAACCTCGTTTTATGTGTAAAGAGAATTATGTATTCGCATTCCAGGCGGTAACGCGCTTCCGTGAATTGATCGTGAAAGATAATGGATTCCGTTCAGTGAAAGAATACGAGAGTCACCATGGGAAAGGAGCTTTCGATCTTGATTATAAAGGAGGCATCGAACGCGGCAGTTATCTGATCCGTCCTAGTCATTATAAGAAAAACGACTTCGAGCATACCGAAGAGTATCGTCTTGAGACGGTCAATGTAAACGAGGCGGAGTGGAATACCGTAGCAATAGACTGTGGCAGCGAAGGCATCATTGATATCTTTGATCAATTCTCTAGGATAAAATTTAAGAAGGGGCTCTCACTTCAGGATCGAGAGGAGTTGAAGTTACAGCTCAAAGGATACTTTGGTACGTGGGTAGAAAAGAAGTAATGAGCGATGTCAAAAGTATGGTATCTGATCGGCGGTAACTACGACTGGGGCTATGGCGAAGTTCTAGGTCTGTATACTACTGAAATGGCCTGCCGCAAGGCATTTGAAAACTATCTTTCAAAGTGGTGGTCGAAGAATTTGCGTGAAGGAAAAGACAGTACAGATTCCAGACGTAGATCCTTTGAGGAATGTGTCGAGGCCATGCACTATGAGGATTGGGACGGAAACGTCTACCTCATAAGCGGATGGAACGATGTACAAAGTTGATATTCCTTCCGCCACAACGATAATTGAAAGGAGGAAGCGGACATTTCCACTCCGCTTAAAAAGTCGGAAGCTCCTGTCCACGATATTATGAATGTATACTTAATTACAGTAGAAGATCATCAGGAAGGGATGGGATATCATGTCTGTGCGACAGAAGCTGACGCAGATACGCTCTTCCAGAAGATCATAAAAGAAAACTATTTCGACTCAGAAAAAGATACAAGAAAAGATTTTTGGGAAGCATGCTATCGGTGGTTCTGGAAATCTCAACACAGAGATACTGTTACATGCTTAAAATGTCATGTGCTAACCGAGGAGGAAGTTTGATGACCGTTAAGAACAAAAAACAGTATGGCTGGTCGTGACCGATGATCGTCGTGAGGCTACAAACTACTACATCTGCGACTCGATCGAAACAGCACGCAAGCTCTTCGAAGAAACTGTACGTGAGAATTATTTTTATGGCACACCAGAAGAAGAAAAAGAACTGAAAAAGCAGCTTGAGAACGATGCGGGTGGCGAGTGGTTATATGCAGATGATTTTGTTAATTTCTATGAATACGATATTATGTCGATGAAAAATCTAAACAAAGTGGAGCTCGTGAAAGGAAAAGTAAGCAAAGCAGTTGCTGAGTTCCAAGGTATGCGTGGCAAAAAGGTTACTATCGATCTGAGCCATGTTGAATATATTCAGGATGACAAAATGATGGGAAAACCTTGCACTCTGATCTGTTTTACGAGCGGTAAAAAGCTGTTCGTTGATGCAGAATATGCTTTAGTAAGAGACACGCTAATCGCTTTCAGGATGGGCGCATATAAAAAGGTCGAATTAATTTAAGGAGACAAGAATGGAGACTACTTATCGTTTAACAGTAAAAGGACTGGAAAAAGCAGAACAATATCTCAGAGAGCTTATTGCTTATCGTAAAGAAATTCTTGATGCTAAATTGGATACAGCAGATGATACTCCAATTCCAACAATCCAGGATATCGAATCGGATATTGAGTCTTTTGAAGAAGATGACGAATATTACAACAGCTGGAGCATAGCTGATGACACAACCATGAATATGCCACTCTGTCTGAACTATGGTGAAGACTATCTTGAATCAGAGATCGCAGATAATCCGCTAAAGATTGAGTTTGTCTCGTATACGGGCAAATGGCCGGCACTCTGTAGTGGAGAATTGACATTCAAAATCAATGGCAAGCGGTATACGATTGAAAGTCTTATTTCAGGTGGCAGAATAGGTTTCAAGCATGGTTATGGCGGTGAAGAATATATCGAAAAAGGTCCATGGAGCCTGCATGAAGACTCTTTGCCGAACGAACTCAAACCATGCAAAAGACTCATTACGAAGATGGTTAACGAGAATGTAGAACAAGGCTGCTGCGGCGGCTGCATTTAAGGGAGATGGAATAAGATGACAATGACGACTTCTCAGGAGATTAATAAGGCTCTTAAGGCTGTAGCAGATGCAGAGAATCGGTTCAACCATTGCGATGCCGATTATCTGGATCAGTGTATTCATGAGTTGAATGCAGCCAAGGCGCATCTCAGTATTGTGTTGAAGCAGCACAAATTGGCCGCTTAACAGTGAGAGAAATTATGAACGACATAGAGAAGATGATTCGCAAACTCTATCCAAAGAAAGATGTGAAGATCAATATTTTCAGTATTGAGAAAAATACAAAAGAGTATGCTGATTTGATGTTTGCTTTCCGAGATGGTTATTTCAACATCCGGGAATATGGTATCGCTGAACTTGTGTCAGATGGATATAGCGCTAACGTAAAAGCTTTTGCCATAATCAGCAAAGAACGAGGTCCATATGAGATCAATGTTGCTGACACCATTACGGAAGAGGATATGCGTAAACTGCATCTAAGGATTCTTGAAAAAGAAGAACGTATAAGGAGAGGAATCTATTGAAATACGTATTTGAAGAACTGAATCATGATATCGAAAAACGTGATACGATGATTTTTGGAGAATACAACAAAAACGCATATTACGGTGGAGCTCGCAAATTCGATCGATTAGGCGTTGATAAACTTACTTGGCTCATCGACAATGACTTCATTGAAATCGATGAACGCCAGAATATGTCTCCAAGCACGGCAGAGTTCTATGAATTCATGCAGAAGTATCCTTTGTATAAAGTGCATGGATACGTTGTAGACATTTCGCGTTCAGATTATCGTGTTACGATCGAAGGACTAGTTTATGATTCTGAAGAAAAACCATCAGATAAAGCGCAAGAAGAGTTTATACAGCTCTGTAGGAAGTATGATGCAAACAAGGTTGACAGCTATAAATATTGCTGGTGGGATTGATAGGGAGAATAGAATGAGTAAGACATATGTATTTTTCAATTGTGATGAACATGGCAGCAGCGAATCGATGAATCCGCATTATAACAGTTGTGCTTATCGTCGACGCGCTGGACGCCGTGCACTCTGGCGTAAGATCAAGGAGCAGATGGAAAGCGATACGATCAAGGTAACGGAAAACAATATCTCCGCAATACGCAATGCTGTACTGGAAGGCGATCCTCTTGATGCTAACAGCTTCATGACATATGGCAAGATCGTCTCGTTCCAGGAATGCTATTAAGATGATGAAGGAATACACAGCTGTCTATGAGTCAGAGTGCGGAAAGATTTTCGAAGATTACTTCGAGGCCGACTCATATGAGACAGCAAGAGAGATGGGACGCAAGATTGCAGAAGACGCAGAGTACGGCTTCCGTCATGCCTATCCGCTCGACTGATGCCCAAAACGATACTTGAATAAGGAAAAGAGGTTTTGTCATGTTGATTTTGGTTGGCTGTGCAGTCGCACTGTATGTGTCAGCCCAGCGTAAGAACAGTCTTCTTATGGTGCTCTGCCATACGATCCTCGGTTGGCTCTATGTAGCTTACGTCGGCTGGCGTATCAAGTTCTATGATGCATATAAACAGTTCAAAGATGAGAACAAGGACTAAATCTGTCAAAGGTATTGAATTAACTTGACAAAGATGATAGAATGGCAGAGAAACTTGTAAAAGGAGGAATATAAATTGATTTTTACGATCACAGGCCCATCCGGTTGCGGAAAGACGACTCTGGTACGAGAGCTCCAGAAAATGTATCCTGACCGCTTCTGTGAGATCGTCTCGACAACGAGCCGCCCGATGCGGGATGGCGAGGTCGATGGGAAGGATTACCACTTCGTTGATCGTGAGTGGTTCAAGAAGGAACTCTATACTGGTAACTTCTTAGAGCATGTAGAGTTCGGCGGCAACTACTACGGTGTGTATGCAAAAGATGTTGATGTTGCTTTTAAGGGCGACAAGCATGCTGTTATCATCGTAGACCGTAAAGGTGCAGAAGCCTTTGTCCGCCGCTATGGCAAGGATACGGTGCGCCGCGTTTACATCTCTACAGATCCCAAGAAGGTCATGAACCGCTTGATAAGGCGTGATGGCTGGAGCAAGGCGAAGAAACGCGTCAAGGCAGATGAAGAGGCTGGCCTCTTTGACTGGCATGGTCACGACTGCGTACTCCGCAATGATAGCGGTAAGCGCAGTATCGCATACGAATTCAACAATTTCGTTATTGCGATGGAGGCGCAGGAGCAGATAAAGAAAGAAGAGGTGGGTTGATGATCGCATTATGCGGAGCCGGCGGCACGGGCAAAGGAACGCTGATGAAAGAGCTGTCAAAATACGGCTATAAAGGCATTCCATCCCCGATGCAGCTGACTGGCCACTTAATAGCACCTGATTCAAAAGACTATCGAGATATGCAGATGTCACAGCGTGCTGTCATGCAATACAGTTCAGTGATTGCTGAGATCAACGCAGAGACAGTAGCAAAAGCGATACTGCCAGGAGAAAAACTTATCGTAGAGCGCAGCGTATTGGATTTCCTTCCATATATGAAGGATCTCCTGCGCATCATGCAGTACTACGATGCTTCATGGCTCTACAGCTACGAGAACTATAGAGCCATGATCTACTCTTATCTGCAGAAAGAGAGCCCGTATGAGATGATTGCCTATCTTCCCATCGAGTTTGAGCCGCAGGATAAGATAAAGAGCTCGTGGAAAGAGCGTGACGGTGCGGATCGCCAGAAGACACAGCAGAAGCTTGAGGAGATCCTGAAGGATGCCTCAAAACGCTTTGAGATTCCAGTCATCACCTTGACTGGGACAGTAGAAGAGCGTGCAGAGAAATTTCTGCAGTCGGTCTGATGCCGGGCTTCGCCCGCCTCCCCCGCAACAATTTTCACAGCGAGCTAGTACTCACAAATCCGTTACTTCTCGCTTCTCCCGGCCCGCTTCGCGGGTGTGGGGCATAAGAGTAAGGTCACTATTGAAGAATAATGAGGTATTGAACATGAACAAAATTTGGGCGCCAACGAACGCTTATGTCCCGATGGTCATTCATCGAGAAGGAAACTCGGAACGAGCGATGGATATCTATTCGAGGCTGTTAGATGAGCGTATCGTCTACATGTACGGCCCCGTAGAGCCGAACATGGCAAATTCTATCAAGGCACAGCTGACGCTCTTGGAAGCAGAAGATCCGAAGGCAGATATCACAATGTATATCGATTCCCCGGGCGGCGAAGTCGCGACGGGCATGGGCATCTATGACACGATGAACTATATCACCTGCGATGTCCGTACTGTATGTGTCGGCATGGCTGCAAGCATGGGCAGTGTCATCTTGCTGAATGGAACGAAAGGCAAGCGCTATGCCCTGCCGAACTCTGAGATCATGATCCATCAGCCGTCTTCTGGATGCCAGGGGAAGATTACGGACATGGAGAAGAGCTTTGAGCATAGCAAGCGTTTGAAAGAACGCCTCCATCGTATTTATACAGAGAAGACTGGCCAGCCTATTGAGAAGATCCGTGAAGACATGGAGCACGATCATTGGCTCTGGGCAGACGAAGCTGCTGAATACGGTATCATTGACTATGTGATTACGAATCACGAGGAGGTGCTGGTATGAGTAAAGAAAAGAATCTGCCGCCAGCACGATGTGCGTTCTGTGGACAAGTGCCGGAAAAAGGCGAAGTCCTCGTGCAGGGGCCGACTTATGAGTTCTTCTGTACGAAATGCGCCCGCTCCATCATGGAATCGTATGGTAGTATGGTGCAGAAGAAACAGAGGGAGAACGACTGCAAACATGATGCAGATGCACAGCAGCGTGCAAATCCGTCGTTGATCAAGGACTATCTGGATGAATACATCATCGAGCAGGATCAGGCCAAGAAAGTCCTGGCAACTGCAGTCTACAACCATATGCTCCGCATCAAGATGAAGAAAGAACAGATGGAAGGTGCAGATGACATCGAGAAGTCGAATATCATTATGATCGGTCCATCAGGTGTCGGCAAGACAGCTCTTATCCGGAGATTGGCGAAAGCAATGAATGTCCCATTTGTAATAGAAGATATTACATCATTCAGCTCAACTGGCTTCGTGGGGAGGGATGTCGAAGCAATCTTGCGTGACTTGGTAGATGCAGCGAATGGCAATATCAAGGCAGCAGAATGCGGTATCGTTTATATTGACGAAATCGATAAATGTTCACGAAAAGGTGATAGTCCATCGATCTCATCAGATCCAGCGCACGAGAGTCTGCAGCAGGCGCTCCTGAAGCTGATCGAAGGATCCGAGGTAGAAGTCTCGGAGAAGAAGGGGCAGCGCCATCATCCGAATGCACCGACGTTCAAATTCAATACAGAAAATGTACTGTTCATCGTGGGTGGCGCATTTGAGGGCATTGATAAGATTGTAGCAAGGCGCATGAAGAAGCATACGTCTTCTGTCGGCTTCGGCTCGAAAGTTGTCCTGGATAAAGACAAGGCGATGAATGATTATCTGTCGGATATTCGTACAGAAGACCTGAAGAAGTTCGGTATCTTGCCGGAGCTCTTAGGTCGCCTGCCAGTTATCTGCACCTTAAGAGCGTTGACAAAAGAGTCTTTAGTGAAGATCCTTACGGAGCCAAACAATGCTTTGGTAAAACAGTATCAGTCGCTGTTCCAGGCAAATGGGATTGCTCTGAGCTTCACGGATGCAGCGCTTGAAGCGATTGCTGACCGCGCTATTAAGAGAGGCACTGGTGCTCGTTCTCTGCGCGGCATCATGGAAGACGTTCTCGGTGATGTCATGTATGAAGCGCCGAGCGAAGAGAATCTTGCAGAAGTCATCATTGATGCTGAAGGCGATGACTTCAAAGTGAATAAGGAATATCAGGAAAAGAAAGAAGAAGAGGTATATTAATATGGCTAAAAATGAATTCAACGTAATGTTTACATCGGTTATCAATGAGAGCCTGACGGCTGCCCGCCTTATCCCGGATACTGCTAAGAAGGCAGAGGTCCTGGCAAGTCTCGCAAATGCGATTGCACGCACGGGTCTTGTTACAGCTTCTGAGGATGTAGTACCGGCTGAGCAGCACATGGGCAGTGAAGATGTCGCTGCCATGGAACGTGACAAGGCTGAAGGTAAGGTCGAGAAGAAGGCAGAGACGCCGAAGAAGACGACTGCTAAGTCCAAGACGGAAAAGGCTCGTGAGGGTATCACGCCGAAGCCGGATAAGACGGTGGAGAAGCCAAAGAAAGAGGAGACTACAGTAGAGACTCCGAAAGAGGAGCCGAAGAAGGTAGAGGAGAAACGCTGGACGACGGAGTGGACGGAGGAAGCGATTGAAGCATTCTCCAAGGAGCTCGAGGAAGTCGAGCAGAAGGCAGAGGAGTATGGCGATGACCTGAACGCTGTCATTGAGGAGTTCTCTGAGGGCAAGTATCACACGCCGGATGATCTGAACCCGATGAATATCCGCGCCTTCCTGTTCTATCTGGAGGATCTTGAGCAGAGCCTTGCAGACGATGAGAACGTCGGCTGATGAACCTGTCTTTCTAATAGCATAAGTAGTTAAAGAGTTTTTGTTTTATATATAAAGGAGAAATATTATTATGGCAAACGCATTCAACACGGTATCTTTCGTAGGTCGCATCCCGAGCACGGACAAGCTCCCGTTCAACTTCACGGGCAAGGATGATCCGAGCAAGAGCTTCATGAATTTCATGATCTCGGTGCGTCGTGCTTACAAGCCGAAGGATGCTCAGTACTATGAAGAGGACCTGATTCCGGTCAAGGCTTGGGGTCACACGGCAAACTTCATCCATGATTACGTAAAGCGTGGCGATACGGTCGTCATTACGGGTGAGCTCCGTCGTGATGCAGACTGGGAAGACAATGAGGGCAACACGCATCGCGGCCAGCTTTCGGTCTATGCAGATAATGTCCGCAGCATCGCATCGAAGAGCAATGGTAGCAGCGAGAGCGATGACAATGGTGGCGATGAGGCTCCGGCAAAGAAGCCGGCAAGTCACGGCTCTCTTGCAGCACGTCTTCGCAACCGCCGTTCTGCTTCGCACATTTAATAGCGGGAAATAAAACATTGCAAAGACAGGAACATCATGGTATAATGTCTTTGCTAAGTTACAAAAGAGAAGTCTTGAGGAAATTATGAACGACGAACAGTTACAAGCACTTCAGGATAAGATCATGCAGGAAACCATCGATGCGCCGGCAGAGATGGACCTCTTGATTCAAGAAACAGCAGAGAAGGTAGCTCGTGATCTTGCACTTCGTTCAGATGAGACAGCAAGAGTAGAGTTCCAGGAAGAAGTCCTCCAGTTCAAGGCCCATAAAACGGTCTTGAACTATAAGGAGATTGTCTACCTGGTTGTGGTCAATGAAAAGCATCGTAAAATGGGCGGCAATAAATACCGCCCATTTACGGTTACTTCAGAAATCGACAACAGCTTCAGTTATGTAGATAATCTGAAAGCGATTGTAGAGACCTTCTTGCGTCATATATCTGGATTGGGCGCACAGGCTGAAGAGCTGCAGTAAGGAACAAGTAGAAGTTACAAAAGGAAGGATGATCCATATAATGTCTGCGAAACAGCAGGACGAGATCAAGATTCTTCGATTCCCGGAGAATGTGAGGTCTCGCCACGGTATGTATCTGAATTCCCGAAATCATTGTGGCGATGAGATCGTGGAGAATAGTATCGACCAGTATATGGCCGGTAACTGCTCCGCGATTCTTTTTGCCGTAACAAACAATGAGGAAGGGAAGCAAGTATTCACTGTAGAGGATAATGGCGCTGGCATTCCTGTTACGATGTCGAAAGACCCGGAACATGAAGGTGAGACAGACTTAGAAGTCGTCATGACTACGTTGCATGCGGGAGGAAAATTTTCGCAGAACGCAGAAAATAAAGCTAAAACGGGCGGACTCAACGGTAGACAGGCAGCATAACCTATGCCGTTGTAAAAATCTCTTAATTGCGGGAAACTCCTTAGAGCCTTGATTACCAAGCGGTATATGCGAGACCGTGGCCGGAGTAATTAGCCGGGTAAGGTAACAACATCGAGGATTGGACAACCACGCAGCCAGTCTCTTAATAGAGAAAGGTTCAACGACTATCCCCGGGAGGGGAGTAGGATTCAAGCGAATCCGAAACAGAGATCTTAGAAGATATAGTCTTAACTGTAGTGAAAGCTACAGCAGTTCATCGAGAACGGCATAGATTTAGCGAATCTATGCGAAAAAATGGTAGGCGCAAGTTGCGTAAACGCTGTCTCTACCGATTTTATCGTAACAGTAAAGACTGGTGGAAAAGTCTATGAGACAAAATTCCAGAAAGGTATCATCGTAGAGCATACGCATGAGACTGGTACTTGTGAAGTAGAAGATACAGGTACGAGTGTCTCGTATATTCTGGATGATGAGATCTGGGGCGAAGACACATTTGACTTTAATCGCCTGAAGACAAGAATCCGTCAACTTGCTTATCTGAATCCTGGTCTTACAATGTATCTTTATCTGGATACGAAGGATGCAGAAGGCAAGGCTGTTAAGCTCGAAAAGGAATACTGCTTTCCTGAGGGCGTCAAGGCTTATGTTGAAGAATTGATAGCTAAGAAAGCAGTCATTACAGAGCCGGAGCTTGTCAAGAAGACCGTCTTGGATGAGAAGGTTGGCAGTATCGATGTCTCGATTGCTCTTTCTTATACGAAGGCAAACAGTACAGACATCAAATCATTTGTCAACAATATCTGCACAGAATACGGCGGCGATCATGAGACTGGCTTAAAAGCTGGTATCTATCGCGCGGTATCTCAGTATGCAGTAGAGCAGGGTCTTGTAAAAGATGCAAAAGCGATTACGGCAGATGACGCAAGAGAAGGTCTTGTAGCCATTCTAAATGTCGCTGTTGCAGACCCGAATTATGAAGGTCAGGGTAAGAACAAGATCCGTATGCCGGAAGTGCGGGCGGCAGTAAAAGATGTCGTAGAGGAATGGCTCTATGATTATCTCTCGCGCGATATGAACCGTGCTAAGGCAGTCATCGAACGTGTTCTTCTGGCGGCAAAAGCAAGAGCTGCTGCAAAACGAGCACGTGATGCTGTACGCGGTATCAAGTCAATCGATAATGGTACAGTAGAAGGACTCGCAGACTGTTCTAGCAAAGATCCGAGCGAATGCAGTATCTTCCTCGTAGAAGGTGATTCCGCAGGAGGATCAGCTAAGCAGGCGCGTGACCGTAGAACACAAGCAATCCTTCCTGTATTTGGTAAGGTAAGCAACGCCGAAAAGGCAACACTTGATAAGATCGTGAAGAGTCCTAAGACGCAGGATCTTATCAAAGCATTGCGTTGTGGCATTGGCGACAGTTTTGACATCGATAAGCTTCGATATCACAAGATTGTATTGATGTCAGATGCAGATTGTAATTAAACAGTCGTCTCCGCAGGAATGCGGGAGATAATGAGTTCCCTAACCTGACGTATGTGCAGGGTGTCTGGCAGCAGCCAGGCTAACGGCTGGAGTTGAATAAGACTGGCAATGTGGACAATCATTGCCCCGAGAAATCGGTCCATAGGTGAAGACGCTCCTATATGTAGAACAGAACCTACGGCTCCACGTAATCAATCGTGGGTAGCAGGGGATACCGTGCTAAGTGGCTATTAATAGCCTAAATGTGTAACGACTATAGAGGAACTACCCAGAACGGGTAAAAATATAGTCTAGTCCCACTCTTTAAAAAATATCACCTCCGTCAATATAAATATCACATACCTATTAGTAATAGGGCTTATGAAAATTAAATTCATAAGGAAACTATTGTTAATGGCAAAGAAACTTATATTGACGAACGAGGAAAAATCAGCACTTATTACAGACTACAAAAGAGGTGACTCTCTTAGAAGTCTAGAGAAAAAATATCATCATGATAGAAAAGTACTCTCTGACATCTTAAAAGCTGAGAACGTAGGAATACGCTCCAATGTGCTTAATAGCAGAAAATACAAACATGATGAAGCATTTTTTGAAAAAATCGATACAGAAGAAAAAGCATATTGGCTCGGTTTTATTTACGCAGATGGCTTTATCGGATCAAGACGAGGCACTGCAAGTCAAAAATTTGGTATCACGTTAAAAGCTGACGATGCTGGTCATTTAGAGAAATTTAAAGCCTCCATAAAAGCAACAAACCCAGTATTGACATACCGAGGTAGCGGATATAACCAAGATGGCTTGTTTGCAAAAATATTGATAACAAGTCAAAAAACCGTTGATGATTTGAAGGATAAAGGCGTGATTGAGCTAAAGACGCTGGTGCTCTCATATCCAGACGAAAAGATTCTTCCGAAGGAATTGGAAAGACATTTCGTCAGAGGATATTTGGACGGCGATGGATGTATATCCTATCATGGCTTAAGCAACGACAAACGTGCTTATGCATTAGGTTTCACGGGAACGCGAAACATTCTTGAGGGAATAAAGAAATTCTTTGGTAAAGAAGAGGTTAAAATTAGTCCCCACAATAATGCTTATCAGATCAATATCGGTGGAAATATTCAAACTGGAAAAATGCTTGATATTTTGTATAGTGATGCAACTATCTATTTGGATAGAAAATTTGATATTTACAAAGAGTATTTAAAATATGCCGAAAGGCAGGGTTGAATCGGTTGATGGTGGGCACATTCAATGTCTTCATATGACATTCTTCTACAACTTTATGCGCCCCATTATTGAAAAAGGTTATCTCTATGCGGCATGTCCGCCTCTTTTCAAGGTTTTCAAGAAATCAAAGGGGAAAGATGTGGATGTCCATTATCTCTACACGAAGCAAGAACTTGATGCGTTTGATACGGAAGGCTATTCTGTACAGCGGTACAAAGGGTTAGGTCCGAGCCCTTACCAACTTTTCCGCTAGTTAGCGGGGTCTTACTAAGTATAGTAAGGCTAACGAGGGTCGCCCTGATAAAAATAACAGGGATGTCTCGTGGGAAAATGCAATATGATATTTCACTCAAGTATGGATACAATTGGAAAAATATTGCATAACCTGTATCGACTATCCCCCGGAAGGGGAGTACTTATGCTATTAACACGCATAAGGAAAAGGTTGGCATGATGATGGCAGTTAGATACCGGCCGGAGTGAAGAAATAGTCAGTGCTCTTGGTAACAAGAGAAAAACACGTAGGTGAGATGACCGCACAGCAGCTCTGGGAAACGACAATGGATCCCCAGGAGGCTCGCATGATTCAGATTACGTTGGATGACTGCGAAGCCGCCGAAGACGCTCTTAAAGTCTGTATGGGCGAAGACGTAGCTGCTCGCAAGGAATTCATTCTGCAGAGCTCACAAGAGGCATAACATAATAATGAATCACGAAAGGACAAACTAGGAAAGCATGATGATCTAATAGACGTCCTCCTAGAAAAAGTGATTGAAACAATACATGCATAATATATCATTTTTTCAATACATTTTAGGAGGATACCACTTTTGGTAGAAGTAAACAAGAATGAACTGCAGCTTGTCGGTAAGGTGCTGTCAGTAAAAGAAGGATATAAGTACGAGAAAGAAAATTTCTATGAAATTCAGATTGCGGTAAATCGCCGTAGCGAGACGCAGGATATCCTGCCGCTTATCATTCCAGAAAAGTTGATGTTCCGTCGCGAGATCAAAGTCGGCGACAACATCACACTGGAAGGCGAGATCCGTATGCTGAACCGCACGGAGAATGGCTGCAAGAATATCTACGCTTTTGGCTATGTGAAAGACTTTGATATCTTTGAGGATCAATATTGGGATGTCATGGATGTCCAGAACCATGTCAAGATCGAAGGATATGTCTGCAAGACGCCGCGCCATAGAAAAACGACTCTCTCAAATCGTTATATCACGGACCTTTTAATAGCGAATAACCGCCAGAACAATAAGGCATTTTATCTGCCTTGCATCTGTTGGGGATCCACGTCAAAGATGGCGGCGAAGTTACAGGTAGGAGACAAAGTCTCTATAGTTGGCCGCTTTCAGTCACGTCGCTATAAGAAAGATCCGCTTAACGGCAAACCGAAAGATTATTCGATCCAGGAGATCTCTGCTACAGAAGTCACACTGATCGAAGAAGGAGCTGCAGTCAAGAAGCAGGCGACTAAGAAAGTTGTCTGAGAAAGGACAAGTATAAATGTCAGAAGCAACCAAGTCGCATATCCATCAGGTAAGCTTTGCTGAACATATGGCAAACAATTTCCTGATCTATGCGTTGGATGTCATCGGAGACCGCGCTCTCCCTTCTGCATCGGATGGATTGAAGCCAGTGCAGCGTCGCATCCTGCAGTCCATGTATTATCTTGGGCTGCATCCAAATTCTGCATATAAGAAATGTGCTCGAACCGTAGGCGATACGCTGGGCCGCCTTCATCCGCATGGTTTTGTAGATTAACCAACATATAAATCAATTTTAAATGTTGGAAGATTTAAAACGAAGCCGTCTTAAGACAAGCTCACAGAAGTCTTAAGAGTACGAGAACGGAATTAAGCTGGAAAATCGTAAAATCCGAAAGGACAGATAATCAGAACCGAAGGCTCCAGGAATTGAACTGGATAAGCTTATGGTAACATAAGTAACGAACGTGAGAAAGATTCGTTCGGTCAGGGGCAACGCGTAGGAGTGAAAAGATATAATCTCCCATGAGGCCGTTCTACGTTGTGAGTATAAAAAACTTTTGGAAGATAAAGTTTCACGTAAAAAGTTACGCTGGGCTACAGTATAATGCTGTAGAAGTAAGGATAAAAAGCCTTACGATAACAAACCGGATCAGTCCGTGTATGAAGCAATGGTAAATCTTGCTCAGTCTTGGAAAGAGCGTTATCCATTGGTTGATATCCACGGTAATGTCGGCTCAGCAGACGGAGACCCTGCGGCAGCTATGCGATACACAGAAGGGCGTCTTGCTCCCGTAGGCGAACTCTTGATGACAGATATCGACAAAGATACGGTTATCATGAAACCGAACTATGACGAGTCTGAAGTAGAGGCAGAAGAGCTGCCGGGGCTTTTCCCGACGCTTCTCTGTAACGGTTCATCTGGTATCGCTGTTGGCATGGCCTGCAGTTTTGTGCCGCATCGTGCCAAAGATATCTATAACGCACTGGACAGTTTTATCGACTGTATCCTGCAGGGGGAAGACGTATCCATTGACAAGCTGATTGATATCGTCAAAGCGCCAGATTTCCCGACGGGTGGCATCATTACGGACCTTAAGGATGTTTATAGAGGATATCGGGAAGGCAAAGGCACAGTCCATATCCGCTCCCGTTATCACGTCGAAGACAGTGGCAAGAAGCCAAAGATTATCGTGACGGAGATTCCGTATGGTGTAGTTAAATCGAAACTCGTATCAAAGATCGATGCACTCCGTAAAGACGGTGAGTTGCCAGATGTCAAAGAAGTACGTGATGAGTCCAGTAAAGGCGATATCCGTATTATTATCGAACTGAAGCGCGGCGGCGATGAGACTTTTACGCTGAATAAGCTATTAAAGAAGACAGAGCTTGCCACGACGGTATCGATGAACCATACGGCACTGGTAAATGGCAAGGTAAGAGAGCGTTTGACGCTTAAGGATCTTCTTGAGGCATTTCTTGAGCATGCTGTCTCCGTTGAAAGACGTAAGTCACTCTTTATCCTGGAGAAGCAGAAGAAGCGTCTGCCGATTGTAGAAGGCTTCTTGACAATTGCCGACGATATCCTGAATGCGATCCGTATGATCACAGAATCGGAGACAGACGAAGAAGTTTACAAGAAGTTCTATGAGGCATACGATCTCAATAAGGAGCAGACGGATGCGATTCTGGCCCGCCGCACTGGTAGTCTGAAGAAGATCGACCAGCAGGCATATGAAGAAGAGGCACAGAATCTTGTCGAGAGTATCAGCCGCTTAACAGCAATCACGACAGATGATATAGAGCTTCTGAAGGCGACGCGGGATGACCTTAAGAAAGTTGCAGAGCGTTTCGAGAAAGAGAAGCGCTGCACAGAGATCTCGCTTGAAGATGCCATGAAGGATATTGACGATCGAGACCTTGTCCCGGAAGAAGATATTGTCGTGACATATAGTCATCTCGGACTTATCAAGGCCGTTAAACTGAATGACTACAACAGTCAGAGACGCAACGGCAAGGGTGTGTCTGCAAAGACGCATGAAGATGATTTCATCGAGAATGTCATCACGTTGAAGAATCGAGATGACTTGGTATTCCTGACGAATATCGGTAAGGCTTATGTCCTGCCGGCATTCCGCATCCCGATCGTGTCGAAAGCATCAATCGGCAAGTATCTGCAGAATTATGTTCCATTTGAAGAAGGAGAAAAGGTCATCAGCATCTTCCCGCTTTCTCAGAACAAGGACATGAACGCTTACACATTGTTCTTTGCTACGAAGAACGGTGTCTGCAAGCGTCTGGCTATGAGCGATCTGCCGTCCACGAAGAATGGCGCACGCATCCTTGTCATCCGTGAGGGTGATGAGCTGGTTGGCTGCAGCATGGTCAAAGAAGATGACTACATCCTCTTAGCTACGAAGAACGGATTCGCTGTTAAGACGAAGGTGTCTAACATTCGTGTTATGGGACGCAATGCTGCTGGTGTTATCGGCATCAAGTTCAAGAAGTCGGATGACGAAGTAATCGCAGCAGTTCGCGCAAATGATGATGATACTCTTCTTATTATCACGGAAACAGGTATCGCAAAACGTACTAGCGCAAAAGAATTCCATCTGCTGGCTAACAAGGGCGGCAAGGGTTCTGCGTATTACCGTGAGACAAAGAAGACGGGTGTAGTGAAAGCTGTTGTCCCTGTTGAGGAAGACCAGACGGTGTTCATTGTCACACAAAATGGCATGATTATCCGCATCCCGGCAAACTCGATTTCAGTTGTCGGACGCATCGCTACCGGCGTGAAGACGGTCAACCTTGCAGAAGGTGACAGTATTGCGACAGTAAGCGTTGCACCGAATGACGAGGAAGAAGAGGTAGTGAATGAGTGATATGAATCGTCAGGCACAGCTCCGTCAAGGACTTACGCAATATGTCGGTGCGATGCTTACGAATCTGTCTCTGGAGCCGAGAGATGCTTCTCAAGTGACGGCGGCATCTCTCGTAGAAGAGGCAACAAAGTTGGCAAAGAAAGAAGATGGCGAGGTTGATTTCTATATCGCAAAGCCTCTTCTGCGCGCCGTGATTTATCTTTATGAAGAAGATTTCAAGCGTTTTACCAGGGCCGCCCACGAGCAGCATCTGGATTCCGAGAAAGAGCTGGTAGCGAATGCCAAGGCCGTCATGGATAAGAATCTGGCATTCCTCAGAAAGATGATAGAGGCACATGACAAAAGATAAGAAGATATATCATATCGAAGTAGATCTGCCAGAGGATGTATTAAGCCAGTTCATTATCGATCATGGCAACCTCATGCTTGAGCTGATCAAGAACAAGGTTCCTGTTGATCGCTTTAATAGCATATGGACTGTGCATAATCAGATCACGATGGCAAAGGGTATGGTAGAAGGAAGGGGATACGATGGCAAGTCTAATTCCGAATGAGAAGAAGTCACTAGCAGAAAAGAAGAATCTTCTGGATAAGATTGCAACGAAAATCAACAAGAAGTATGGCAAGGCAATCATGGGGCGCATCGGCGAGAACTCCGAGATTGCACAGCGTCTGCAGGTGTCGTTCATTCCGACAGCATGTCCAGATCTCAATGTAGCAGTTGGCGGCGGTTTTCCACGTCGTCGCTGCACGTTGATTGCGGGATTACCGGATTCGGGTAAACTTGTTGCTTAAAATGTACGTACATTTATGAAGTTTAAGCAATAGCCCCCCTTATGCGGAAACGCATAAGGTTGTATCTCTCGTGAATTGCTGGGAAGCCTAAATAGTAAGCGTACTATTACATGGCAATCAGCAGCCAAGCCTTGAAAGAGGAAGGTTCAACGACTATCCCCGTGAAGGGCCGTGAAATTCGGCAACAGGAGTAGGGCCTGTAAAAGGTTGGAGAAAAGCCATTAAATCGAAGTGCGAGAGCGCCTAAGTTCGTATTAATATATGAATATGGCGGTGATATAGTCTATGCCCTAAGGTTGAAAAATATCCTGAAAGGGAGGGTAAAACAGAAAACCAGTATTGTGCTTGAGTCTATCGGCAAAGAGATGAATCGCGATCCTGATTTCATTGCTTGCTGGGTTGAGTCCGAGAACTCTCTCGATAAAGACTATATCTGCGAGACGTTTCATATTGACCCAGAGCGTTTTGTCTTTATCCCCGTAGATTCTGGCATCTCGGCAGAAGAGATCTTGGATATCCTCTACGAGACGATGAAGACCGGCACGATCGATCTCTGCTGTATCAACTCATTGAAAGCGTTAGTTCCGACTCAGGAGATGGACGCGTCGCTCGGACAGGCTGTTGTTGGCACGCAAGCACGTATGAACAGCCGCCTGACGAAGAAATTCAATGCAGTTGTTGCAGAGTTCGATACGGCGTTCATCATGATATGTCATCTTACAACACAGATCGGTTCAATGAGTAGAGATCCGCTGGTCGTTGCAGGGGGTCATGCCATCCAGTATTGGAGTTCTCTGACGCTCGATATGCGCAAGCGCAGCATCGGTCCAGGTGAGCTCATCACGAAAGAGGAAGGCGTCAAGATCGGCGTGACGATCCGCAAGAATCACGTCATGCCGGACAAGTTCCCGTATCGCAAGCTGGAATACTATGCTGTCTTCGGTGAAGGCGTTGAGACGATTCTCAGCGCGTTGAATGCCGCCATAGAGAAGGGAATCTGCACAGCTGCAGGTGCTTGGATCCGTTGGTACACACCGGATAAGGTAGAGCGCAATAAGTGGTGCGGCAAGGCAGCTTTCCGTACTTACATGCGTGAGAACCCGGAAGAGTTCGAGGAATTCTCGAATCTTGTCTATGGTGGTACGCGTCTCTCTTATTCTGAGCTGGAAGAGCTCAAGGAAGAGAATGACGCTATTAACAAAGCCATTGGTGCTACCAAGTCTAAGAAGTCAAAGAAGAAGTCGGCAAAAGAAGAGATTGTCGGCGCAGAAGAAGTGAAAGATGCATCTTCGGAGGAGGTCGTTGGCTGATGTCTTGTGAATGGGGGCATGATGATTGTCAATTTGAGGATCAGAAGTGCGACCTCTGCTTCACGCCGGATCAATGCTACAAGGCAAAGCCCCAGAGGAAATGGGGCATGGCCAAGCATGCACAGCGCGCAGATGGCCGCCAAGGCAGCAACTTTGAATATGCGAATCATAAACGCAACAACAAAGTGCTGAGTGATGCCGTATCTGGTATGACGCTTAATAGCGGTGCAACTGTCCTGGCAAAAGGCGATGAGCAGATCTTAGGCAGTATCCGTATCATGGAAGAGCTTAAGACCAAGACAGCAGTACAGGCTCCAGGAAAGAAGACTTTCACGATCCAGAAGAAATGGCTCGACAAGCTCCATCAGGAAGCTCTGGCTGAGAACATGGAATTCTGGTATCTAAAATTCTCTTTCTTCGAAGCAGACCAAGATGTCTATGCGATCGTCGAACAGGACACGGTCATGAGTATGGTAAAGACGATGGTCGACGACCGTCGGAATATCCAGCGTGAACGTAGTCGTGCCGATGTCGAGAATAAACGACGAGAGCTTGCTGAAACAAAGCTTTTAGAAGCACAAGCAGAAATTGCTCTTCTGAAAGCGCAGTTGAAACAAGTGCAGGGAGAGCATGGGAAAGATCCATTTGAAGATGCCTTAAGATCATTGAAGGCATAGAACACATAAAGAAGGGAAAGGGAACAATGGATGATATTCAGAAGCAGATTTTAGAACTCGCAAGGAAGACCAATGTCCCAGACCCTGTTCATTATGTGGACTATGCGGTGGAGGAACTGGCAAAGGACAAGATCAACGAGATCATCAAGACTTGCGACTGCTGTGAAGAATGCTGCGGAGGTACGAAAAGTATCGTGGGCGGCAATCCGCATGGGTCTATCTTGATGATCGGTGAATATGTCCTGGAAGAGCAGAACGGATCGGAAGCAGTGATCCCTTTCGAAGGGACACCGGAGGGGCAGATGATTCATTCTGTTCTTAATAGCCTCCATGTTAATGAAGAACAGCTGATATGGATGAATGTCGTGAACTGCTATACGCATAAGGTTGTAAACGGGAAGTCTCTGAAGCGGGCGCCAAAAACGTCAGAGCAGGAGACTTGCCAATTATATATCGACTATGCAATCAATTCCTTCAAGCCGCTCTACATTGTCCTGTTAGGCAATATTGCGATGAATGTCTTCAAGAAGGGCGTTGTGAAGCAGGAACGCGGTAAATGGTTTTATATTCGAGATTCTATCAAAGCAATGCCGACCTATTCTCCGACGTATATCCGTCAGATGGAAGAGATCGGCGATGAATTTGTCGAGGACTATCGGAAAGAATTCCAAGAGGATCTTTCCAAAGTTTTCAAAGAGGCACAGAAGGAATATCCAGAAAGCGATATCCTTCTAGCATAAATGAATAAGTGATTAAGTAAACACATGACTGAAAAGGAGAAATGTACTATGACGTTCCTTGAGAAGATTAGAGCAAAACATGCTGCTGAGAATAAGAAGGCACAGACTTCGGCTGTTAAAGCGGCAAATGATATTGTTGAGGAAGCTGCAGCGAAGCCGGTTGAAGAGAAGCCGAAGAAGTCTCCGCTTGCTGGTATCCTGGCGAAACGTCGTGCTGCTGAGGCGGCAAAGGCCGAGAAGACGGTTGAGAAACTTGTCGATAAGAAGCCAGAGAAGAAGCCGGCTGATGAAGCTCCGAAGAAAGAAGAGAAAACGTTCAAGCCTGCTGTCATCGACGAAGCTGCCGCAGATAAAGAAGAAGTAAAAGAAACGCTTGAGAAGACTGAGGCTAAAACAGAAGTCAAAGAAGAAGCTCCTGTAGTAGAAGAGAAGCCGAAGAAACGTCGCGGCCGCCCGAAGAAGACTGAAGATAAGGCTGTAAAGGCAGAGAATAAAGAAAAGACTGAGAAGCCGCAGAAGACGGTAAAGAAGGCAGAGCCAAAGGGGGAGAAGGTCCTTCTCAGTGCTCGTGAGTTCGAGATCCAGGATATCCTTGATTCGAAGATGAGCTATGAAGAGATGGTTGCGAAGTTCCAGAGCACTTTTGAAGACGAAGGCTGGATTGAATTCCGCAATAGCGTCGTCACGGAGCTTGAGCAGATCAAGGTTGCTGCCGATATGAATCCTGGCATGCTCCGCATCACGCTGACGCAGTTGAATGACCTGTATGGTCGTATCGCTGTAGAGCACGCCAATTTCAAGGCACTTCTCGAGGCGCTGACTAATAAGGAAGATGGCATCTGCACTTGCATCCGCTATCAGGCTGCAGCGATCGGCGCGAATGAGAGTGAGCGCCGTGCCAATGGCTATAATGCTCTGACGAACGGTGTCCGTAATGGCGAGCCGTTCAATTTCGTCAATTTGATTGCTGGCACGCGCATGAAGTACATCTTCCTTGACAGCATCCGTCAGCGCATTAAATTCATGTCGGATCTCTGCATCACGTTCCTTGGTGCGATGAAAGTCGAGAACAGCATGGACGCCATGGCATCGTCTGCACACTAATAGCGAGAGGAGAATCTAATTGTTACAGAAGATTGATATTGACCAGAAATTCAAGGAATTCCTGGCTACCGAGATCCCATCGCAGCTGATCAAGAAGAAACCCGGTCAAGGAGATCTTCATTATATCTCTGGCAGCACTGTCATTGATATGCTGAATAAACTGACCAACTATATGTGGGACTGGAAGATTGAAGAGCACTGGGTACAGAATTCGATCGATAAGTTCAACCCGAAGTACGATAAAGAACCGAAGCCGCAAAATCCGGTGGCACATGTCATCGGCACGCTGACGATTTATCTTCACGACGAGAACGGCAATATCTTCAAGATCTCGAAATCTGCCGCAGGCGCAAAGCCAATCATCGGCGGCCAGAATGAACAGAAGGATATCTTCAAATCTGCTGGTACGGATGCACTGAAGAAAGCTGCGTCACTTGTCGGCATTGGCGCACAGCTCTATCGTGATGAGGACGAGCAGGAGTATTTCGATATGCTCTGTTACGAAGATCCTTGGACGGATGAGGAACTTGATGCACATAAAGCAGATTTCGATTATCTCAAGGAACTCATGAGCCAGGGGTATGTACGAGAAGAACTCAATGAGGTCCTTGTGTCCTGGTCGAACAAGACGTTCAGCGATATGGGAGATCTGCCACCCGCAGAACTCACGGAATTCGTGAAGTATCTGAAAGAGCAAGCCGCCGAATCGGAGGAAGCAAGCAGCTGATGCCACTTTTTATGGATGATCATCACCTTCACTGCGCTAAATGTGCTGGTACGGAGCTGATAGTAGAGCCAGTCGCTCTCTATCAGCTTGCCGATACCAAAGAAGGTATTGTACTTGAAGAAGAGCAGGTCGGCTCACAATTACGCTGCGCCCGCTGTGGAGCAGTCGTAAAGAAGCTGCCCCGCAATTACAAACATGTAAAGAAGTAAGTGAGGAAAACACATGACAGACAAGATTCTTTTATATGATGTGAAATGGACCAGCGTTACGGCAGGCCCGTCTCCTGATGACAACAAGCGCACTGAACTTTTCTTGGCCGGTTGCAACAAAGCATATTTCGGTAATCCTTGCAAAGGCTGCTTCAATCCAAAGATCTGGGATCCGAGTTCTCATGCGCATGCTCTTACACCGCAGGAAGTTTTGGAAGGTGTCAAGAAGTTCGCGCCGAACCACTACATCACGATCGTGGGCGGCGAACCAATTGACCAGATTGTGCCTCTCGCTGAGACCTGTAGGCTGTTAAAAGAGGCAGGATACCATATCATCTTGTTTACGCACTATACACTTGAGGATCTGCTCCTCCCCGACGATGAGGAGATCCCTAGTGAAGATAATGTCGTGGTAAAACTGCTCCACAACATCGACGTATTAATCGACGGCGAATATGACGAGACACAGCGTATCTACGATGAATCCACTGAAGACGGCCTGCATGACGCCGTAGGAAGTGCGAATCAAGTGATATGGGATTTCAAGGATTGGCGCGAAAAAAGCAAGTGCGGCATGATTGACTATGACATCATCGGAATGAAGGCGGGCGACCTTGCTGGTCTTACTCTTTTTCAGGATGATGATCTTACATACTGGACGAAAGAAGAAGACAATGAATTCAAGAAACTGTCTGTCATGAAAACATGTTGACAAGGTAGGTGAGAACAATAGGCAAGTTGATCTGTCAGAGGAAAGACCCTGACTTAGAATTCTATAGTGATGATTTCGATAAATTCCATTTCCCGGAGGAAACAGACTACTTCCTCACAAGCAACGGTGAAGGAGACGACAGTACGGCAGTTTCCTATCGAATCACCATGACTTATGATGAGAAGAATAATATGGCTGTCCTTCATGCAGAAGACTATGGCTATGTCGAAGTGCCAGCAGAAGAATTCTGTATGGAACTGATGGATATGCTGGTCACGAACAGAAAATTGTATATGCGTGATGCTCCTGCACTCAACGAACTGGTTGATGCTTTGAAGGTAAAAGTTGCTAAATACATGCTCGAAGAACGTGAAATCTTGATGATTCATAAAGTTCTGCCTGGCTTTGGTTATATCAAATCAGGAGATGCCATCATTTCGACATTCGAGAGTATCATGTTCTTTGGGAATAGTCAAGTAGACTTGATTGAAGCAACACTCCGCACAGAGCTCAAGCAGTTTGATGATTGCAGCATCGAATTCTACTTTGACGGAAAGACAATCACAGCTCCTATCTTAAAAGAGGACTCTGCTGCTCCGAATGAGAATGAGCCGGTTTTAACGAATCATACCATAGAAGTTGGCGCAATTCGCTGCAATGATCACGAGCCAGTTCCTGAAAATGTGAAGCCAAGGAAGTCATTCCATGATATAGAAGCATTTATCCAGGATCGTGATAGATATCTAACAAAGATGGATTTCGGGGCAGCAGACGACATGTTTGGATCACTGTTCCAGCTTTAAGAGGAAAAAGAACACATGAGAAAATGTATGAAAGAGGTCGATACCCTGATCAAGGCAGGAATCACCTGTATCTGGATCAAGACCTATGAAGAAGAGGCTGTCGTGAACGACATCCGTGAACTCGTGGCTACGCGCCACGTATCGATGCCACTCTACAGCTGGTCGGTAGCAGAAGGTATCAAGAAACTGCCGACTGTTCCTGGCGAGAAAGCAACTCCAGCCAACCCTAATACGCGTCAGCCACTCGCCGCTTTCGAAGTGATTGCTTCGTCGTCCGGTTCACGTGATGCAAAACACGGCGAGAATTGCGTCTATATCCTCAAGGATCTCCAGGAGTTCCTGGAAGGGCAGGCTGCACCAGCAGTACGCCGTTATATCCGCGACATCAAGGAATATCGCACACCGTTCCAGAATATCCTTCTTTGCGTATCGCCGATGGTCGAACTGCCGGACGATATCGCAAAGCTATTTCGCATCGTGACCTATGAGCTTCCGAACCGTGACGAAATGAAGAAGCTCATTGATGCTGCCGCCCATAAGCTTTCGGAGCTGCATAACAGCGGCAAAGAAGACTATGTTATTCCTTCTAATAGCGATATCGAAGCAGCTGTTAATGCATGCATCGGTATGACCATGAAGGAAGCAAGCATGAATCTTGCTGAGTCAATCGCCCGCAAGAAGAAGATCGATCTTGACTTCCTCATGGAGAACAAGATCCAGGAAGTCAAGAAGAGTGGCGTCCTCGATTATATCATTCCGTCTATCACGCTTGATGATGTAGGCGGCAATGATGTCATCAAGGAATGGCTGTATGAACAGAAAGAACTCTTTGACCCACAGGCGCGAGAATTTGGCCTTCCGATGCCGAAAGGGTATATGGCTACTGGCGTACCAGGTACAGCGAAGACGATGCTGGCAGAAGCATTTGCTGGTATGATGCATATGCCGCTCCTGTCGCTCAATATGTCGAAGATCATGTCGAAGCATGTCGGCGAGTCCGAACGCAAGATTGAGGCCGCTCTAAATACAGCAAAAGCATGCGCACCTTGTGTCTTTCTACTTGACGAATGTGAGAAACTGCTCGGCGGTGCTGGAGCTGGAGGCTCTTCAAATAGAACCGACGGCGGCGTGACGAATCGAGTCTTTGCTTCTATCCTGAAGTTCATGAACGATAACGATTCTGGTGTTTATGTTATCATGACTTCCAATGATGTCTCATCTCTGCCACCAGAACTTACGCGTTCTGGTCGCATTGATGCCCAATGGTATTTTGGTCTCCCACAGGCTAATGCCAGAAAAGAGATTCTGCGCCTTGGTTTTCAGAAATATAATAAGGAACTGCCAGAAAACGTCTTGGATCACGCTGTCGCGAATACGGATGGCTATACTGGCGCAGAACTCAAAGATGTCGTCAAGAACTGCATGCGCAAAGCTTATGTGCGCTATAAGGAAGAGAGCGGCGATGAGCTGCATTTCACGGAAACGGATATCATGATGGCTATTAATGAAGTCATTCCTGTATCAGAGTCTTCGAAAGAGAAGATCATGGCACTGGAAAGCTGGTGCGCGGGACGCGCGCGCAGGACAGACCGTGATGAGGAGAAAGAGTCTTCTTCGAATGAGCCGCTGTTTGGCGCCGGCATGTTCCATCTTTAATAGCAGAAAGGAATTTCTAGTTGAACGTTATTCTGTTAGAGCACACACCTGAACCTGAAAAAGTAATCGCTGCTGCAGCAAGACTCTGCTATAGCAAGCATGCAGATGTTGAATCCCTCTTGGAGTCGTTAGATGATGAAGAGAAGGTAAATGCATTTGTCGAGAAGCTGGAAAGTCTCGGCCATGAGTCGCCGATGGAACACGTATCTTTTACGTTTGCCATAGAAGGTGTTTCTCGGGCACTCCTGGCACAGCACTCCCGCCATCGTATCGCATCGCTGAGTGTTCGCAGTCAGCGCTACTGTTCAGAGGAAGGCTTCTCTTACGTCACGCCTGATGCTATTAAGAAGGATGAAGAAGTCAACAAGATCTATGATGAGTACATGGAGCAGGTGCAGGAACTTTACAAGCTGCTTCTCGATCTCGGCGTAGCAAATGAGGATGCCCGCATGATCCTGCCGAATGCCTGCTGCACGCGCATGATGGTTACGATGAACATTCGCGCTCTTCTGCATTTCTTCCAGCTTCGCTGCTGCCAGAGAGCACAGCAGGAGATTCGCGATATGGCTTATGCTATGCTGAAGGAATGCAAGAAGGTATCGCCCATATTGTTTAAGCACGCCGGTCCGACTTGCGTAAAAGGATATTGTCCAGAAGGTTCCATGAGCTGCGGCAGGGCGCCGACGCTCGATATGCTCATCAAGAGCTACAAGGAACATCATTAATAAGTTATAGAAAGAAAGAGGTAAGAATTATGAGCTGCTGGAGAAAGTACACTGCCGATGTCATGAAGAATGTTGACAAGGATAAGCTGCGCGAGGCTTGCGCACAGATGGGATTCGACTTTGATGAGTCCCGCAAGACGGTCCATGCAAGTTATGAACGCCGTTCCGCTACAGTTGATGCTGTCCTGACAAGAGACGGCGAGGCTCTGTCTCTCGGCTTCTTGTTTGACGGTGATGGCAAAGGCCATCTGACAGTAGAGGGTGACTTCTGGGGAACAGGTCTCGATGAGCGTACGTTCATGGGAGATCTTGGCCAGATCTATGCTGCCATCAACTTGAAGTTCCAGCTGCAGATGCAGTTCGGCATGTCTGTCGATGTTGAGCAGATGGAGGGCGAAGATCTTATCATCGAAGCATACAGCGCTTAATAGCAGATAAAGAATAATCGTCAAATGGAGAAATATGCATGAAAAAGAAATATATTGTTATCGCAGTTGCATGCATTGGCCTGGCTGGTATCTTCGGCAATAGCAACGATAGTACACAGCCTAAGCAGGAAACTATCAAGGTAGAGACCGCAAGTGCAGTATCGGAGAAGCCGGCAAAGACAGCAAAGCCTATAACTGCACAGCAGCGTGCGCTCAAGAACGAGGATAAAGATGCTCCGGCTGACGGAGTCAATGCTCTTAAGAAAGGCATCCTCTATGTAGAGAGCATGCATATGAGCAAAGCCGGTGTATATGACCAGCTTGTCTCTGAGCATGGTGAGAAGTTCAGTCCTGAAGCGGCAAGGTGGGCGGTCGATCACATGTCGGACATCGACTGGAACAAGGCCGCTCTCGAAAAAGCGAAGTCTTACCAGAAGAATATGAACATGAGCCGCGAAGCGATCCGTGAACAGCTCATGTCAGAGCACGGTGAGAAGTTCGCAGCAGAAGAAGCAGACTATGCAGTGAAGAACCTTTGATAGATAAGAAGTAAATTATGTGGTGAGGGGCGCCAATGCCCCTCGCTATTAATAGCATGGAGGGTATCAGTATGGCTAGAGTAAAGATTCGTATTCATAAAGGTGGCTCTTTCGAGGTAGAGACGGAGGGGTTTGCCGGTAATCAGTGCCGCTCAACGGTAGAGGCAATCTCGCAGTGCATCAATGGTCAGTGTGAGGCTGATGAGAACCGTGAGTCGCTGCCGGATGATCCGACGCAGTATCTGAACTTTTAATAGAGAGTAGAGAGGGGCTTCTGCCCCGGATTAAGAAACGAGGTAGAAGCCAGAATGAAGAACATGGATAATACAGTAGCAATAGAGCGCAGTGTAAAAGAAGAGATCCTTGCAAGACTCAATGATCAGCAGCGTGAAGCCGCAATTAACTATCAGGGTGCATGCGCAATCAACGCCGCCCCAGGATCAGGAAAAACGGCCAGTCTCATTGCGAGAGCAGCCTATATGATCGAAGATGGAGTATCTGCCAACAACATTCTTCTTTTTACGTTTACGCGCAAAGCTGCAAAAGAGATTAAAGATCGCGTCCATGCGCAGATCGGCGAAAAAGCTAAAGGTGTTACCGTTGGCACGTATCATAGTTTCTGCATGCGTTTGCTGCGCCAATATGCAGAATATCTGGGCTGGACGAAGAACTTCTCGATTTATGATGAGAACGACAAGGACAATATGCTGAAGCCGATCTGCAAAGAGTTCGATATGGATCGCCGTACGGTTGCCGGCACGATCTCGAATTACAAGCAGCATCTCCTGACGCCGACTGAAGCAATGCAGATCGCCGAGAACAACTATGAGCGCATGGCCGCCAGCGTCTATCAGACATATGCACAGAAGATGAAGGAAGCAAACGCTTTTGACTTTGATGACCTCATCTATTTTACTATCCGTCTTTTAGAGCAGTTCTCGGAAGTCAAGCATCAGGTTAATAGCAAGTATACCTATATCACTTGTGACGAAGCACATGATTCCAGTATTGAAGACCTTCGCCTGATCGAGCTGTTAGGCGGCGAAGCATTTAACGTATGCATGATTCTGGATTGCGATCAGAGCATCTACCGCTTCCGTGGGGCAGACATGGGCGCTGTCTATGAGTTCATGGAAGACCATAATTTCCGTCAGTTTATGCTAGAGCGTAACTATCGTTCAACGCAGACGATTGTCAATGCGGCACGCAGCATGATCGTGAATAACGTTGAACCGTTCCAGAAGAATGTCTATTCTAAGAACGAAGTCGGCACGCAGATTGTCTACTCTACCCTTGCTGACACGGATGATGAGTCGGCCCAGGTTGTGCGTATCGTCAAGGCTATGCATGCTAAAGGGCATAAGTATCAGGATATTGCCGTGCTGTATCGCATGCAGTTCCTTTCTCGCAATGTCGAGGAGGCACTTCTCCGCAATGGTATCCCATACCAGATCGTGGGCGGCTGCCCGTTTTACTCTCGTAAAGAGATCAAAGATGTCGTCTCGTATGCGCGTCTTTTACAGAATCCTTGCGACCAGGAAGCCTTCCGCCGCGTCATCAATACACCGAAACGTGGCATAGGTGAAAAAACTTTGGAAAGAATTTTCTCTTGCTATGACGCTCTTTGCTGTGATACAATACCTGTAGATGGTCTACTTACTGCATGTAAGACCGTAAAGCTGCAGGGCAAGGCAAAGAAGTCGATGGAAAAGTTCGTTGCGATCATGGAACAGCTCATGGAGTTTGCCGAGGTAAACAAACCTAGTAAAGTGCTTGACGAAATTGTTAAGCTGACACGCTATGATGCTTATCTCCTCGACGCCGAGAAAGAAGATGCCGAAGAGCGTATCAACAACCTGATGGAACTCCAGGAGATCGCCGCCAACTATACGGACATGCAGGACTTCCTTAACAGCATGATACTGAATGCACAGAAAGTTGAGGAAGATGGCGAAAACTTCGATGGTGTTAACATGATGACAATGCACGCATCGAAAGGATTGGAATTTCCAGTCGTAATCATGATTGGTGCAAACGAAGGTGTTATTCCGCATTTCAAGTCTATCATTGAGGGAGATGTATCGGAAGAGCGTCGTTTGTTCTATGTTGCCATGACACGTGCAGAGAAATTCCTATTTATCACGAGACCAAAGATGATGATGCGCCAGGGTGCACCTGTATTTTGCCAGCAGTCACGTTTCATCGCCGAAGTAGACCCTAAATACATTAAGAGAACTTAATCTATTAGGGGAAAGCACATGAATAATTTGAAACTGCAACTCTCTGAAAAGAGAGCAAATGCTCGTAAGATTCAAGAAGTAAAAATAGAGAAGCTGATTCAGACTAGTTATGATAATTTAGTGAATAAGCTGAGAGAAAAAGCGAAGAGTACCGAGGATTTTACTACTTTTATTGCAAAAGAGATGAATGTATCGGATACTCCTCGCGAGAATGCTTTAGCTCGAAATGCGATTATCAATAAACTGCAAGAAAATCCGAATATCATCTCAAAACTTGAGACAGAAATCAGCGGCCATACACTTGCAATCAAGATGCAGCCTTATGCATTCAAGTGGGTAGATGCCAACATCAAGAAAAAGATGGGATTTCGTGCATTTGCAGTAAAGGGTATCAATGAGGAACAGCTTGTCTATCTTGAATCAAAGATCAAGAAGATTCGCTCAAGGTATGCAGATATTTTGCATACCTTTGCTCAATTAGTCAAAGCTAATGCCGATAAGCATTGGATAAAGTTGGACATTATGAAGCTGACAGGGCAAGCGGCAATTCCGTTAGAAAGCTGTATACACGCTATACAGGATCTGGTTGACAACCAAGCGCTCATAATAGGCGAATATGAAGACCCATTGAGTAGAAAGTCACAGAAACGTGAATTTGCCGTTGTGATTGCTTACGATGCAGAAATGGCAGAAAGCTATGCCAAGATGTCAAAGGATCCGAAGGCTCTCTGCGAAGCAATCTATGCAGAAAATCAAAAAAGTCGTCTCATGGTCCATCGACAAAGAAAAAGAACAAATAATCTTCTTGATAAGATGCAGGAGCAAATTATCTATCCAGATATTGATGAAGAAAAGAAGAAGAAAATAGAACAAAGGATTCAAAATATTGAGCAGAATCCGGTCGTAGCTGATTCCATTATTCTTTCTCCTAATAGCAAGGAAAAGAACAATGGGGCAAAATATGATAATATTGATCAAAAATATAAAAAATCATTTGACAATGATACAGATTTTGTTAAAATAATAAGCGCGGACATCTTAAGCTATATTAACAGCAAGACAATGAGTGCAACACAGTCTCGCGATGAAGCTCTTTTTGAGCGAAACAAAGCGGATCGAGCCCTGGAAGCATTAAAAGGGGAGCACAAGGACTTAGTTGAAAAACTTTCTCGTTTGGAAGCTGAGAATAGAAAGCTGAAAGAAAGAATTGGGAAAATTCAGTCAAAATGTAACGCCTACAAGGATTTTTCGGATGGTTTTACCATGAATGCACAGGATCAGCTGACTTTATTGCTTCATAAGGTACTGCAAGCTGGTGAGTCTTTTGCGGAACTACAACGATACGAAAAAAACAACGAGATGACGTTAGCAAAATTCACGAAGACATTGAATGACATTGTTCAATCTACTTCTAAAGGGATTACAAACTATGTTCCAGAAAGTAAATTTCCGCCAAGTCTAAAGTAAGTAAGTTGAAGTTCTAGGAGGAGGTTCCAGCCGTTCGTATGCAAAGACGTTTGAAAAAAGTTGTAGACAGTAAACAAATCCGTGATCTCATGTTTAATGTACTTCGTTATCCACAGAAGATTGCAGAACTTTCGTCTGAGTGTCAGATCAAGATACTTGCACTAATTCGTAGATATTTAATCTTGTCGAATGATACAGATGCAAAGAAAGCGTATCAGTATTATGTTAGACTTGGTTATGTACCAAATGAAGAAGAAGAAAATCTCATCATGTTCTTCCGTGGTTTCTTCGAGATGTATGAAACCATGCTCCAATATAATATCGAATATGATGTAGAAAATCTATGCGAATTCATTTCTGCTTGTATGAATGAGATGAACGATATCCCGATTCTTACAGAGTTCGGTGATTATGTCATCAATATTCAGACATTCCGGGCGTTCTTACTAGTTATGCCGCCATCTGTGGAAGTAATTTCTCGAATCCTTCCGTCAAACGAGTTGAAACTCTTCTGGGAAAGCATACGCTCAGAAGAAGCACTTGTCTCGCGGGGGAGGGGCGTTCTGTGCTAATGCCTAGAAAATCCGCAGTAAATCAAGTATAATAAATGCAGAGGACATGTCCTCTGCATTTATTAATGAAAGCAGGGGTGCTTGTTGGAGCTATTTACGTATAAAGGACTTGTAGCTGATCCAAGATTCGATTATGCAATTAAGTTTAATCGAACAATGAAGACATTTCGTCATTTTGATGATTTTATGTCGATCATTGGCGCGGCAAATCCCGTGAAGTTCGATTTAGATAACAATTGCTGGCTGGTATCAGCTTATACATTCAATCGCTTATCTGAATTAGATGAGACTCTTTTTCCAGATAAGAAAAAACAGCATAAAAAATCTATGAAAGCAAGAATGCAAGAAGCTGTTAAGGGAGAAGTGAAGGTAGTATACGATTATGATAGCATGGGCGCAGACATGAAGCTGCAGCCGTATGATTATCAGAAGCGTGTCATCAAGTTCGCCGTCGATGCTGAAACAGCTCTGATTGTTTCACCTTGCGGATCAGGTAAAACGCCGATGGGTATCGGGATCTATTTGGAAGCCTTAAAGGCAAAGAAAATCCATGGGCCTGGCGTCATTGTCGTGAAGGCATCGCTCAAGACGCAGTGGGCGGCAGAGATACGGAAATTCTCTGACCTTACGCCGAAGATCATCAAAACATCGAAAGATGCGACGAGGAAGATTCAAGGACAAATCAAGCGTGCTGAGAAGAAGTTTGATAGCGCCAAGAATCTTGCAGAGCAACAGAAGTGCGCAAAAGAAGTATTGCGCTTGAAGGAAGAAGCAGAGGAGACATTCGCTGGACAATTTCAGGGTGCAGATCTGCTTGTCCTGAATTATGAGACGCTGCGGGATGCAAATGTAAGGCAGCAGCTCCATAAGCTGCATGTTGATTTCTTCTTTGCTGATGAGATCCATTATGCTAAAGGAGATACAACAGAACGTGCTAAGGCACTCTGCGAGTTCAATGGCGTTAAGATGAAGATCGGCGCAACGGCAACACCGTTGCAGCGCGATCCGCGTGATCTCTTTGGTATCTTCAAGTTTATCAATCCGACGATATTCCCCAAAAAGGGCGCATTTGAACGTATGTATATCCGTTGGGCTGGCCGAGGCAGAGTTGCTGGCAGCCGTAATGAGAAACAGCTGAATGACAAGATATCGCCATACATGATGATCCTGACGAAAGAAGAGGTTGCCAAGCAGCTGCCGTCGCTTGTCGTGTCACAGCGCTATTGTGAATTCGAGCCGGCACAGCAGGAGATGAGTAATCGCCTGATGGAAGAGCTGGATGAACTGCATGAGCAGGAGAAAGCGTTGAACGCGAAGCTGAGTGATGCAGAAGCAAAAACGAATCCAGAACTTGCAAAGATCGAGGCCGGCATCATGATGCGGCAGACTTTTGCGCAGGAGCTGGCCGACTCTGAAGATTTGCTTCTTAATAGCGAGTCTGAATCGGCTAAGCGATATGTTACTGGTAAGGCAGACAATAAGGTATCTCTGCTTATGGATACGCTGGAAGAGATCCTGGACTCTGGCGAGAAAGCTTGCGTCTTTAGTAAGTTTGCGAAGATGCAGGATATCATCACGAAACATATTGAAAAGGCGGCAAAGAAGAATGCGATATTTAAGGGCATCGAGATTGCATATGTCAATGGCAGCATGAATGGAGAACAGCGGTATCATGAAGTATACGATCGATTCCGCGATGACCCGAACTGCAGGATCCTCTTGATGTCTGATGCTGGCGCAGAAGGTATCAACCTGAATCGCTGTAAATACCTCATCGAGATGGAGATGGCTGAGTCGTATGCGATACAGACGCAGCGTCATGGTCGTCTCGAAAGAGCCGACAGCGTTCATGATACCGTATATGTCATCCAGCTTCTCTGTGAGAACAGCTGGGATGATATTGGAATGAAGATTGTCAACAAGAAAGAGCGTTATGATGCGACAATCGTAAAAGGTGAAGATGTAGAATACGAATCATAATCGTCTATGTGTGTAATAGACTGGACGATGGTTCAGATTATTACGCCCTTTATCATTCGATTTTATATTTTTCCAGCGAAAAAATTTGAGATTCAGTATATTTTTTGAAAGAGGGGCTCACATGCTCCTCGCAAAAGCCAAAGAAATCGAAAAGAAGAATCAGTGGTGACAAGCGAAAGAGGAATAAAGATGAGTGATATTGGTCGCTATAAAAACTGGGATGTTTAGTAAGCGCTAAATAATCTGGTGTATTCTCTCTCCTCCTTTGCTGTGAGATAATGGACTCACGCGAAAAACGCGAAATGTGCAACTCGAATGACTCAAATGACTCGAAACGCCGGAAATATGCAAGATGCGCAACTCGGATGACTCGAAAGATGCGAAACGCCGGGAGGATTCGGGATTTTGAGCAGGGTGCACGAATCACAGCAGGAAGTGAGGGAACCTATTGAAATCGGTCAATCAAGTCAAGCGGCAAGAGTCTCTAAAGAAATGGCTCGAGATCATCAAAGATCAACGTGCCAGCGGTCTTTCTGCGCTGGCTTACTGCAAGCGCGAGGGGATTGCCAACACCACCTTCTACTACTGGCAGAACCAGATTCAGAAATTGCTCATCCAACAGCATGAGCAGCAGGAGAAGGCAAAGGCGCTGCCTGCCGTCAAACCGACTTCCAAAAAGCCGGTTGCCAATGCTAAAAAAGCGGATGTGCAGTTTGCTCCGTTGTCATCAGCATCTTCAACGAAAACTCCGAGTTCTTTGGAGCTTCGCTGTGGCCCTGTCCGGCTTACTGTCACAGAGGCCACGTCATCCGAGCTTCTGAAACGGACACTCTGCGTTCTGCGGGATGTGTTCCCAGCATGTTAATCCGAGAACTCACGGCGGAACATATCTATCTGGCTTGCGGCCATACAGACATGCGGAAGTCCATCGACGGGCTTGCCGCCTTGGTTGTCTCGCGGTTCCATCTGGACCCGCACCAACCGGCGCTTTTCTTGTTCTGCGGTCGTCGCAAGGACCGCATCAAGGGCCTGCTCTGGGATGAGACAGGCTTCCTGCTGCTCTACAAGCGCCTCGAAGATGGCAAGTACCAATGGCCGGATGAGCCAAAGGACGTGCTGGAGATCTCGGAGCAGCAGCTTCGCTGGCTCACGGAGGGGCTCACCATCTCGCCGTCCAAGCTGGTCCGCAAAGTACACCCGCGTCTCACAATTTAATCGGAATCCGTGGATAACTCCCGAAATCTGTGGACAACCAGCCCGCGCCATCACTGGCTTTGCGGGCTTTTTTCGGGTATAATAGAGGTAGATTTCAGAGGAGGTTTCCATGACAGATTTACGCGAGCAGGAGATGCAGAGCCAAATTGACGCACTTTCCAGCACGGCTGAAAACTGGAAAAATACAGCTAAAAATTTAAAGACGGAAAACCAGATGCTCAAGGCCCAGGTCGCCCAGCTGCAGAAGATGGTCTATGGGTCCCGCACAGAAAAGACGAAGCGGATTCTGCCCGAGACTGCAGATGGACAGCTGAATCTCTTCAACGAAGCGGAGGTCGAGGCGAAGCGGAATGCGCCAGAGCCGTGCATCGAGGTGCCAGCGCATCAGCGCCGCAAGAAGCAGAAGGACCATACAGCCGAGCTTCTGGCAAAATTTCCGCATGAGGAACGCCTCATCACGCTACCGGAAGAAGAGCGCGTCTGCAAGCGCTGCGGCACGGCCCTGACATCCATGGGCAAAGAGAAGATCCGCACGGAGATCGAGTTCATCCCCGCCAAAGTCAACGTCATCGACTACTACCGCGAATCCTTCCAGTGCCTCGCCTGCCGCAAGGAAGCGCATTTCTCCATCAAGAAGCCTGCCATGCCGCAGCCCGTCATCGCCAAATCCATCGCCTCGCCGTCGAGCGTCGCACATGTCATGGTGCAGAAGTACCAGCAGTCCATGCCGCTCTACCGACAGGAACGAGAATGGAAAGAGATTGGCATCCCGTTCTCTCGTGCAACACTGGCCAACTGGGTCATCCGGCCCGCTGAGGACTGGCTCATGCCGCTTGTTTCGCGACTGCAGCAGGACCTTCTTCAGCAGGATGTCATCCATGCAGATGAGACGCCCGTGCAGGTTCACAAAGAGAAGGGACGCAAGAATCCGGCAAAATCCTACATGTGGGTCTTCAGTAGCGGCGAGTACGAGCAGGCGTATCCCATCCGCCTCTACGAGTACCAGCCCGGCCGCAGTGGCAGTTACGCAGAAGACTTCCTCAAGGGATTCAACGGCATCCTGCAGACAGACGGCTACACCGGCTATCAGAAAGCACCCTGCCACGCACATGCCCTCTGCTGGGCACATGCAAGGCGGTACTTCATCGAAGCCATTCCGCCAGATCTGCCGAAAGAAGACCTCCTCGGCAGCATCTGCAAAAAAGCCATCGAGCGAATCAACGAGCTCTTTGCTATCGACAAAGGGCTTGCAGGGCTCACGAAAGAAGAGCGTGAAGAACAGCGTCTCCAGCTTGAAAAAGAGAAGCTCGAGGCTTATTTCGCATGGCTTCAGGACATCGAGCTGAACGTCCTGCCGAAATCCAAACTCGGCAAAGCCGTCCAGTACTCCCTGAGCCATAAAGAAGCGCTCCAGGCCTTCCTGAAAAGCGGCAACGCTGCGCTCTCGAATAACATCTGCGAGCGCGCCATCCGCAATTTCACCATCGGCCGCAAGAATTGGCTGTTCAGCGACTCCCCGAAAGGAGCCAAGGCCAGCGCCGCCGTCTACAGCATCATCGAGACTGCCAATGTCAACGGCCTGAACCCGTTCCAGTACCTCAAGTACCTCTTTGAGCACCTGCCGAATGCTGACATCAAGCGGCATCCCGAGCACCTCGACGACGTCCTGCCATGGAACGAGACCATCCAACAAAACTGCAAATGAACCATCAAAGCTCTACTGCTCCGCAGCGGAGCTTTTTGATATGTGCCTCAGCGACAACGAAAGGGTGAACCATCAAGGCGATGAATTATACACCAGGTGATTTAGCGCTTAC